TTGCCATCACAATCAACTGTTATTGTATTATTATTTGGTGTACCAACACCTGCGCCAGTATAGATGCTAAGACCATTTGTGGCGCCTGAACCAATAAACGCATGTTGTATTGAACTAGGGTCATCTGCTAATCTGAAGAAAAACTCAATTGTAAATGAATTTGTTGTTGCTGGACCAACAGTAAATCCTGGAAATAAGACATAACTGTTATTTGTCCCAATGAAATTCAAACTACTAACTTGATATTCATTGGCAGCGTTAATTGCTAAATCATTTCCAGCAACTGGAGTTATAGTGTTGTCAGGAAAAGTTGTTTTACCATCACGATCAAAGCGCCACTCTAAAGTATTACCATCTTTGTCATTAATAGCAGCAACAATACTTGTTCCAACTGGACTAGCATTATCAGTAAAATCATCAGTTAAGCTATTATCGTCATTGGGTCCAATCATGATGCCTGCTACTGGGCCATAATTGTTTTCTGGATAGATCTGATCACCGCCCCACCATAGTCCTAGATATTCTGTATCATCTTTTGCCCATACAACGCTTTCCTTGTTGCCGCCTGGCATAGGATCATTTGGAAACAATGTTCCAATTAGCAAGTCTCCGGGAAAAGTAACTAAACCGTCTACATCTGTTAAGCCGCCGCCACTAGCATAATCTAAATCATTCCATGCTGTGGAACCATCACCATACTTTACTTGATTAGTTGTGATGTCTAACCCAGGCTCACCATCATCTAGGATAGGATTTACTCTCTCCCAGTTTGATGTTGTATCTCTTCTTAACTGAATCTTGTTTGTCATATTATGCTCCGCCGCCGTTTAATACTGTGTCATAAATGCCACCACTGGCTCCGCCACCGTTAAAGACAATGCTATTTGGTCCAAAACGTCCAGCTGATCCACCACCATCTGCTGATGTTGGAGCTGCAAAAAATGCTAGTGCGTGCCCACCATCTATAGCTATTTCTACTGGTGATTGATCTTTTGGTAGCAAGCTCATATTGTCAGTTAGGTCGCTAACATCTATTGGTACTTCAGTTATATACGCTGCTCTTACGCCATTACTGTTTCTAAATGCGCCAACTGCCGAAACTGTTACATCGCCAGGTACGTGTAAATTCCCCAGCACATCAAAAGTAAAATCTTTTCTTTCTTCATCGTTCTTGTTAATAGTTGAAATAACAACAGTATTTTGATTATTATCACCGTTTACGTTTACATAGCTACCGCCATTGCTGTCACCAATAACTAGTCCATAGTTATTATTATTTGCTCGTATATGTATATCGTCTGGTGTTACAATGTCTTGGTATGCTTTAATCTCTAGCTGGAAATCACTAGATAACGAATTTGGTACTATAACTACACTATTTCCAGTATCAGTTATTGTTGCATTTTGTGGTAATGTTAATGTACCGCTTGAATCAAATAACCATTCTAAATGCCCATTGTGTGCAGGATTTTTTATCTGTAGATGTGCTCTATGATTATCAGTTAGATAGTTACTGCCATCTTTATCAAAGTAAAAATAGCTAGTGTTGTTGTCTTCTATCTCACCATAACTTATTCCAATCCAATCAGCACCTGATCCTGTGCGGAATTCTAATCCAGTATATGGAGCTTCTAACTGACCAATCTGTCCGTTATTATTTGGAAAGTTTAATATTCCTGCTGAGTCAAATGTCCATTCTGGTCCGCCTGCACCAACTACTACATTGCCTGTGCCACGTGGCAATTTAACATAGTTTGTGTCGTTGCCAAAAAATAGATCTGTTGCAGATGAATCTGCTGGCATGATGTGCCAATGATTTTCTCCGCCTAGACATTCTGCTTGGTTGCCTAGCAATATAGTGCCGCGGGTTGTGCTCATGGTAATTTGGTCTTTGCCTGTTATTGCAGTAAAGTCCGGAGTAACTGCAATACCATTCAAGTTGGCCTGACCAGTTTCACCGTTGATGTCGCTGGTAAGCACACCCAGTGCCGCTGTGTATTGCGTGGTGGTCACTGGGCCGCCCACGTTCATGTATATCTTGCCGCCTTCATCAACTGCCACAGCATACTGACTGGTCACACCCGGATCGATAGCAACCATGCCAGCGAATCCTGGACCATTAGCTCCACTTACATTTTCTACACCAGCATATACTAGTGTTGGCCCGCCCGATCCGTCTGCGCCGCCGGTCCAGTGTCCGTATACTTGTGCGCTAAACCCACCATTGCCTGCTTCTAATGCGATTTCAGATTGTGTGATATCTGTGTTGGTGTATTCTACGACTGTTCTAAGTTGAACACTATTGCGAGTCCCAACTCCGCCTGCGTTTAAGTAAGATGTGCTTCCACCGCCGAAGACTGGAATATGCATAGTGCTATTGTCAAAAGTAAAGTTACCTAGACTTAATCCGCCTGCTGTTGTCCAGCTTAATGTGCTACCATTAGTAGTTAAGATCTTTCCGTTGTTACCTGACTGTGATGGTATTAGATTGCCTAATGCAGTTGTTGTAGCATAGCTGCTTAATGTAGTTGATAAGCTTGAATTAGTTACATAACTACTATCATCGTCGCCCATAGTAGCCCAGCTGAGTATACCGTTTCCGTCAGTAGTTAGGAATTTCCCACCATTTCCTGTTTGATTTGGAATTGGTTCTGATGCATATGGTAAAGCTTGCCATTCTGTTGACCCGTCACCGTATTTAATTTTATGAGTATCGAGTTCTAAGCCAGGCTCACCGTTTCCTAAGTACACAGGAGCAGCAGAAATCCACTGTTGTTTAGTTCCTCTTCTTAATTTAATTTGTGATGCCATTTATACCAAGCCCCCGTCTATTACTAATTCTGTTTCATATGTGCTGCCGGGATACCCCCCGTCTATCTGTATATTTATGCTACTTATTGCGTACTGCACTCCGCCAGTAATCCATTTGTCACCGTCGTACATATATGCGATACCATTAGGAGCTTGGTACACATCTCCTATTTGCAGATCTCCACCATTATAGTGTGTAGTAGGAAAAGATAAAATCTCTCCCATTAAACAAGACCCCCATCTATGATTACTTGTGTACCATCAAACACGCTTGTTGGAAATCCACCGTCTATGAGTATAGAAACATCATTACCGCTGCTACCGCCTGCATATTGTGTTCCATCGCTATTTTTGATTAATCCGCCTGGTGGTAATGTTAAGTTACCTGCGATGTCAAAACTCCAAAAATTTCCATTTTTCTGTAAAACAAAATTTCCATTGGTGTTTGATGCATTTATTTGATTTGTTGTTAAGATATTGTTAGTTATATTATTAGCAGTGATGTTTTCCGCTGTTAACATTCCGCTACTATTGAGCGTTACAGTATGTCCGCCATTTACTAATCGTGCTTGATTAGGAGAAACCCACGTTAAATTGTCTCCGTTGGTGCTGAGCACTTTGCCACTATTACCGGTTTGGTCTGGGATCAGTCCAGGATTAAGCGTAGAATAAATTTCTGTAAAATTTTGATTTACTTTATCAAAAGCTAATCGCACTGTATCACCAGTTTGCGTATTTGCTGCAACACCTAGATTAATTATCACTTGAGCCATTTTTATACCTAACAATCTTATGTAACGTATTTATCGTTAGCAATAAATACTACAATGCCTAGACTTTCAAATTATAAACCTGAACGCGGTAATGACTACAAATTTATAGACAAAACTGTCTATGAACAGTTCCAAGTTGGCGGAACAGATGTTTATTTCCACAAATATATCGGTCCCGCAGATCCTGCTAACCCAGATCAAGCAACTAGCCCAACTACTATACAAGATGTACTTTTTCTAGAAAATAGAGATCGCAAGTACGATCAGACAGTATATGTAATGCGAGGAGTCTATAACGTACAAGACATAGATTTTAATCTCAGCCAGTTTGGTTTATTTTTACAAAACGATACGATCTTTATGACTATCCATATTAATAATAGCGTAGAGACGCTAGGTAGGAAAGTTATGAGCGGCGATGTGATAGAACTTCCACATTTAATTGACGATTATGCTCTTAACAGTTTTGCTTACGGATTAAAAAGATTTTATGTAGTTGAAGATATCAATAGAGCAGCTGAAGGATTTTCAGTCACTTGGTATCCACATCTTTATAGATTAAAACTTAAACCTATCATAGATAGCCAAGAATTTAAAGATATACTAGATATGCCGAGCAACACAGACAATTATGCTGGTACATATAATGCTGCTACTACTTATTATCCTGGACAAACAGTCAAATCAGCAGGCATCTTGTATACTGTTACTGCACAATGTACAGGTGTAAATCCTCCAAATGAAAGCTATTTTTCTCCGCAAGATTCCAGTAATAATTTACGTTCTATGATGAGTTCATATAATATCGAAATGTTGCTTAACGAAGGTGTAGTAACTGAAGCAGAATCTAATGCTCCGGTAAGCGGTTACAACACCAATAATTATTATACATTAGCATTAAACGATAAAGGACAGAGTTCACTTCTTACGGTAGACAATACAGATATTCCTATCGATAGCAGTCAATCAATAGATGTAGTTAATCCACCTCCTTTAAAGCCTGGTTACCAAGGCTATATGCTTGGACAAGGTTATCCGCCTAATGGATTACCTTTTGGGTTTGGTATAGCATTTCCTCCAGTTGCTGCTACTGGTGATTTTTATCTAAGGACAGACTATCTACCAAACAGGATGTTTAGATATGACGGTAAAAGATGGATAGTGTTTGAGGATAATGTGGCAATGACTATGACACAAACAGATACTAGAGCGACACAAAAAACTGGATTTATTAATAATACAAATATTACAGGTCTTAATGCTATTGCTAGAGATACCGTGATAGCTAATCCTGCTCGTTATTTTGGTCCAACTTCACCAACTGCTGAAGTAGATCTAAAAAATAGTCTCGTTACAACTAGGACAAGTTATGATAAGAAATATAATGTTAAAGTGTTCGTAAACGAGACAAATATGCCAACAAACCCGCCAACAAGTGTCGACGGATATCTAGCTTTCCAAACACAGTATGTTTTATTAGTAGGCGATGTTATATCTTGGACTATATACAGTGACAGTATACCTGAACGCCAAGCACTTAGCAAGGCGCTATTACCTAGGGCAGATTTTTAATGTATATCTATAAGTTTACACATATAGATTCGGGGCGTTCTTATATAGGTCAAACTATACAAGATCCTAACCATCGTAGATTAGAACATATTAGCGGTAGTAGATATAGTGAAAAAACTTATCATTTTCATAATGCTATAAAGAAATATGGTATTGATTCTTTTATCTTTGAAGTGATAGATAAAAATGCTGTCTCTCTAGAAGAGTTAAATATTTTAGAAGAAAAATATGTAATAGAATATGATTCTATTAATAACGGATTTAATATAAGGACTCCTGGAGATAATAAAACACATAATCTAGAAAGTATAAAACGCATGAGTATAGCTCAAAAAAATGCTCACGCAAAGCGAAGAGAACTGGGCACTGATACTTGGATAAGAAAAGACGGCGGAGCAATGTTAGGAAAAACTCATCCGAATAAGGGCGGAACATCGTCAAATAAAGGTAAAAAACAAGGTATGACTTGGGAAGAAATTTATGGCATTGAAGGTGCTGCAAATAGAAGACAAGCCCATGCTACTAAGGCGCTTAGTCGCAAATCTGGAGGGTAAGCAGTGGATTTTTTTATGACGGCCAGCTAAGGCGCTATCTATCACAGATGATAAGGATGCTCAGTGGGTTTAAAGTACAAGCTGGCGACGGTACATTAAAAACAGTTCCTGTACTCTACGGAGATATCAGCAGGAACGTTAGTAGTATATTAAGAGATAATAGTGAAAATAAACTACCTAGCGCACCTAGGATAAGTGTATATGTAACTGGACTAACTCTAGATACTAAACGTCTGCAAGATGCTAGTTATACACAAAATATACAAATTCGAGAGCGAGGTATTGATCCTGTAACAGGACAGTATACTAACACACAAGGTCAAAATTATACCGTTGAGAGGATAATGCCCACGCCATTTAATCTCAGGGTAAAAGCAGACATATGGTCTACTAACACCGAACAGAAGATGCAGATTATAGAACAGATAGTACAGCTGTTTAATCCTAGCTTAGAAATACAAACTACAGACAATTATATAGACTGGACTAGCCTCACTGTTGTCTATCTATCTGAAGTACAGTGGAGTAATAGATCAATTCCTGTCGGAGTAGATAGCGATATAGAAATATCAACGCTAGGGTTTGATACTCCTATATGGATAAGTCCGCCAGCCAAAGTGAAAAAACTTGGTGTTATTACTAGTATTATCACTAATATATTTTCTGAAAATTCTACTGGTGTTATAGATCCTAATTTCTTATTTGGTGAACCTGTTGCTAGAGTAAATGTAACTCCAGGAAATTTCGGTGTGTTTGTTATGGCTAATCAGATAAAATTATTAGCCGGATATGAAAACATAAGCCACACTGCTATAGAACCAAATGTAAAATACGGGTTAGATACTAGTTGGTTTGCATTATTAGATCTATATGGAGAATTTAAAGCAGGCGTAAGTCAGATACACCTCAAACAGGCATCAGGATATGATGTAGTTGGTACTTGTAGTATCGATCCTGTAGATAACAGCGTAATGCTAGTAAACTGGGATCCAGATACGTATCCAACGAATACTATCATAAGCGGAAAGAGTACTATAGATGCGATAGTTGATCCTACAAAATATGCTCCGGGTAATATAGTTACAGGCACTAGGTATCTAATTCTAGGTGCTATAGGAAGTAATACTAACCCCCAAGGAACTGGACCGTCAGCTTGGAGAAGCCGAGGTGGTGTTGATTTTTATGCTAACGGAAACGATATAATAGAATGGGACGGCGACAAATGGAATATAGTATTTGATGGTCAAACTGCAACGGACACAACTTATGTGTTAAATCTAAAAACACAGATACAGTATAAATGGGATGGAATATCTTGGACCAAGAGCATTGACGGTGAGTACTTTGCAGGATCTTGGAGGATTGTTCTTTGAAGATAAAGAGTAGTGGAGCACTGTTCCTCAGCAGATCTACAAAAAGATTCTTACTTTTACAAAAAGCCTCAGGTAAAAAAGAGGGAGTATGGGGTCTAGTAGGCGGTAAAGTCAATCCCAACGAATCGGTTTGGCAGGCTCTACAGAGAGAAGTTATCGAAGAGATAGGTGCTTTTCCAGATACATTAAAGTCACTACCATTAGAAACATTTGTAAGCGATGATGAACATTTTAATTTCCAAACATATGTGTGCATCGTTAAAGAAGAATTTGTTCCTGTACTCAGTGATGAGCACAAGGGATGGGCATGGTGCGAAATGGATCATTGGCCGAGGCCAGTACATCAAGGTATAAAAAACACAGTAGGCAGTAAAATCATACGTGCTAAATTAGATACGATCTTTGAAATGCTGGATCTGATGGTTGACAAATAACAAAACCTATAGTATAATCATATTATGTCAAAGCAAGGTTTAATTGAAAAAAACTGGGGTTATGAGATAGTATGGGCCAATACTGAAAATTATTGTGCTAAAATGCTAGTATTTCCTAAAGCTGGAAATAGGACCAGCTTACATTTCCATAAAATCAAAGATAAGACCTGGTTTGTTAATACAGGCAAATTTATCCTACGATGGATAGATACTGACACTGCTGAAAATAAAGAAAGCGTACTTAGTGAAGGTATGACTTGGCATTGTCAACCTCTTAGACCCCACCAACTAGAAGCTATAACAGACGGTAGTATGATATCAGAAGTGTCGACAGCTGATTTAACTGCCGACACTTTTTTAATTACTCCAAGCTATAAAGTAGAAGATTAAGCCTGTGCTTCTGACCAACGTAGAATTACGTTAACTGGTGTTGCTGATCCACTAACTTTATAAACATTGATAGCTAAAACGTCCGGACCATTAGGGAATGTACCTCTTCCGCCAATAGCAGTTGAAGTCATTTCTTTCAATCCACTTAGATCTAGCTGATCAGTATTTCCCGGGTTATTAACGAACGAGAATACCTGTTCTCCAGGTAGTGCATATGCAGCACCAAACTGGAATGTAGGTGTTGCTCCAGCTGAGATAGTTGTGTTTGCTGTCTGTGTAAATGTTGCACGATAAACAGTAGCACCTACCACAGATGCGCCGGAATAGCTACTAGGTGTTCCTGATCCAGTACTAGTTACGATTAGTGTTCCGGCTACGCTCGATGTTACTACAAAAGTACCATTCATAGCAGTACCGCCTGTTATTCCACTAACTGTAACTGTTGACCCTACAGGATATATACTTGAACCTGTTAAAGTATAAGTTACAGTAGATCCTCCACCTGAACTTGCTGCGTTTGTAACGGTGCTAATAGCACTGTTAAATGTCCTAGAACTAACTGCTGCTACTGATGTTCCTGCTGGAAACTGTGTATAAGAAACTGCTAACTTAGTACCAAGCGTAGCACTTGATGTTAACCAACTACTTGAAGTAAAGAATAGATAGTTAGTGCTAACGTAAGTAGCTGCAGAACCAGCAGCAGTTACAGTAATAGTTTGATTCTGTCCTGCACCACTAGTGCTGGTTGAGTTTGCAACAGCACTCATAACTATCCTAGTATAACTAACCGAATTAATTGTTACGAATGATTGGGTTATTGTTGATATAGTTTGTGAACCAGTGATAAAGGTATTTAATGATAAAATATCACTAGTTGATATACCACTCGTAGCATATTGAGCGTCAGTAATTAAGAAATCAGACCTAGTACTGTTTAATGCTGATCCATATGTAGCTGTTGATGAGGAAGTTGCTACGATAGTAATATTATTACCCGTTCCGCCGGTTGATGTAGTATTTGCAGGAGAACTCATTACAATCCTAGCATATACTGTTCCAGAAATAGTAACAAAATTTGGAGTTATACTTGATATAGAATGTGCAGTATTAATATATGTAGCATTTGTTAAAGCGTCAGTAACTGCGATAGATATTCCTGCATATTGTGTTTGCGTTATTAGGAAATCTGTCCTAGATTGGCTTACTGCTGTATTATATGTGTTACTTAATGCGTTAGTAATCGTTGTTGATATATTCTGTGCGTTTGTAGTAGCAGCTGCTGGACTAGTGCTAGTAGCATTTGCACTCATTACAATCCTAGTATAAGGTATACTATTAAATGTAACATAGCTTGAGGTTATGCTTGATATAGTCTGTCCGCCGCCTACATACGAGCTGGCGCTAACAATGTCACCCACTGCTAATGTAGTAGTAAGTGCAGCATATGCAGTGTTAGTTATTAAGAAATCTGATCTCGATGAGCTAAATGCATTGTTATAAGTGAAGCTCGATGCATTAGTAAAGGTCACAGTAATATTTTGAGCTCCGACACTATTTAAAGTATTAGCTGTGCTAGTTGAGTTAGCAATCGCACTCATAACTATCTGACAATACGCTACACCAGCTAATGTGACATAGTTTTGATTTATAGAATTTATAGTCTGCCCAGCAGTAATATAAGTTGTCGCAAATAATCTATCTCCTACTACTACAGCAGGACTAAATGCTGCAAACGTAGTTTGAGGTATTAGAAAATCATTCCTACCTGTGCTTAACGCACTGTTATATATTGCTCCAGTTGGATTAGTAATTAATATGCTAGAAACTGCTGTATTTGTTGCGCTAGACGCATTAGCATTTGCACTCATTACTATACGCACATATGTTACTGAATTTATAGTGATATAATTTGGTGTTATGCTTGCTATAGTCTGTGCGCCTGTAACATATGTAGGTACAGATATAACATCACCTACTGCGATCGGAGTTGTAAATGCAGCGTATACTGATTGCGGAAATAGGAAATCATTTCTTGTGTTTTGGAAAGCAAATTGATATGTGCTATTTTGTATTAGAGTAACAGCAGGTGCTGTTACTGATTGTTGTATACCAAAGCTAGTAGCTGATCCAGTGCTAAAAATATTAAAGCTAACTGCACTTACTGTTTGCTGTACAGGACTAAATGATACTGCGGTTAAGTTAGTAGTAGCTGAAGCAAAGCTAACAGCAGTTATACTGCTAGTAAATGCACCTTGCACAGTAGCATTAGCAGTACTTGCTCCACCGCCCCAGCTAACAGAACCTCCTGATGCTATCTGAGCAAAGCTTGGCTGTCCACCAGCACCTAGTGAATTTAACCCAGTCCAAGTAATTAGTGTTGGATCTGATGGATAATTGATAGGATTTAGTATTCCCTGTACAACTATTGCGCCGCCGCCACTTACTGAATCACTAGTGATAGATATGTTTGAAAGCAACATCTGCGCACGATTTAACAGTTCACGTACACCTAAATCTCCAGTCTGTGCATTACTTACGCTAGGTGCTAGACGTATTAGGAATGCAGTATTGGTACTTGTACTAGCATTAACTCCTGTAGCAGCATAGTTGAATATGTAACCGCGATCACTATCAAACTGTCCGTCGATCATGTATGCTGATCCCCAGTGACTAATGATAGGAGTGATAGTATTTGATACTAATATAACACCGCTATTAAATGCGTGCGATGATGCAACGCTTCCTGAGAATGTTCTATTAGATCCTGCAGCAAATTGTGTTAGTGTAGTTCCTCTAGTGCAGCCAACTAATGCTGTTCCATTATTAGCGGTGTAGGATATTAATTCAGAGTCAATGCATACTGTTCCCGCAGGTGGAAAGAAATAGGTGTTTGTCAAAGGTAATACAGTATCAGATGCAGTAATTGCTGCTGATAATTTATCTTTAGCACCTTCGTTAATAACTTCATACCTTACTGGTTGGTTACCTGAACGCATATATGCTTCAGTGTTATAATTAGAATTACGGAATCTGTGTGCAAAAACGTAATTTCCATCAGATCCACGTAGCATAAAATCTATAAATCCCGCACCATACCATGTGTGCTGTATTCCAATCATCTGCATCTTTGTAATATCTACATTGTATCCACTATCACCTTTTCCGTTAAGTGTGTCTCTATTAAAATACTCTTGCGGCACGATTAGATCATTTGTTTTAGCGACTTTTGCTGATGTAAGATCAACTGTTCCTCTATAATCAGGAGTGATGCTCATGTTAGTGTCGCTAGTAATCAAGCTAACTACGTGTGTCATGCCTCTTATAACTATGCGATCCCCAGTTGCTAATTGTTGTGTGAATCTAGTGCCTGTTCCAAAAACTTGATTTGAATTTGTTGCTAGCGCAATAGATCCTGCAATTTGGAAAGTGCTTGAACGCTTTACTACTGACAATCTTATTCCATCATACTGCCAAAACATGCCGTTTTGGTCATCGAATATCCCAGCCCTTACTGTTGCTCCATGCCAATTTCTAACACTTAATACACAAGGATTTCCGATCAATGCTGATGTGTTTCCCAATACTTGTTTTGCAATAATAGTTAATACACGTTCAGTAATAATACTAAAAACTATATAATTTCCGTTATACCCGCTTGTATTCACTCCGCTAAGATCGATTGATCCACCAACTTGGCAACCGTGATCTACGTCGTCCATTGTTACTGTTATAATACTGCCTATTGCTGTTCCGGTAGATGTGATACTAGCTATGTTATAGCTTGGTGCAAATAATGCACCTGTGTTATACATAACGCCCTTACCTGATTGATAACGTATATATTTTTTACTCATACGTATAGCAGTAGCACCGTGTGCTGGTCCGCCGGTTCCTAATTGTACACCACCATCAAACGGTCTATGTATAAAATAGCTATCTGGTCTTCCGTAGACAAACCCGGTAAGCGTATTGGCTATCGTTCCTGCTGCTCTAGCAGTATACAAGATAGTGGTGGGACTCGGTACTTGTTCAACAAAGAATGCACCAGCTGCAAGCTGTGCATTAGTATCACTACTTGTAATTTGTACTGTAATAGTGTCTCCCGGAATAAACCCGTGAGCTGGTTGGAAAGAAATCTGTATAGTAGGTATAGCACTATATGTTATACCTGTATTACCGCTAGCAATTTGGCTAGTAGTCGGAGTGTTAATAGTAAATGCACTAATAAATGATACGAGACCAATCGAAATAGGAGTTCCAGCTACAGATACAGATTGTATCAATCCGCCCGCCGATACCGTTGCGATAGTAACCTGACCACCATGAAAATCGGTATCGATACCAATTTGGATATAATCACCAATTGCATATCCTGAACCAGGATTAACAATACTAAGATTTTTAATTCCGTATTGAACATTTCCGTTTCCGTCGTTAAATGTAACTATAAGATCTGTTACCTGAACAGTTAATCCTGAACCACTTCCAGTGTATGCTACTGTATTATATGTATTATAATAGTATCCTTGACCAGGGTTAATTGTGTTAAGGTCTAACGAAGCAACTGAATTTCTGTTGCTAGCAGTTAATACAGTAATAGTGGCATCATTAGCAGGACTTGATCCTCCTAAATTAGTACCAAGTACCTTTAATACATCGTTAGTTTTGTAACCTGTTCCTGCAGAAACAATAGATGCACTATATACAGTATCTGATACTCTTGCTATATCAAAAACTGCACCAACACCTGACCCACTTATAATAGTAGGTGTTTGAGAAGGGAAAGACTGGCTACTACCGAGGATAGTGCTTGTTAGTGCTGTGCTAAGAGTAAGTGTATTTCCAACTACGTTTGTTACTATAGCTGCGCGGCCGTCACCTCTGTTTATAGCTAACCCTGTTCCTATTCCAGTAGCACTATTTACAGTAATAGAACTATCTCCGATATTAGCAGTAACAGATAGACTAGTTGTTGCTACTGTGCTACCAGAACCCGAAACAGAAGTTATCTGTGTTCCAGTGGCAATACCTGTACCCGATAGAGGTGCTCCAACTAACGGAGGAGTTCCTGTAAATGCTATAGTATTTGATCCTGTTGGAGTTATTAAACTAGTAGTAATCGTTCCGCTACTACCGTTTGAGTAAACCGAAAACTGTGGAGTTCCAACTGCTGCTCCTGTGTAAAAAGCACCAGTTCTTAACTGTGTGTAGTTTGTGCTTATAATATCTCCGCTGTTAGTACCTACTTTTGATTTTGCATAGTAGGTAAATGTGTTAGCAGATGGGATAGAATTAACTAAGAAACTTCCTTCTGCACGATTAAATCCGCTAACTGATACTGCTAATGCTTTAATAGTAAATGGTTGGTTAACCGAAAATCCGTGGGAATTCTGTGTCGTAACAGTTATTAAACTAGCACCTGCGTTTCCTGTATTTCCCGACGAAGCATCTGTAGTAACATTAATAACTGTTTGATCACTGTTTGGAATCTCGTATATTGAAGGATAATTCCTCATTAATCCGATAGTTTGCCATTTAGTTGGCTGCAATCCGTATTCAAAGTCAGCGTCAAGCATTGACTGCGGTATACCAACTTTCATACGTTCCATAGCGTCAGTTGCTATAGGATTTAATCTTACAGGTAGATTTTCAACTTCAACAAATACCTGTATATCATCTGATAACAACATATTACTAGTATCATAATCTAACCAAACTGTTGATACTTTGTCATTTCCGTATAATGCCCCTGGAAAATCACTATCGTAAGTATCTGTATATGTAATTTCTGTAGGACTAGACGGGTCTGCAAAGTTATAGAGTATGGTGTTTCGAGTAGTATTTGTTATTATTAACATATCGTTTTGATGATAATTTCCTGATAATTTAATATACCCTCTATCGTTTATAATGGCAGGAATAGTTGATGTTCCCGACAATATTGAATTAGTAATAATCAACGACAGGGCACTAAATGCACTGTAAGAAGCAGTTTCAGAAACATATGCGTTATTGATTACTTGAGATACCGTAGTTTGTAGATTATTGAAATCAGTATTAGTAAGAATGTAATTTCTTATCATATTTGAGATGTAGGAGTAGGTTGCTGCTAACGGACTTGCGACTACTAGTTCTACACCATATTTCCAATATTGATTTGCATTGAAAACTGTTAGAGTATTAGCACCGTGTCTTAGATCATTAGTAAACCCGTCTAGTGTATTGCTTATCTCTGTTCGTAATAGATTAGCATCATACACATAACTAGTATATGGTTGAATATTATTCGCTACATTATTTTGAACATATGCAATAGCTTCTTCTTGTATAAATTTTTTATTTGCATTTATTAAAAATCTTGCGTTTGGATATAAACTTGTCGTTGGTGTACTATTTCCTGGAACGAATTTATAAGTTAATATCTGCTTCTTAGCCATTTAAATCTCCATAACTTTCTATTTATTTGTTAACCTAGCACCGTAGCAAACGCAATGGCTAATAGTTTAATATCTGTACCACCTACACTTAAATTTCCAGTCACTACTGAGTTTCCAGTTACTGTCGTATTTCCAGTCACTACTGAGTTTCCAGTTACTGTCGTATTTCCAGTTACTGTCGTATTTCCAGTTACTGTTGTATTTCCAGTCATAGTAGTATCACCGGTTATGCTTGCGCCTGCTGTTGCTGTTATACTTGTAAATTTTCCTGATTTAGGAACAGTATTACCTATAACTATATTATCAATACTACCTGTATTTGAAGGACTAATACCAAAAGTTTGAGTCACAGTTACTGAAGTAAAATTACCGGTTCCTGGACTAGTAGCGCCAATATTTACATTATCAATAGTACCTGTTGTTACAGCAGGATGTATATTTACATTACCGGTTAGATTAGCAGTATTAGTTAATGTTAAGACACCTGCTGAATCTACATAAAATCCTGGACTTTTAAATCCTGTATTAGAAACAACAGGCTGGAATATCACATTGCTTGTGCTTGCTATAGGTAAAGGATAATCAGTTATACTTCCCCTAGTGGCTGTTGTAGTTAACGGTGATGTTATTGCTAGATAATTAGCAAAGAATGTAAGCTTTGCACCCTTATAACTAGGATCAGTTACTGAAGCTAATAACGTAAATGTATTATTATTAACTGTTCCAGAAAGGGTAATTAACTCTTGATCGATGCTGACTCTGCTGTTTATTAAAACACTAGCCTGTTGAGAACGGGCTATTACTTGCACTTGCATCGTTTCTTTTTTATTTGAATCAAAATTAACCGTTATAGTATAATCAACTGAAGAATAATTTCCTAATAGGAAACTATCAACAACAGTATTAGTTTGTACTGTGAGTGTAGTTCCTTCATAAGAAGCTAAAACGCCCTGTTTGAATTTTACAGTGTTATTTGACCCAGGAGTTATATATCTTGTTAAGTTATCTGTCATAATTTTCAATCACCAATATTACATATTTAGTCATATTAGGGTAATTGTTTTTAACTTGGCGGTAAAATTAATTACCGCCAAGTATTTTGAAATTATGATCTTATACTAGATCCTGAACACCAATTGCTATTGCGTTCATACCAGTTGCTGAACCACCTGTACCGGAACCAAATACAGTCAATCCTGCGGAAGCATACAAGTAAGTGTTTGGCGGTACTAATATACCGTTAGCAGTTACTTGGCTCTGAGCAGCTACAGCTACGTCACCGTAGATGAAGTCTGTGTTTAGTGGCATCGGAGTCATCTGTACTACGTTATTACCCTGTGCATAGAACGTTGGAATATACACTGCTGCGCCGCCTGGAGTAGCTGATACTTGTAGTGTGTTACTACCGGTAACTGCTTTCACATAGTATGCTGGAATCATTAGCATTGTACCAGCAGTTGGGCTAGTAGTACTACCTATAGATACTGCTGCACCACCCGGTGTTGTTGATACTGTAATACCAGTAGCAGCTGTTATGCTCTGTATATAGTAAGTCTGGTTAACAACTAAGTTATCAACGTTTGTTCCTATAAACACAACCGGTTGATTAAGTGTTAGCGCAGGGAAAGCACCAGTTATTAGCGTAGTAGCAGTTTTAGTTCCAGTATTACTAGTTACATAGTTAATTGTTATAACGTTGGTACTAGTTGTAACTGTAGTAACTACATATGCTGAGCTTACTGCCGGAACAGTAGCACTTGCGACTGTGAGTAGAGTGTTTAATCCGCTCCAGTTAGCACCACTAGTATTTGTAAACACTACTGGTTGGTTAGGTAGCAAATACTGTGTGCTGCTACCAGTTGCAAGTGTTAATATGTTGCTCTGATAACTTACAGTTGCAGTCTGTGACGTTGTAAGTGCTGTTGCATTAATTACAAAGCTAGCAGTTAGTCCGTTAGTTAGTGTAGCAGCAGTCCATGATAGCGCACTACCACCTACTGAGCTTGCTACAGTAAACTGATAACCGTTAGCATTTAGGCTCTGTATGTAATAGTTAGTTCCTACTACTATACCGCTTGCACCTACGTTGCCTGAGAAGTTAACCTGCTGTCCTACTGCTAAGTTAGCAGTCGCTATCTGCATAGTTACGCTACCTGTTGCAGTTCCTGGATTAAATGCCTGGGCAGTTGCAGAAGTAGCTATGCTAAACTGTGTAGCACTGTAAACAGTCTGCACATAATAGATAGTTGTTGCTACAATGTTACCTAGTACACTAGTTGGGAATACTATAGGTTGGCCAACTATTAGACCAGCTGTGCTTGTAGTAGTAATCAAGTTACCAGTTGCTGAAACTGCTGTTACTGTGTATGCACCAGTAGTTATAGCTGTACCAGATGCTGTGGCGCTTACGGTAATAGCCGGAGCCTGTACGTTAGTGCTGCTTATGCTCCAAGCTATTGGGTTTGGAACACTCTGTGTATAGTAAGTCTGATATGGTATTAAGCTAGTACCGATGCTGTTTAAGATCTGCATACTTAGTATGTTGCTGCCAGTAGTAAATGTTAACGCAGCGCCGTTACTAGTTGCGCTTAGTGTAAACACATTGCTGCTTACAACGCTCTGTATGTAGTAAGTTAATCCAGCTGTGATGCCACTTATAAAAGTATAACCAGTGAACACTACAGCCTGTCCAACACTTAGATAGTTTGTGTTACCTGGTGTATAAAGCTGTGTACCGTTGATTCCGGTTACAGTAATAGTTGGACCTGCAAACATAGCTGGAGCATTTGCTCCAATGCTTGCATTCATATTACCCATTAGTCCTACTAGTTCGATAGCAGTACCAGTTGCTGCGCCTGATGTGCTACCGATATTGTATGTACCACTACCACCGTATGCTGCACCCTGTGCAGTTGCAGTAAAGATAGTACCTACAGTGCTTGTAGCTGCACCATAAGTAGTCCAAGTTGTAGAACCTACTGAAGTGATCATATACTGTTGACCTATAACTAGTCCATAGTTACCTGTACCCATTGCACCTAAGTTCTGACCACCAATAACGGCACCAGTTGTTGTAGTACTACCAGTTGCTGCATAAGCTAACATATAACCTGTTGCAGCAGTATTCTGTGCTAGAGTTGGAGAACCACCGATACCAATCGCAGCAGCCAAGCTGTTAGCAAGAGTAAATGTAGTTGTGCTTAGTACAGTTGCTACGTAATAGGTGTTATATGCTATGATACCACCAAATACTGATCCTGTAAACACCATCGGCTGTCCTGCTGTTAAGTTAGCAGTTGATGCGTTTACATATGAGTAGTTATAAGCATTAGTTAATACTAATACCTGGCCGCCCCATGTAGTTGCGACAGTAAATGTAGTTGCACTATTAACAGTTAATACGTAGTAAGTAGTTGCACTTGTAATGTTACCGAGGGTAGCACTAAACGATACTGGCATACCAACAGTTAATCCTGCTGTTGATAAGCAAGTTATTAAGTTAGAACCAATTGAAGTAGCATAAGCTACAGTCATTACACCAGTTGTAAAGCTATAAGCACTGCTACCGCTTGTTGCTACGATTGGTAGTGGTTGTGCTTGGAATACGTTCGGTGCAGTAACATTGCTCATTAACGGAACCATTGTCATTGCTTGTGCTGTAGATGCTACCTGTGCTGCTAATCCGAGTGCTGCTGGACCTGCTGATGATAAGTTAACAGCAATGTTTGGATTGATACCATTTAGTACAAACGTCCAACCACTTACGCTAGTTGAAGTTGTATTCTGTATACCGCCGTTTCCTGGAAAAGTTTCTAGTGAGAAAGTAGAACCACTGATATTAGTTACATAGTATGTACGATTTGGAGTAGTACTACCTGTAGCTAATGTTGCAGCCGCTGTACCAGTTATCGTAATAGCCTGACCAGCTACTAGTGTAAACGGTAAGTTTGAAGTGCTAAACACACCTGGTGAAGCGATGCTAACGCTTGTGATATATGAAGTAATGTTAGTTCCTGCATACGTTGGTGTTGCTGAAACTGCTACTTGGTTTGATCCAATACCTGCGCCCGAAACTGAACTTACATAATATACAGTATTTGGAAGCAACACCGCACTAGTGCTTAAGAAGCTGCTATATGCTACACCAGTAGTACCACCGCCTGTTGTTGTAGCTATAAACACTGTACCAACAGTATTTGCTGCCGCGCCATATGAAGTAAAGGTAGCGTCACCTACTGATACCACAGTGTAAGTCCTACCAATTACTAATGCGTTAGAAGCTACAGTCATACCACCCAAGTTACCATAGAACATAACTGGTTGGTTAAGCTGTAATTTAGCTGCTGATTGATATAGTGGTTGAGTTCCTATCTGTGTAGTTACCGGTAAAGCAGTACCGTTTGGTGTTTGGTAAATGATGCTGTTTGTAGTTGGAATATAACCTACACTATTTGGTGAAGCATACTGACTAGGAGGTGCTATCGAAACTACAACACGATGCTGATCATATATACTAACCACATAATATAATGTATTTGCTACTAATACACCCGAAGTACCGCCTATTGATATTGGCATTCCTGGATACATAGCAAAAGTATTATTCACGATTGCTAAGTTTGTACCATTAGTTGACTGTGTACCAATCAATCCAAATGCTGCTAATGTAAAGCTTGGAGTAGTCGCAGCAAGAGTTGCACTTATATTATACTGCCTGTAAGGACCGGTTACCGCATTAAACTGCGTGGCAGTTGCAGAAAGTAGAGCAAATATAGATCCGTTTATATACTGGCTAACCGTAAATGATGTTGTATTAATAACTTCATTTACATAATAAGTTACACCCGGTAGTGCATTTACTAATCCAATAATTGATACTGTTAATGTACCAGTCGGTGAACCGCCAGTTATAGAAATAGCACTACCGCCTAGTGTGAGACTTAATGTTACTGTAGTGCTTGCTGTAACGCTTGTTGTGACATAGTATGTCTGACCAGCTATTAAACCAGTTGCACCAACAGTTAATGATGAGCTTGTAGTAATAGTAGAACCAGCAGCTAATGTAACTGCGGTACCTAAAGTTAACACACCGCCCGAACTAACACTCACTAAGCTAACACCTACGATTGGGTTAGCTGCTATTTTTCCGTAGAAAACAACTGGTTGATTTACTTGTAAGAACAATGCAGTCTGCTGTACAGTTATATTACCTGTAGTAGTTGATTGTGTCTGTACTGTACCATTAAATGTAGAAGATACTGTAAATGTAGTTGCGCTTGGAATGGTTAATATGTAGTAAACAGTACCCGATACTATACCAGTTCCTAGACCAGAGCTAAACACTACAGACATACCTGGATAAAAATACTGTGTAGTAGCGCAGGTAATTAAGTTACCTACGGAAGTTACAGCAGTAACGTTGACAGTCTGTGTAGTGAAATAGTTGCTTGTTGCAGTAGTTGATCCAATTACTAGAGGAGGTGTTGGGCTAATTGTATTGAGATACATAGCTCCACTTTGTGCACCTGGAGTTGCTGCTCCAGTCACTGTTAATCCGCTAACACCATTATATAAAGTAGCACCAGTAAATGCACCAACGCCTAGTGGTAACATACCAATTCCACCGTAGCCACCGATGGAAGCACCAGAACTGTATCCTGTTGCAGCACCAAAAGATGCTGGGCTTGCGTTTATTAGAGTTAATATAACTGTGTTAAAGCTTGGTATACTCTGTATATAGAATGTTAACCCTGCTGATAATGAATTATAAGCTGCGCCAATTACTGTCTTATATGTGTCAGTTGGCAAACCAAGATATGAACTTGCAGTAGTAAACTGTATAGCTGAACCTACTGTTAACCCAGCAGTTGACTGATATACGTTACCGGTACTACCAGTTGCTGATGTTAACACAACCACACCACCAAACGGGGTAGTAGATACGTTAAATGTAGTTGAACTTGGAGTAGTTAATACATAATAAGTTGTGTTAACAGCTAATCCACCGATCGCTATATCAAACTGTACAGGTTGTCCAAGAGCAAAACCAGCTGTGCTAGCACAAGTGATTAAGTATGGTGCTGTGGCACTAGTTGCTGTAACTGCTACAGGAGCAGACTGATAAGCAAAGTTTGAAGCTACGTTATTAGTCATTGGTAAGAACGCAAATGCGTTAGTAGTACCAGCACTTGACAAGCTAATTGAAGTAGTAGCTGTAGCACCTGGTAATGAGCTGTTTGGTGTTAGTGATATAGTAAACGAAATTAAACTGTTAAAAGTGTTAATGTATACTGTATAACCATATACCATGTTAGTCAGACCAGTCGGAATACTTGAAGCATTAGAAATTGTAGCACTTGCTGCTGTTGGGAAAAATACTAGTGGTTGGTTTAGATACAAGTTAGTAGTAGACTGATACAAGTTAGCACTAATACCGGTTGTAGTATTCTGTACATACACTGGACCACCCTTAGTTGATGATACAGTAAACTGCGTACCGTTTACTATACTTGCTACATAAAACAGCTGGTTAGCAGCCATAAGTCCTGTAGCAGCACTGAATACAACTGGCATACCTACTGATAGTGGATATGTAGTGTTAATAGTAATTAAGTTAGTATACTGCTGTGTAGCACTTACTGGGAATGTCATCATAGTAACACCACTTGATGTTACAGTTGCTGAAATCGTCATTAGTGGACGAGGACCAATCTGTACGCTGTTGATGTTAGTACCACCGCCTGTTAGTGCTAGGTTTGAACCGTATATAGTGCTTGCAACTGTAAAGTATGCAGGGCCCAATACTGAGTTAACATAGTAAGTAGTGTTAAGTGCTAGCGCAGAGTCTGTGATAGTACCACCTGTAAATACTACAGGTTGACCTACGTTTAAGTTAGCAGTTGACTGGTAAACATACATAGTCTGGCTAGTTGAGCCTAACGCAACTGGAGCACCGCCGTATGTAGCAGACACTTGGAACGCTGTTAAGCTATCAATAGTTGCAACATAGTAAGTAGTACCAGCAGTTATATTTGTACTACCGATAGAAGCACTTGCAAACACGTTAGTACCAGTGTTAACTGAACTGAATACTACTGGTTGACCCACTGACATCCAGCTAGTTGTATTAACTGTGATTTCGTATGGTGCAGCACCAGCAGTTGCCGAACAAGTGGCATACTGTGTGGTTAGATAGTTAGTATATGTACCTAATGTACCGCCGACTGTTAAAGATCCACTTGCTGTTGATGCGTTTACGTTGATAGTTGGAACAATCGGTGTAATAGTTGCAACCATTGATCCACTAGCAGTTGTTAATGTTAGTGCAGGACCACCATAAATTGTTGATATTTGGAAACTATTTGGTATAACTGCTCCACCTACTGTAGTTGTTAATAGGTTTTGTACATAATATACCTGTCCAGCAGTTACACCACCGATAGCAGTACCAGTAAATATCATTGGTACGTTTACCTGTAGGTTAGTAGTTGCTTGATACATATTAACTGTCTGACCAGTTGTAGTAGTTAATGGGTATAGCGAGTTGCTAGGTATAGTTGAAGTAATCTGTGTAGCTGATATCTGGAAAGTTGTGCTAGACTGTACAGTTAGCACATAATAAACAGTTCCTGCTACGATAGTAGAAAATGAAGTATCAAATACAACCGGTTGTCCGATAGCAAGTGTAGCTGTGCTAGCACAAGTTATATATCCAGTTGATGCTGTTGTTGCTGATACTGCGATAGCTGCTACAGTAAATGCGTTAGTTACTGCACTTGAGCTTGCTATAGTTAATGGATTTGAAACGTGTGCAGCATTTGTAGTAATCATTGGATTGATCGGAATGAATACACCTGCGTTTGATGTTGTAGTAGCTGATACAAAATAGCTAACTGCTTGGGTATTTGCTGCTGCTGAACCAGTTGGGTTAGCATAAGAGAATGTACCAATAGCTGAATAGCTTACACCTTGGACTACGACATTGCTACCAGATTTTGCAGTTGCGGCAGCAGTATCGATGTTAGCAGCAGTAATTGTGTTTAACCAACCAATAGCATAAGTTACACCGGCAACAAGACCGCTACCTGAAACATAACTGCTACAGACCATCGCAGTACCTGTACCGGAACCTGGACCAGTTGCAGTGAACACAGTTCCTTGGTTATTATTACCTGCACCTGGGAATGTAGTACTACCAGATGAAACGATAACATATTGCTGACCAATCTTAAAGTTACCAGCAGTTATGATAGTACCATTCATACCATCAGTGAATAAAGTTACTGCTGACCCACCTGGAGTAGTAGCTACTGTAAATGTAGTTGCGCTTGGAATAGTTAATACATAATAAGGAGTATTAACATTTAGATTTCCAAATACCTGTCCACCAACACCTGCTTGATTAGCAACACCTGCTCCGTATGTACCACTACCGTTAAAGACAATAGGCTGACCAACTTGTAAGAAAGTAGTTGCTTGCTGTGCAGTTAATCCAGTTGGGGTAGTTGAGCTTAATGGTAGTACTGGGCCGCCAGGGGTAGCAGATATGTTAAATGCTATGCTACTGAATATCTGTGAAACATAATAAACAACGCCGCCTGTGATACTACCGCTAGTAGCACTGAATACGATTGGCATACCAGTTGTAAGTGTAAGTGTTGAGGAACATACAATGAACACTGGGTTATATGGTGTTGAAGCTACGTTTTGTGCAACGATAGCATTAATGTTTATTGCAGCTGTTGAAAGGATGTTGCCTGAACTATTAGCATATCCAATGCTTAGGCCCTGTATACCGTTATAAGTAGCTGAAACTACGTTTGATACGTTAAGAGCTGCCGGATTGTTTATAGTCGGATTAAAGCTAGTACCAGTTAGTGGAACAGCAGTAAATGGTGCAAAAGTTCCTAGTGCATTAGTTGTTAGAGTAACAGCTGTGCCGCTACCCGCTACTATTGAAACAGTAAAGCTATTGTTCGATGTGATAGTGTTGATATAATAATTGTAATTATATACTACGTTACCAAATGGTGTACCGTGGAACTGTATTGGCATACCAACTGCTAAGTTAGCAGTTGACTGGTACATTAGCACGTTAGTTGTCTGGCCGTTTAGGGAAATTATCGCACCGTTCCATACGTTTGAAACTGTAAAGTTTGTGTTGCTCACTATGTTTAGTACATAATAATTGATGTTAGCCTGCAACCCGCCAATTGGTGATGTAAATACAACTGGTTGACCTACTGAGAGTGTAACTGTGCTTGAGCAAACTATCTGGTTAGTACCTACTGTTGTTGCTGTTACTGTAATTGGCGCTGTGGTAAATGCGTTTGTTACGCTACTAGTGCTACCAATCGTTAATATCTGCTGTGTTTCAACACTAGCAGCATTATTTGTCTGGTTAGCAGTGATAGGGTATAATCCTTGTGTGCTTGACACTGTCTGTGGAACAAGTGCGGTTGAAGATAGTGCTAATCTTGCTTTGTTAGCAGTACCTGTCCTATTAACGAAGGTAGTGTTTACTATGACGTTGCTAGGACCCGTATTTGCTGGGTTTACTAGCTGCTGGTAATTTACTGGATTACCGTTTAAGTCCTGTGCGCCATATTTTGCGGCTGTTGTCATCAAAATTCTCCTAGATTATGTGTTTGAATTATACCCAATAGTTTGTCCACCTTGTATTTAGCGAAAGTGGGCGGTCAACATATCTTTTGTTAGTAATATCAGTAGCTACTGCTGGAGTAGTGTTAATTACTGTATTACCATTAATTGTTAATGTTGAGCCACTGTTTAGTGTCATTGTTCCTGAAGAAGTTAACACTATCGCCGCATTAAGGTTTGTCTGTGAATTTACTTGTATAAACTGTCCGCCTGCTGCTGTTAGCAGTAGGTCGTTTCCGGTTGTAGTAGTTACTGTTTGTCCACTGATAGATATTCTACCAGTTGATAAATTACTTGCAGTTAATGTGCCAACACCCTGGTTTAACTGTGCGATCACAAATGATCTTACAGCTGCTTGTGTTGGAACTAATGCATTGCTATTGGCTGCTAACGTACCATCAGTACTAAACTGTGTAATAGTTGCACCACCGCTAGCAAACTGTAGTTGCTGTAATCCGCTTACTGTTAATAAGCTAGCACTAATAGTTGCTGTTCCTGCAGATTCGTTTGAACTAATTAAATTACCAAATGTAGCTGTACCTGATTGATCTAAGCTGCTATAGAACACACGCCCGCCAACAACCTGCTGAATTTGATTTGCAGTGATTGCGTTAGTAGCTGTTACTGTTGGATATCCAGCAGTAGCAACATTGCCTGCGCCAACTTGTAGGAATGTGTGTCCTTGCAATCTAGCTTGGCTATAGCGGTAAGTAACGCTTGCTGCTGTTGAATGCGCTGGTGCGTTGCTAGTAGTAAATGTTGTTCCTAATTGGACATACGCTACGTATGGGCCACTACCTGTTGAACTTATAACTTGTATTAATGTATATACGTTGCTTGAAATTGTTACATTTCCGCCTGCTGTTGGTAATGAAGCTAATCCAGCAATGTAAATGTTAGATCCAACAGCTTGATAATCACCATACCCGTTACCACTAATAGTTGCTTGTATATCAGTATATCCTGTACCTCTGCTAGTCCAAGTTGGCTGTGCTAGTACACCTGAAGCTTGCTGCCTCACAGTAAATGTAGCTGCAGAGCCTGCATTAGGATCTGTTATAGTAATGCTAGGTGCTGCACTATAACCTGTACCTGGATTGATAACTCTCATCGAAGTAATCGCACCAGATGTAACAACTGCCCTTACCAATAGTCCTGTACCTGTACCTGTAAATGTTACACGTGGTTCAATAGTATAACGTGTAGTTGAATCTAATGCTGCTACTACAGGGGTTCCTGCTACTGCGACATCCCAACCCGCTGATGATGTAGATTCTGCGCTTACAGATGCAACTTTAGTAGTTCCGTTGTAAGCTGTTATGTAACCATATTGACCGGCTCCTGTGCCTATTGAAAGCACTATGCGCATTCCTACATATGCACCAGTTGCTGCTGTGTCAGCTGCATTTAATGTGATAGTAGTTGATGTTCCTAATTGAGCAACGTTTGTTGTTGTTACATATCCTGAACCACCAGTTATAACACGAACTTCCGGAACTGCGTTTGTTACAAAATTTGCAGCACTAACAGTTGCACCGTATCCTGTGCCGCTAGCAAAACTATATGTAGCACTTGAATAAGTCTGTCCAGCATTGGCGTATTCTAACCACAATACCTGTCCGTTACCAAGCAAGGCACCGGCTACTGTTGCCTGCTGTGTCTGTGTAGTAACAGTACCTGTAAGTGCAGATTCTCCTGCTAGTGTAGATTCTGATATAACACCATATGTTCCGTATGCACTGTTGCAACCCGTTGCTGAAATAGTAGCTCCGAGTTCAGATAGCATTGATGCATAAGCATAGTATACAAATACTGATGATGCTAATACTTTTGCATTACCAGTAGCCCATATACCAATACCATCGGATAATATCATAGTAACATCATTTATTCTTACAGTATCGCTACCTGCATTTGCTGCGGCATCTACCTTAATACCTGTGCAACTTGAGGTACCACTTGTTCCAATTATAGTTACATTTTCAATAATTGGGTTAGTACTTGTAATACCACTACCACCAGTATCGATGCTTATATATGCGCCACCGCCTGGACGTTTAGTTCCGTTTGCGTTTACTGATCCAAGTGTACCAACTAAGCCAGTTAATGTTACGTTTGTAATACCAGTGTTGTCTCGTAGTAAGAACATATTTTGTGTATTTGTTCCAGAAGTTGGAGATATAACTACACTTCCTACGCTATCGCCTACTAGATAGGTGTTTGCAGGAATGCTCATTGGGCAAGTCTCTTGATAAGTCCCAGTCTGTATATAGACAACTGCGTTTCCAGTAAACGGAGCATTAGCTAATGCATAAGCGACCGTTAAGAATGGCTTATCCATAGTAGTTCCTTGACCATTTGTAGTAGCATTAGTTCCGCTTGGACCAACATAATAAACATTTGTTACTTGTCCAAAATATCCCCACGATGGCAATGTACTGCCGCTTACTTTCATAACTTGTCCAGGTGTACCAACTGGTAATCTTGTATTACCTGCGCCACCATAATAAAGTGTATCACCTGAAGTAGTTAATACGTTTGAAGCTGCGCCTTGTGTTAGGCTATTCCAGTTAGATCCGCCGTCTGTTCCAGGATCAATGTTAGTATTAGCTGCTACAGCAATATAACTGTTAGATCCTCTAGATACTGCATCACCTAATTTGTAAGCAGTTGCTCCGCTCCAAGCACCCAACCAATTAATACCAGTAGTTAGTAATGACCAATATGTTACATTAGTTGGAAGTATTCCCGCTGTAGTATCAAGTGTACAAACGTAAACGTATGCACCATAAGTTATAACATTACCTACTTTATAATCAGTTGATCCGCTATATGCACCCTGCTGTGAATAGCCAGTAGTAACAATATCCCAATATGACGAAGCAGTTGAGGGGGTATTTCCTAAATTGTTTGTGCTCTTAGAAGCGTATACATAACCACCGTAAGTTACTACATCTCCTAATGCATAGCTAGTGCTTCCACTATATGTACTTTGGAATTCTAACCCTGCTACAAATAGTGTCCATTTAGTTAGATCGAGAGTAGCTGTGCTTGTTGTATATCCTGATGTAGCTGTGCAGATATAAAGATCAGGCCCATATCTTACGACATCATTTAATTTATATACAGTTGGTCCGTTAGTATAAACTCCCTTCCAACCAAAGCCGCTAGTAAAGAGTGTCCAGTTGCTAATATTTGTTTCTAGAGAAGTTACTCCAGTATGTGCTGTGGTACAGATATAAACAGTGCCGCCATAACTTACTAGATCACCTACGTTATAATATACAGCTGACCAGCTGCCTCTCCAGGATGTTCCGTCTACATATAATGACCATTTGCTGGTTCCTAGATCTGTAAAGAATCCGCTGTTGTCTGAACTAGTAGTCGAAGTATGGCTAGAAATACAAACATATTCTTTGCCGCCGACTTTTACAATGTCATTTAAGTTATAAAAAGTAGTAGCAGTCCAGCTTGATTTCCAAGCAAATCCGCCCACAAATAGTGTCCACTTGCTTGTTCCTAAGTCTGTATAAAATCCAGCGTTGTCTACATTTGTAGAAGTGTGTGCTGTAGAGCAAATGTATTCTTGTCCGCTGATCTTAACAACATCGTTTAGGTTATATGCTGTATTCTTTGCCCAAGTACCTCTGTTTGAAAACCCAGTAGCCAGTGTAGCCCAGTTGCTAGAATCTCCAGCAAATGTAGCTCCAGCAATGTTTCCAGTTGTACAAATATATGTTGTAGAGCTAACAGTAACAATATCACCAACGTTGTAAGTATTACCCGTAGTCCAACCTGCACTTATATAGTTAATACCGTCGCTCATTAGCTGCCAATAGCTGCTAGTTAAATCTGAGTTAAATCCGTATGCAGTACTGGCACTTGTGTTGCCAAGCAAACAAACATAAACTTTACCACCGACTCTGACTACATCGTCTTTAACATATGCAGTACTAGTTGTCCAAGGTCCCTTCCATACGAACCTTAATCTACCTAATTTAAATTCAGCCATTTTGTATCACCTTTTCAATTTCTAATATTTATCATGCGTTTTCAGCTGCAGGATATGTGTATGTTTGTCCGATTCTAGCTACTAAACTTCCGTTTGCATCTAGATAATAATAAAGTTTCTTATCATCCCAACGATACTGTTCATAATTTAAGTTAGAATAAACTAGATTATGATATGCATCTCTGCCTTCAAAAAAATCAGTGCCTACCTCAAAATCTGGATAATCATTATTTCCGTCTCCTGGAGCATTAATTGCTATGCTATCGGTTGGGCTTAATGTGTCAACAACACAGAAATATAGTTCGCCTTCGTCTGTCCTACGCAGTGCATAAAAATACCTAGGTTCATTTCCTAATGCATCTTTTGGGGTTAATCCTACATAATTTGTCATCGTCTGTTCCTTATACCTGTGTAGCGTAACTTACTATAATGTCTGCACTAGCTGCTACATTAGATGAAGCGTGTAAACTATTGCTAGGTGTTAAAACCAATCTCTCACCTCCGTTTACTACCCTAACACTACTATTTGGAGTTACTATACAGTTCTTTAGATAATATCCTGTATTGCTACTTGCATCAATTAACCAAACATTAACCTGTATGATATTGTCTGTAGTATTTGTGATACTAAGTCCCATAATTGTAATCGTTGTACTAGCATCGCTGGAAATTAATAGCGTGTCTGAAGTACCTAATCCTGTTACTACTTTATTCTTAAACGAAATTGCCATTATTCATCACCCAAAACTGAAAACATTCAAAATTGCTAAAACTTCTGCTTCTGCTATAGTAATACCGGCGCCAGGTCCTGCTACTGATAGCCACTCAACGCCGTCCCACACTTCTGCGCGACCGTTGTCTGTATTGTATCTTGTTAATCCAGTAGGATTAGATACGTCAGTTATCTGATTACTGTTGTTTCCTACTGGCATTACGAAACCGTAGGTTCCGCCTATCCTAACATAGCCTGATCCTGTATTATTTAAATAAGTTATACTATCGGAAACAGTATTGTTTATAGTGCTTCCACTGATATTAAAATTACCAACAACTACTTTTCCTGAACCATTTGGACTTAATGTTAAGTTTGCTCCAGATGTAACTGTTGATATAGTATCAACATTGATATCAATATCACCTGCTTGTAATCTGTCAAAATTAAATCTAGTAGCATTTAGGTCAGCTTTTTGTGTGCCATTAACTACAAATCGTATAGTCTTGTCATTTGCGCCCGGAGTTGATTCGGCAGTGATATATGTATTTCTATCTGTATCATATACGCCATCTAATACTTGCCAACGACTACCGGTATATCCTTCATAATGTCCAATAGTAGTATTATATCTTATCATACCAGACGCTGGGGAAGCAGGTTGTTGGAGTGTAGTTCCTACTGGTATCTGTATGCTTTGATTAGAGTCGATAGATACGATTCCAGTTCCGCCCGGACTAAGCACTATATCATTGTTACTGCTAGAAGATATAGTAGAAGATTTTATACTTAATTGATCAAGTACAACTGATCCTAATCCATTACCTGATAATGATAAGTTAGTACCACTATCAACAGTTGAAATTGTATTTCCTGTTACAGATATATTTCCTACATACATATTATAAGCATATAGATTTTTCCAAGCTATTCCGTTTGCACCTATATCGTAAGTATTATTAGTTGTAGGAACGATATCGCTAGATATACCTGCTGCAAAATTTATCGATCCTGAACTTTGATTGGCTAATATAATGTTACCACTGATAGTTACATCACCGTCTGCATTAATAGTACCTGTAACTTCTAGATCGCCCCAAACTTTTGTGCTTGAGTTTATCTGCGTTGTTCCGGACCCATTTGGGGTTATATTAATATCGTTACTACTTACACTAGCAATAGTATTTCCGCTTACAGTAAGATCTCCAACATTAATAGTGCCTTGATAGACAACATTACCTGTAGACGGTGTTAGATTTAATCCATCGCTTGAACTTGAAATCGTATTACCGCTTAGAGTAAGATAAGGACTAACACTAAGCTGACCAGTTACTTCTAAATTAGTTGTTCTAACGTATCCGTTTACGTCTAGATCATAGGCTGGGGAACTGGTTTTAATACCAACTCGGGAGTTAACTACATCTAGATATAATAAGCTCGTCTCAAAAGCTAGATCTACTCCGTCACGAAGCAGGTTTGCTTTTAAGAGCGGGCCCGAAATTCGACCAACGGACATCTACTCTCCCAACCACCGAGTTACACGGCTAACCACCTTGCATTGCGGGTTTACCACAGTTTGGACACGGACATTTTGATCTAATGCTCGATAATATTATTTATCATACCTTGGAAATTATGTTCATTAAGCACCCAATAATAAGCTGTACTCTAAAGTCAAATCGTTTAAATCCGAAGCAGTTATTAGAGGAGATGCTCCTATAATAGGTGTCCAAGCAGATCCATTATATATTTCTAAATAATTGTAGGCTGTGTTATATCTTGTTAATCCGGTCTGCGGAGCAAGTGGTCTAGATGATACATCTCCTGATGGTATTCCTAATCCAACTGTATTATTAAAATTAATATATCCCATAGCACCACTTGCTAATAGTGTTAGATTAGCTGAAGAACTATTAGAAATAACATTGTCTTTAATTGATAAATTTCCTATCACAACACTACCAGATCCTGCTGGTGTTAGATAAAGATTAGCATCAGTAGTTGTAGTAGATATAGTATCATTTATTATATTAATTTTATTAACTTGTGCTGAAGTTATTATAGTTGCTGTGGTAGAATTAATAGTTGCAGCTATATCAGTGTCTATCGTTAAATTTATAATTTTGTCATTTTCGTTAAGTGCAGATTCTGGTATAATGTAAGTTCGTCTATCATCAGAAAATATTCCACCAAATGTTAGATTTGAATCACCGTACCCTATATATCTACCTACAGTAGTTGAGAATCTAAGGTCTCCCGTTTCTAGATTAGATCTGTCACTAACCGACCCTGCTGGTATTTTTAGTGCATTTGTTCCACTGATAATTAAATTTTTGTCTGATGCAGTAGAAAATGTTATTATATTGTTGAGAGAAGTAATAGTACTATCACTGATAGATAAATCTTCAACTAAAAAAGTAGAAGCAGTAGCTAATACTAAATCACTATTTGATATATTAGGATTTATAGATCCGTCAGAATATAATCCTATATTCTGTCCAATCGCACTTGTTCCAAAATAAACAGTTTTCCATTTTTCGTTATGGTATCCTAATTGATAATAATTGTTAACTGTAGGAAATATATCAGCGCCAACTGCTCCACTAAATGAAATTTGATCCGTTGCTTCTGTGTTTGTTCCTAGATTTAAATTACCAAATACATGAAGATTTTGTGTTATATCAATATTTCCAGTAACTTCTAAATTACCGTCAATTTTTGTATTAGAATGTATATTAAGTTTACCCGCAGCGTTTATTATTACATTAGAATCAGCTGTTATAGTCTGTATCGTATTAGTAGCTATTCTTAAATTATCTGTAGTTAATATAGGAGCGTAAATGTTGTTAGCAGATATCGTTAGATTGCCAGTAGTAGTAGAGATATAATTATCGATTCCAAAAATAATATTTCCAAATTTAGCTGCGGTACTTACTGTTAAATCTTGATTTATATTTGTAGTGCCTACGATAGTAAGATCTCTCGTAGGACCAGCAGTATGTATACCTATTCTATTATGTGCAACATCTAGATATAATAAGTCAGTTTCAAAAGCGAGATCTACCCCATTCCTAAGAAGGTTATCTTTTAATAGTGGACCGGAAATCCTACCTATCTCACCATTACCGCCACTAGGACCGTGAATTCCGCCGCCGCCAGGATTGGGCATACTGTATCTCCAAAATTAGACATACATATTTATTAGATTTTAAATTAGGAGTTAGTTGTCAAATCCGTAGATGACAGTTATAGCTTTTATAGGAGGTGCTTCATTAAAAGACAAATACCATCCTGCTGCAAATCCTACAGGATTCTGTTCTAGAACGTAATTTGTACCATATAGCTGGAAAACATTTTCTACATAAACCATAATATTAGCACCATAATTAGTACCAAATACAGTTATACCATTGCTGTTGGGATAGTTGGTTTGATTTGGAGGTGTAAGTGGACCAAAATACGTAGTAACGTAATCACCAGTTCCGATTGTTTGATATGTAACTGCTGTTGGTTCTTTATACCTAAAAGCTCTCCAAGCACCGTTCGAATATGCTTCTACTTCGTTTGTGCTTGTATTATACCGTATCTCTCCATTTACTGGAGTAGATGGTTGTTGTTGGGTTGTTCCTTTAGGCAAAAGTACACTAAGAGAAGAAGTTAGATTGATCTGTCCCTTGGCATCGTAGGAAACAGTAGCATCTGTCCTACGAAATTTATTTAAATTTTGTTGTTTTAAAAATCTCATTTATAGAGCCACCGTACTTATAGTGCAGGTTATAGTACTAGCTGCTGTACTTTTTGCTACGATGCTATCTCCTGTTCCTAAAACCAATCTCTCAGTATCAAAGAAAACTGTTTCAGTTGCAGGAATATTCAATGCGTTAACGATCATAGTTCCTGTACCAACAGATCCGCCGCTAGGTAAAAGATAAACTGTTACATTAGTCGTTGTTGCATCCGATGTGTTACAAAATATCATAGTAGCGATCATAGAATCTCCGCTACTAGTATAAATTGTTGTATTTGAGGTTCCTACTGCTACGTTTGCTATCGCCATTTTTTTTACCTTACATTAGTATACTGAAGGCGATCGCCTTCTTTTTGCTTATAAACTCATCGCTATATGAACTATTTACAAAAAATAATCCTGTATTGCCTTGACCGTGAGCAGCAGAATAAATCCTAGTAGTATTAGAAATTATTGCTGGTACAGATTGATTAGTTAATGTTAAGGTATCATCTATCTTTACATCACCTGCACCACTTGATTTTATAGTAATAGTTCCGCTCGCTGTTAATGACATATTACCACTAGTAGCTGTTATCGTTGTATCACCGTTATTAGCTAATAGAGCTAAACTACCTTGTGAAGTTAGCTGCAACGCAGCACTCGATCCACTAGTTGTCTGTATAGTAGTTCCGGAAAATCTTAAATTATATAGATCAGATTGTGTACCATTTATAGTATGTACAGCATTACCATTAATAAACACAACGGCATTACTATTGTACCCAACGATAGATATACTACCAACAAACGGTACATCTGAATAACTTACCGATGTTCCAATTTGGATAATAAAATAATAAGCGTTAGTTGGAGCAGTAATTACAGGCCAAGTTCCGTTCATAGCCGGACTATCGCAATTTGATATAGTTACATAAGAACTAGTAGTAACATTAAGATCAAAATTTGATATAGGTGTATGATCTATAGTGATCACATTAGCAGTTCCAACAGTTCGATAACTTACCACTTCTTGGGTAATTTCACTATCAAACACTCGAACAGCTGTGTCTTTTCTTTTTATATTATTAGAAGAACTATTAGATAGATCATATTTGATTCTATCAGTTACAGCCTTAATATTAGGAATAATATCTTTATCTTTGTACACTAATCCGTTAGCATAATCTAAAACCTGTTGCTCATAATTGCTGCAACCAGTAACTGATATTATCGAAGTTCCACTATTTAATAGATAGAGATTATCGCCTGTTGTTCCTGTAGTAATGCTGTTTGTTTGTATACCAGCAAGACCGCCAACAACAGTCCTGCTTACCCAAACTCCATACTTAGTAGACCCCGTGTGAGGATTTAACCAAGCTCTAGTTTCGTCCCACATCCATCTAGCATTTCCGTCACTAGCAGTTCCTCGATCTACAGCAAATCCACTGCGTTGGGGATCTTGTACGCTACCGGTTACACCGTTTCCAATTTCCCCAACGTTTAGTGTAATAATAGTGTCTTGGATGCTAACTACGTTACTTTTAATAACAGTAGCCGCACCCTTAACATCTAGATCACCTAATACGGTTACTTTACCGTATTCTCCGGTAGGATTAAACCCAGTATCGAGGATGATTTGACCACCCCCGAGTGACTGGATTTTGTAGTTGCTGTTTACTCTTACGACATTAGCTGTCATTTTAGTCCTTCTTAAGCGTTAGCAATTTGTACGTTTACATTTGCCTGTAATAGTGGTTGTGAGTTAAGAACCTTAGGTGCAGATGCTCCGTTAAATGTCCAAGGAACATCAATACCGTCTGTACCTGTAGTAAACTGTGTACCACTCTGATCACCCTTGATGATGTGAGCCTTACGACCACGTAGTTCTGTAACGTAATATGTTCCACCGTCGCTATCAGTTGCGATGATAGTTGCTTGACCAGCTGCTGGAGTTGCAGCTACTAGCTTAACACGACCGACACCTTGAGCTGTACGCACAATATATTTGCTGCTACCACTTTGACGAACAATGTCACCAGCTACGGCGCTAGTTCCGTTACCACTAATACGTCCTGCGTCAGCAGTTGCTGGAACCCAAGCTGTAATCTGTATGGCATTTTCTTGATTAGTTGAAGATCCTACAAATCCGCTATCTGCTGTTAGTGTTACAGTTGGTGCACCAACTGCTGTTCCGCCTGTATTTGTTCCAGCTGTACTCCATGAAAGAGTTGGTGCTGATGTATAACCTGAACCTTTTTCTAAAATAACAATGCTCTTAACACGATACTTAACAGTTGCCTGCTGATTGCCATCACCACCAACGATCTGATAAGTTGTTGCAACTCTAGGAACTGTAGTAAAGTCACCGCGATTTACAGGAACCATAGTTTGAACTTCGCCTTGTCCTGAACCAACTGCTGTAATGTTTAGTGTAACACCAGCTAACCCTGTTAGTGTTGTTGCACCTCCAGTAGTTGTGACATAACTATGACCAGCTAATCCACTAGTAGTAATGCTTTCAACTTCCCAAGTTACTGTAGCAGTTGCTTGTACACCAGTTGGAAGATTTGGAGCTGGAATTACTAGAGCTGGCTGTGCATATGTAGAATTAATGATTAAGCTACCTTTTTGGACTGCTAATGTAAAAGCATCAAGGCCTTCACCACCAATACCGTAATTGTCTCCGATTCCTGTTGAACCAATGTTTCTATTACCAAAAAATTTCTTATTTAACGGGCGTCCCATTTTATTTCTCCTGTTTATAGCTGTCTAAGCTCTACGCGGATGGATACCGCATAAACCGTTCGAGGCTATGTATTTATCGTTTAGATAAACTAGCTAGGAGATGATATTTTGAGAACATACGAATAACTGCATTTATTTCTTCAAGCTTTGCTGTACGTTTTTCTTTGTAAGTTGTTGAATATCTTTTCCTTAGCTCTATATCAATTAGGCTAAGTTCTTTAATCATTTTATCAATATTTTTACTTAGTGCATAGAAATCATGATAGAATCCCGGCATATTACGGATCATATTGCGGAGCATAGTCTCCACAGTTTTCCAATCTTCTGGATCTTTAATTTGCGGTATCATAGTTTATTATAACAAATTACATCTATACGTCAAGCATCTGTCGTAAAAAAAGCGAGTGTTTCCACTCGCTTTTGATATTTGTTTTCCTAAGTTAATTAAGAGAACTTTACGTTTCCGTTTGTGATACCTACTAGACCGAGGTAGTCAGCAGCATTACCTAGTGATGATGCAGCATTTGAAAGCTCTACATAACCATAACGTGTCATGAAGCTTACGACTGGCTCGAAAGTAGCTGGATCAAGTACGACACCGCTTGACATTAGAGGAATGTATGGGCAGTAGAATGCTGGTGCATCTGACTCGCTTGAACCCTTGTAACCAATTAGGATTGAAGTGCTATCCTGTGCATAGGAATCAACATAAACACGCATTGCACTGTTTAGAGTACCAACGAACTTAGTGTTAGTTGGAGCTTCGAAAGTGCCTTCTGTAGTGCGAGCAAATGCTGAAGTTGTTGCGCTCTGTAGAATAGTTAGAGCGAACGGAGTAACTACGCAATAGTTACCTGCACCACGACGTGTGCGCTGAGCGATTAGGTTAGCAACACGGTTGATCTGAACAGCTAGAGCAGCGTGTTCGTCACCAACGAATGTAGCAGTACCTGAAACAGCAGCCTGATCGTAAGTCTCAGTTGGAGTACCAGCTAAGTTACGTAGTGATGTTAGGATTTCCTGATCGATTTCAGCAGTGATTTCCTGTGCAAGTGCTGCCATGATTTCAGCTTCGATATCGATACCCTGTTGTGCCTGTGCATCCTGTGCAGATTCAAAAGTCCAGCGAGCTGATAGCTTGCGAGTCTTTGCTTCTACAACCTGCTTTAAGATCTGGATGCTTAGACGGTTACCAGCACGACCTTCTAGTGAAGCTGTACTGTTGGCCTTTGGTCCACCCTGTGCTTCGTTACCTGAGTAAGCTGAAGCAATCTTGAATGGGCTTAGTGCTTCTTCGCCTGCAACTACACCAGCACCTGAAGAGGTGTCAGCATAACGCACACGTAGAGTGTGGATTTGTCCTACTGGACCAGTCATAGGCTGTACACCTACGAGCTCATTAGCAATAACTGTCGGCATTACACGACGAATTACTGGAAGAATCACTCTGTTAAGAGTGGCAACGTTACCGGCAGATGTTGCACCAGCTGTTGCGTTTTCTGCGAGATACTTGCGAGTATTCTCGAGTGTAACGCCCATTACTGACCTACGTGTTCCATGAAGGCCTTCAAGTAGTGCCTCTTTTGTTTCCTGCCAGCGGCTTTCTAATAGTGTTGACATTTTTTTATAACTCCTTATCTTAATCCCGCTAGTCTACGGATTTCTATGATGTTGCTGGTAGCAGCATCTGATTGCTCATTTGGTTTGTTGCCTGTAACTGCCTTGGATTCAGTAAGTGCCTGTTTATTTGTTGCTTTACCTTCATTCAATACTGATGGTAGGTATTTGTCATATGCAGAACGAAGCTTTGGTGTTGCAACACTTTCTAATAGTGAGCCCATTACTTCCTTCTTATCTCTACCTAATGGTGCTAGAAGTTCACTCATGATCTCCTTGCGCTGTCCTAGGTCACGCATACGTGCAATTTCTTGTTCTTTGTTTTCAACCAACTTTGTTGATTGCTTGATGTAGTCATAAGCTTCAGCTAGTTGAGCTTCTTTCTGTTGTAGAACAGATAGAACTTTCTTAACTTCGCTCTTCTCGTTTAGATAGCTATGTGTATATTCCGAAGCAAACGCTTCAAAGAGTCTACGACCAAAATCATTTTCTCTCGCAGAGCTAATGTCTTCTCTCAGCTGATGCATCTCTGACTTAAGAGTTTTTACAACTGTCTCTTCTACCATTTTAGCTGAACGCTTAATAAACTGTGACTTAACTGCATCAAGCTGGGTCTTTGCTTCCCTAACTAGTGCAACCTTAGTCTCAACTACGTCCTTCTTGTCTATATGGAATTCTGAGATTTCTTTAGCTAGTTGAGCTACTACGAACTCTTCTAATGCTGCGAAATTATTAGACATTCTCTTGTGATCTTCATGTAGTTCTGAAAGTTCGTTGTTTAGATTACGGAATACGAATTCCTTCATCGTTTCAGCGTCTTTCTTCATTTTCTTCGCATACTTGGCCTTAGCTTCCACTAATTCCTTACGATCTTCAACAAATTCAGCTATCTCAACTGAGAGGCGCTCAGAAAGCATCCTGTCAAGTGATTCAACCATTATTGACTTCTCGTGTTCAAATTTACGTGCGAATTCTTCACGAAGTTCTGCAGTAACAGTGTCGCGATTTTCTTGGATTCTTTTGTTCCAAGACTCTTCAATCTCCGTTTTGATGTCTTCGGAAACCACATTGTTCTCAAATAACTGTTTTAATACTTCCAACATGTGCATCTCCTACTTTATTGGAGCCCTCGTATAATATTTACGAGTTGTTCTTTTAAAAATTTTTGGGCCTTTGGGTCTTGCCTAACTTCTTTTGCTAAATTAAATGCCTTATTTCCACCTCTTGTATTCATGAGATGTTCGTAAATCGGTGTTGGATAAGCACCAGGAGCCGAAGGTTGTGCGACAACATCAACAGTAATGATCTCGAAATTGCTAACTTGACCTGTACCGTTTTCTGAAACTTCGCCACTTCCTCGGCTGCTGACTCCTAGCTTTACACCTGATTCAACAAATGTTCTTACTAATTGTCCCATCGGTGTTGGCATAATCTTTAATTTACCTATCCCGTTGGATCCTTCCATCCACATTTCTGTAATCATATGACTAACCCTATCTAGGTTAATCTTTAGATCTTGTGGATGGTCTACTTCTCCTAAAACACTGTATCCGCCAGCTATTTGATCGTTGAGTGTTTTGACAGCCTTAGCGATTTCTGAGACTGGATACACCCTCTGATTTGCGTTGCGAACGCCGCCTTGGATGAAGATCCCCTTCATATAGAGGTTCTTCCCATCTTTTTCATCGCTCTCAACGACCATTGATGCTTGGTCAAATGTTAAGTGTTCTTGGAGATATTTCACTTATCAACCCTTACCTAAACAAGCTCTTAGTATTAGTTCCGCCTGCTTCGCCCTTGCCCTTCTTTTCAGTGCCGTGGCCGTCGCTTACTCGGTGTGTAAATCCGGTCTTACCAGCTTTACCACCTGGAACGTTAATGTTTCCAAAGTTTTCTTCTTTAGTAGTTGGGTTTAATAAACCGCCCTGTGTACCACCCTTGCCTGCTTCACCACCGCGTGCGATGTTAGAAGTAGTTCCGCCCATGTCGTTCTTCTTAGCAACTACTGACCTAGTGTTAGTAGTTCCAGTTACTGAACCGGCTTGTGCGCCAACGTGTCCACCTTCTTTAGCGTTTGATATGCCGTTACCACTCTTGTATGGCTCGCCGATCTTATCAACATACTCTCTCATTAGTTCTGCTGGGCTCATTGCGATTTCTTCAATTTCTTCTTCAAACATTCCGCCCTGCATATCATTGCCGCCCTGGTCCATATCCTGGCCCATATCCTGCTCGATATCGCTCATATGCATATCACCATGATGCTCTGGATCACCTTCTTCTTCGTGCTCCTCGCCATGTACCATCATCTGGAACTCTCTCTTTAGATCATCTAGTGCATCTTCGAGATCGCTTAGACGCTGATCTTCTGAACCCTCATCGTGTCCCATATCCATATCGCTATCGTCGTCATCGCTAGGCTGATCACCTTCGTCGTCTTCAATATCGCTAGCCATGTCGTCTGTTTCGTCACCACCAAAGCTATCGTCATCATCGTCCGATGCTTCCATGTTCCAAGATTCCTCAACGTCGTCCTCGTCCTCGTCATCGTCACGGGCTTCCTCAACGTCTTCTTCTTCTTCCATTTCCTCATCAATGAGGTTTTCATAAATTTCACGGGATTTAGCTACCACTAGTGCATGGAATAGCTCTTCTGCTCTATCTTGCTCGCCGTTTACTACGTACTCGAGCAGCTGTTCAAACTTGTTTACGCTGGCCATCAGTATCTCCTTCTCTGGTTGCTAAGGCTGTCATTATTATTTAATGATATATGAAAAGGAGGGTATGGAAATAGGCCAAAAACGAAGGATTTTGAAATTTAGATGACAATACGTTGTCATACAACTGTATTTCCCTCTAGCAAATGTATTTATCATCAAGCTGCTGGTTGCGGAGGTGGTGCAGCATACATTTTGCTAAAAAAATCATTGTCCTTCTGTGTCTCTAGTTCGTGCAGATCACTGGCCTTGCGCAAACGATTGATATCTCTCAATGTCAATGCAATCTTGCGTGTATCGCCTTTTCTTATAACAGAATCGTCTCGAGAAGGTTCATAACGATTATCCTTGCTCATTTCGTTTTCTGGATTATTAAAATAAAAAAGCTCTCTAAGAATCATATTTTATTTACCTACATTCCTGGTGCTGCGCCAGGCGCTGCTACTGGTGCTGGACCTGCTTGTCCTGCCATAGGAGCTCCTGCTCCCGTCGGTGCGGGCTGTTCTGCCTCAGGATTTCCTGGTTCTTCGGGGTTCATCGCATCTTGGATTCCGTTAGGTGTTATACCTGCGCTGCGCAATTCTGCGCTCGGACTTAGCTGTGCTGCATTGATCTCTTTGTGTTCTTGCTTCCACATCGTTTCGTTTTCTAAGATTTCCTCAGGACTTAGTCCCAAGAAGCGTTTCATAGTAAATCGCTTGCTGAGATATGGGATTTGTTCAAGTGCTTGGAACGTTGGAACACGTTGCGCATCAAGCTCACTAAGCCTGTATGCAGCAAAATTCTGCGGAGGATTAAATTTTAAACTGAATAAACTATCGTCGATAGTGATTCCGTTTTCCATTAGATAAAGTTTAAATTCTTTGTCAATTTCTCCGTCCATGAGGCTCTGTAGGCGCTCACAATACTTGTTAAAACGTAGTTCTTGTATGTAAGCAGTTCCAACGCGACCGTCATTAAACGTGTTTGCGCTGTCATCTGAACCTGTTGGCAAGTAGCTGCTAGGAATTCTCAGTGCGCGGAACAATTTATTTGTAAAATAGCGCAAATCGTCAATTTCACCGAGATTTGTACCGCCTGGAAGCGTTTCTACCTTGGATCCTCTACCTTCTGCTGTCTGCGGAAAGAAGTAATCTTCATTGATTGATAGAGGATTATAACTTGAATCAACTACGCTACTTCCGCCTATAGAACTTGGAATTCTTCTTTGATGTATTTCATTTTTAACACGCTCAACGAACTGCATAGCCATATGGCTTGGCATATTTCCCACGTCGATATAGAAAATCCTACGTTCAGGAGCACGTTGTATACGATAGATTAGGATCGCATCTTCAAGCAATTCTTTCTGCTTGTAAACTTTAAAAACACTTTCAAGCAAACTGTTACCAAAAGGATAGTTGTTGTCTAATCCTTCGCTTAAACTGATGTGTACAACGTGTTTTGCAGGTATGGCCATCTCGTTCTGACCAATAGTAAATCTATTGCCAGTTGTCTGTGGATATGCTCCTGTCATACCTCTAGCACCAGCACCGCCTCCTGCAAAAGACGAAGTAGTTGGTTGTGTATTCTGATTGCTAGGATTGATAGCCGTGACCACTAAATCGTGGAAATTTGGGTTAAGATCACGGATAACATACTGCTCAGGTTTCTTACCATCGCTCTCATTGACGATAATTTTTGTTATCTTACCTGGATCAATATAGAACCATTTTTTAGTTTCTGGATCACGTATAAAGAAAACATCACCATACTTGCAGACATTGCGGAAAATACGGAAAATTCGTGTTTCTAACTGCTGTAGTTTGGTCCATTTAATCAGGTAATCCTTGATTAATTTTAATTCTACGCTAGTGGCTTTGTCTCTCAGCGTAACAAGGAATGGTGTTCCGTTCTCTCGACTTTTCTGTGTAGAAAATTCTGCTATGATATCGAGTGCTGCATTGACTTCACTATCCATATCCATAGTATCGTACTGGAGATAGCGTTCAATACGATTAGGAGTTCCAGTGTATACATCTGGAAGATAACTGCTATAATTGGTTTTTGAAGCAGCAGATCCGCCGGGATCATTACCTAAAGGGCTGAGTCTACCATCTTTATTAACAGGATTAAAGTATTTCTTCCAGGACACGCGATCACTCCGTCATATCTATTACTTATCGTATCTGTGTCATAGAGACATTTTTTATTATCAACGTCCTGATGTTGTTACTGCTGGCACTGGCCTTTGTGTGTTACTGGCAATAGTTGCTAATGCTCCGCCTAGACTGATTACAGCGTTTTCTACCCTGTTCAACGCACCATAAAGCTCATTTACACCAATACCGCCTGTTGTAGTAGCTCCTCCTAATGCGCCAGTAGCAGGAGATCCTCCTGGTATGCTTCCTGCATTATCCCTAAGTGTTTGAGAAGCTGAAGCTGCCCTCTGTAGATTATCTGCTAGCGCACTAACATTGCTACTAAATGCTTGGACACCCTGTATATCAGCTTGTAAATTGTTTCCAATACCCTGTAGTGACCTCATTGAGGTAACAACACCATTGAGATTATCACTGTTTATATTATTAATCCTGCTGATAGCTTCAACAGTTGATGAGAAATTTTCTAATGCTGCTGGACGTCCGCCTTGAATTAAACTTAGTTCGCTTAAGAAAGACTGTACTGCTACACCTAATTTTTGCATAATTGGTATAGCTGCATTAGCACGTTCTGGATTTAAATTCTGTAAAGTAGCAATTCCTTGTACGGTTTTATCTATAAAATTAGTTACACTAGTTAGTACGTTACTAATATTTGAAGCTGTTGAAGTTTGAGCATCTTGTCCTTCTAATCCACTAATCTTGTTGATTAGAGACATTAGAGGTCCTTCAAATCTACCTAGTGCTGTGGAAAAATTATTGATCGATTCTGGGCCTTCAGCTCCTGGTTTAAAGAGAGCATTAAGTTTGGTTATCTCTCCCTTAACTAGATCAGCAAATCCAGTGATACTGTTTTTTACTCTATCAATAGCTGCTGGTAATCTATCAAATCTGTCTGACAAATCTTGTATACTTAATGACCGTACATCGGAAGCAAACGTAGAAAATTTTGATAGATCAATTGATTGTATATCAGCATTAATACGATTTGCAAATCTAGTAATCCTGGCAGGTAACGAATCTAAAAAGGTTTTAATATCATCAAATGTAGAATTTAAACTTGATCTTGCAGAATCAATTCCTGAAGTTAGTGCTGCTGGTAAACTGCTAAAAAATTCTTCGCCTTTCTTTTTTAAGAACGCTATATTTTCACTAAATGTTTGCTGCCAAGTTTGTCGCTGTGCTGTGTTTTGATTATTATTATCTTGTAAAGATTGATTATTTGCTCGAGCAGTTTGTTCATTGTTAGGTATAGATCCTGGAAATACTTGATTAAATATTTTAGTTAGATTGCTTCCAACAACTTCGCCAACTTTATCCCATATAACATTTAATCCTGAAACTATTGCTTGCCATACTCCCCCCTGCTGGTAACCTTGTTGTACTGCACTGTAAACTTGTTTAAACGCATTAGCTAAATCTGTAGCAAATTCTGATATAGCTTTTATACCTTGGTCACTAGAAATATATTGTGCAAATTTATTTAGGTTAGTTTCTATTGATTTAAAAATTTCTGTACTTGCAAGAGCTCCTTGAAATTTATTAAATGCTGTTCCCATAGTCGATGTTAGATTCATTAGTGCGGCGCCAAAGCTATTCCTAGCTACTAATAATGGATCATTTCGATCAGCGGCTTCTTGCTTTATAGCAGCTTCGGCGCCTGATATTGCTATTCTAAATTCATCTAATGCACGGAGCTGGTCATTATATTTTATCTGTAGAGGATCTAATCCTTTCAATTTATCATCGATAGCTCTTTTAATTGGCCCAATATTGTCAGCTAGGCTTTTCCCTCCAGTATTCACTTGATTTATTAGAGATCCTACTGCTGGTCCTAATTGAGTTAATCCAAGTGCTAGAGCACCCGTTGGAGCTTTTATTGCTAATTCTTTAAATGCTTCGGAAGCATCTTTACCTGCAGCAGCCTGTAGAGAAGAAATATTAATTAAAGCCCTACCAGCAGCATCTTGATCTTTCATATTCCTAAGTAACTGATTCCAAACTGGATCATTAGAAACTGCTACTGAATTTTTTTGTAGCGCATCTCTGCTTAACCCTAACGCTCTCACAACACCGTCAATCGACTCTGAATATCGAGTTGTGTTTTCTGCTAACGAAGATGAATTTTGCCTAGTTAATGTTCCTAATCTATTCTGTGTTTCTAGATAAGCCTGGGATGCGCTTTCAATATCTTTAAGCCCCATAGCCATTCCACTAAATCTCTGTAGAAGCTGACCTTGAGTGAGCATGCTGCCTATTTCGGCTAGTTTCCTAGCGCCACCTTCGGCACTACCTCCTAATCCCACGAGGCTCTGTTGATTTTCTGCTACTGTCTTAGCAAACCCTTCTACGCTCTTACCAGCGTTAAGGGCAATAGTACTAAGTTCAGTAAGATTACCGTTAAATCCTGCACCAATAGTACTTAAATTTCTAAACGCATCTAGACCGGTATTGAAAAAATCAAATATACTGCTTATGCCTTTGCTCGCGAGAGTAGCACTAACAGTCCCTAACGATTTTGCCATGTCGTCTAGTTTGTCTTTGAGTTTTCTTGTAGACTCGTGAGTGTCGTCAACTTGTTTAGTCTGTTTTTTATAAGACTCAGTGACAGCATCAATGTCGGCACCTTTAACCTGTTTAGCCATAGATTCAGCTTTATCTGCTTTGTCTCTATTGCCCTGCATAGTTAGGGTAGTTATAAGTTCTCTAAGAGTAGAATCGCTCGCAGCATCAATTAACTGTGCGCCGTCTAACGTACCACCACCACGGATTTCGACCATTATTTTTTCACCATTAAATGCTCAGATAAATACAAGAGCATACATAACTTATTTATTGGAGAAAAACCTATGTCTCAAGAATCAAATAATCCGTTAAGAAAATATTTTAGGCAACCTAAGATATATCTAACGTTACCGAGCAAAGGTAATTTTTATCCTAAAAAAGCGATAGATATGCCCGAAAACGGCGAGCTTCCGGTATTTGCTCTAACAGCAAAAGACGAAATGCTTATTAAAACACCAGATGCTTTATTAAATGGTGATGCAACAGTTGACGTTATCCGTAGCTGCATACCTAATATACTCGATCCTTGGCAAATGCCGCAACTAGATCTCGATGCTGTAATGATAGCTATACGTATGGCAACGTATGGCGAAAGACTATCTATCACAACAAAAGTTCCTGTTACTTTAGAAGAACGAGATTACGAAGTTAATCTGCGAGACTTGCTCGATCGTTTAATAGTTTTCAATTATAATCCGTATGTGGAATTAGACGATAACATAACTGTAGAAATACGTCCAATGACCTATAAAGAGTTTACAGTTAATGCACAGAAAACTTTCCAGGAACAGCGTATTTTACGTATCGTTGATGATGAAACGATGTCCGATCAAGAAAAGCTTGGACACTTTGGTGTAGCTTTCCGTAAGTTAACAGACTTTACTATAGAATTATTACTAATGAGTGTAGTAAGCATAGACACACCCGAAGGTAAAGTAACTGACAAACTGCAAATTAAAGAATTCTTTAATAACACCGATACAGCTTATTTTAATAAAGTTATGGAGCAGATAAATGCTATGAAAGTTGCCAGTTCTGTGCAACCTCTCACTATTAATTCAACTCCAGAAGACATTCAAAAAGGCGTTCCAGAAACCTATACTTTACCAATTACGTTTGATCAATCAAATTTTTTCGCATGAGACTCCTAAGTATGAGCATGGAGGAGATTCTCAAAGAAGTTGACGTGCTCGAACGAGAAACTAAAAGTCTACGTAAAGATATTATACAGATCTGTTGGTATATGCGTGGCGGTATAACTCTAGATGAAGCTTGGAGTTTATGTAGCGAAGATAGAGAAGCTATCTCAGAATTAATAAAAGAAAACCTAGAAACTACTAAGAAATCAGGAATGCCGTTCTTTTAAGGGTGGACTGTGTTTAAGAAATCTAAAACAGTTTTAGCATCACTAGGACTCATAGTTCCAATCGTCTGTGCTATCTGTTGCATTGACATTGGAGCGCCACGTGCTGCTTGATATGCTTGACCAATTTCTCCAGGAACGGCGCTTAGTGCTCCAGCAGCAGACCCAATAGCACTTGGCGCTGCTTTAGCAGCATTAGCTATAGCTCCAGGAGCTGCTTTTAACTTATCCCATCCCGCACTGGCAAGATTACCTGCAGTATCTGCTCCTGCTCTAGCAGCTGTTCTTGCAGCACCTGCAGTAGCATTTCCTGCCCTACCAACTAGTCTTCCTACCTTAGTTGAAGTTCCCGTGTTAGGATTCCTGCTGAGGTTACTGGCTCTGTTAGGATCTCTATAACCTAAACTAACACCTTTTCCAAAATTAGATATAGTTTTTCCAGCAGCTTTAGCTGCTTTTGCTGATCTCTTTTTTAATCTTTGGAAATCTATTTCGTCTAGCTCTGCGCTTTCAGTCATAGCCATCCTACGCTGCAACATCTGTCTAACAGCATCTAGGTCAGCTCCTTGCAGGCGCTGTAATGAAACTAAAAATTTTCTATTATCCATTGGTCCTGTAGGAGTTGCAGGAGAAGGTGCACCTGTTGGAGTAGATGTAGGTGTTCCGGTTGGAGTAACTGTTGGAGGCGTCGGCGCTGGTCCAGATGCCTTGTCATAAACTATCTTTAAGAATATTTTTTCTAAACCGCTCTTGTTAAATCTTTTCCTAGGATTAGTGATAAATCTATCTGCATATGCCGGATCAACACCGTTAGCAGTTAAAAACTTCTGTATAGCATCACCGTTTGGGGGTAAATTAGTCCTACCTAAAAAATGATAAAATGCTTTAAAGAGTGTGTTAGCTTCTTCGCCAGCAGTTAACTTTCCCTGCATCCTAACACCCATAGTACCAGGAAGATACTTAGCACCTAAACCAGTAAGCTTCTGATTTAAATATCCCATAGGATCTTCGTTAACTTGAGTTCTGCTTTCTAGTATTTCGATTAGTTTCATGCTTTTATTTATTCTTTTATTATTAAGTGATGAGCTAAAGCTCATCAGTATTAACTTTCGCAAGCTCAAGTTAATACATTTTCTATCTTATCTTAATAATTACTCTCTTTTAATATTATCTAGACTGTGAAGTCATAATTCGCCCGTTTCCGGGCAAAAATATAAAAGAGCATTATCTGAGCTGCTCGGTCATACTAGAATAAAGTGATTCCTTTCGGACGGAGGCGGTAACCCTTAAACCCCCTACACCAGCTTCGCGATTAGTTACGGTTGGCAGTTATTCCCATTCTAGCGAAAATACTTACCATGACGGTTGGATCTTTTTCACAGAGCCGTCATCTTTTAAAGCCTGAAGTTAGCTTTTGTCTGTGGCACCCGAGTGTCCGAACGCAAGACGTTGCGCCCTCAACGGGGATCGAGCAACCTCGATCAAACTGAGCCTATAGCCTCTAGATGCCTGGTTTGTTTATGATGTGCGACCCATGGACTCGAACTGATATCTGTCCATTATAATAGTCAGTGGATTCTAAAACTCGATGAGTAAACTGTTCTCGTGCCTCTATGTATGAACACTGTGCCTTAGAAGTACAATAAAAAAGTATTTCTCTAGTGAACTTATCTTTGCCTAAAAGTAGAACATCTTCGTTTAGTTTGTCATTTGATCCGTAGTAGGTTTGCCAATCGCTATCGACTTTACTACGTATCTTTTTCTTTTTCTTGTTGCCGTTTTTTAATTTTACGACTTTGTAAGAAGTTTTAGAAAATTTTGCTAGTTTCTTGCCAATATATTTTTTACCGTTTGTAGTATTTGTGATAAGATATACGAAACCGATATATTCTTCAGGGATAGTGTCAACAATCTTTCCTTGGTAGTACCAATTATTGCTTGTTTTTGCCCCGCTCATTCTTTAATCGTTTTCTTCTTTCCTTGCGTTGGGTCTGTATCTCCATCCGCTTCTTACGTGCAAGCACTCTTATAGCGCCTAACGCATTGCGAGCATCGATACCAGGACGATCAGCGTCTCCGGTTTCCCAACGCTCGTTGGCTTTGAAATATTTTATTATTTCTAACATCAACTGCTCGTTGAGATCACCGGGACCAAACACAAGTTTGTTACTCATATATACCTACTTTAGTCGTAAACATCTACAGAATTGGCATAAGAAGTATATCCATTTTCTTTAACTACGCGGAGAACGTTGTTAACTCTTCCTATCAATTCATCCTTGTGGGATATGAGATAGATATTTTTATTTCCTTCACGTGCCATCTTCTTTAGGATAGCAAGAGAGTTTTCAACGCCAGCACTATCCATACCACTATCAATTAACTCATCAATAAACAGCAAGTTGATAGGCTGATATAGATTCTCCCACATATCACGGAAGCTCCAACTTAATGAAAGTATGAGCCTATTACGTTCACCACGAGAAAGATTATCAAAATCCAAATCTTGACCAAGTTGTGTAATCTCCACTTGTAGATCATTCTGAAAAGTAACTTGATGCGGTAGACCTGTTTTATCTAAGTAGTAGGTCAACCTTTGATTCAAATACGACAAATTTTGATCGATAATCTTCTTACGTATGAAACTATCCTTATTCGTTAGAAGTTTAAGCAAGAATTCTTGATGTTCACGGAATCTAGTTAATGAATTAACTAAGCTCCAATCAATTTCCTGTATTGCAGTGCTTTCTAATTCTTCAATCTGTTCCTGATAAGGGTCAGTTTCTGATTTTTTTGATTCGTATTGACTGCAAAGATTATCTAAATTGCTTTTGTGTTCGTAGACTTGGTCAATTTGATCGTAAAATACAGAAGGTTTAGCAGGAAGTTCTCCAATTTCTGTTATCTTTTCTAGTATACTTTTTAGTTTTTCCGATAAATCGTTGTAAGTTGCTTGCATTTCTTCAGCATCTTTAGATAATTCTTCAATCATCATTCCTAAATCAGCATCGTGTAATAGAGTTCCGCAAGCATAACACTTATGTTCTTGTGTTTCAGCTAAATCAATTTTAATCTTTCTTAATGCTTTGTCCGCCTGCCCGTAGCTACTTTCAACGGAAGCCTTTTCCCTATTAAGTATTTTAAGGTTGGCATTTGCTTCATTCCATACTTTGAGATCAGCATGAGCCTTAATTTCGTGCTCAATATCAATGTCTGAGAGATGCCGTATAGCGATTTCAATCTTTTTAAGCTCGTCTTCTTGTCTAACATACCATGCTTTCTTCTTGAGTCCGAGAGAATCGATGGTGTTTTTGATAGATTCGTTGCTACTTTTCTTCGCTTCAATGTTTGCATTCTCCTGTACTATCTGATCTTTAACTGATTTAACTTGTTCTTTGAGTATATCAGCTTTTTCACTAAGAGTTGTTATGCCTAAGAGCTGTTCTATCACTTCTCTTTGGTCATTTGCTTTCATACTTAGGAATGGCTCTGTATATGTGTTTAACGCAAGTATATGCTTAAACATCATATGGGTCATTCCCATTATAACATTGATCGATTCTTGTGTCTTGCGACTATCTCCTTGGCTTTCGTCTATATCGGTCTCTTGTTCTTGATTGTTAATATAAAACTTCAGAACATTGGGTTTCCTACCGCGCTCAATGCGATATTCAACACCGTCTCTTTCAAAGATAACGGTTACTAACATATTTTTTTGATTAATGTTGTTGATTAGGTTATCTTTTTTGATGTTAGTCAGTGCTTGACCAAATAAACTATAGCTAAGAGCATTAATGATAGTGGTTTTACCAGTCCCATTGCGAGAACCGCTATCATCTCCTCCCATATCTAGGTTTTCCCCAAGCACAAGAGTAAGTTGTTCCTTCTCAAAGTCTACGGCTTGAGTTTGATTGCCCACACTCATAAAGTTTTTAACTGTTAAGCTCTTTATTTTAATCATAGGCTATTATAAATCTCCAAGAGTAATGTGGGTTCATAGTTTTCGCTCTCTATACTAATGATTTGATTAGTAACGATTTGATCTACACTTTCAAAATTGGTAATTTCCAAGTGGCTTATGTTACCATCTAGGTCTTTCTTCTCAGGAATCAGTGTTAGTTCACGTATATCAAACTTGCTCATTACAGTTTCTTTGATAAAGTTAGCTTCTTCAAAACTAATATCAATATCTAAACTAACACGTAGATGCATCTTTGGTTTACAAAGTTTATCCATTTCGTCTATTAGTTTGCTTAGTTTAGTGGTCCTATAAAGGGGAGCGTTTGGCCAATCTATATATTGAGGGTTAGATCCCCATTCTAATATCATCATACCGCGTTCGCTGTCCCAAGCATCGGCAAAATTATGTGGAAATGCATTGCCGATATAATGGATATTGCCTTTATTCTGTCGTTTATGGAAATGCCCAGTAAAAACATATTCGTTATTTGCTAGATCCTCAGCTTTTACGTCGCCATGGTCGGGCATTTGTACCATTGCGTTCATCATAAACATAGGTAATTCAAGATGTCCAAACATATAACGGCTTTTCATTTTAGTGATTTTGCGCCATTCGTCACCTACTAACCAGGGAATAAATGCAACATCATCCATGATAATGGGATCTGTTATCATAGTAATACCTGGAACGTGCTTCCCAAATGCTACACTGTTCATATCTCTACGATCTTTATAATAGAGATCGTGGTTACCTGGAAAAAATACCGTTTGATTAAATGCTTTTCCTAACTTTTCTAAGCATTCAAGACCGGTATTCATGGTAGTAATATTAATACTGTTACGATTGTGATTCCAATCACCACAAAAAATCGCAGTTTCGCATCCGTTAGCCTTAGCAGTAGCTATAAACCAATCAACAAATTCTACACAATCGTCGTTATGTGCTTTGGAATTTGATTTTAATCCGAGATGGATATCAGTAAACACTGCTGCTTTCTTAAAAAACTCCATAGTAACTCCTTGCTATTATAACTTAACACTAAAATAGTTTTTTGTCAATCGGAAGATCCACCACTATTTCGGTCTTTTGCAAGTTGCCATTCGTGATTTCCCTGCCTAGTATAGCTAGGATTGAAGTTATTCATTTCTAAAATATCGTCTCGAATGTTCTGATTGCGCTTTTCGATATTAATAACTCTAGTAAAACTGTTAGTAACTGCTGCTGTATAGTAAGCAAACGGATTTTGACTCTTACTTTCGTCAAACTGTAGGCCAATTTGAGTGAGTTGTAGTATAGCTTGACCTCGCATTTCGTCGTTATAGGTATATCCTCGAACATTACCTCTGGTAGCATAACGCTCGCATAGTTTCATAAACATTTTTGCTAGCTTATTAGTAAACTGTCCTTGGTCTTTTTTAAAATACCCGTTTTCCATTCCACCAACCCAGTGGCTCTTTCCTACACACATTAGATTTCCGTTGTCATCATATTTCCAATGTTGGAACGGAGGAAAGTTAACTTTATCATGAGAATCTGCTACTGTCTTTGTTTTCTTTTTTCGTCCCGGAGCTAACGGTATGTGATCATATGTCATAATACGAAAAATAATCTCGCCTTTCTCTACTTTTCGATAATCAAATTCGCAATCACTTAACTTGCTCTTTTTATCACCTGACAATTTTCTATTTTCAAACTCTTGTGAAGTAAGTTTCTTTGCTTTTGTGCGTTTTGCCTCAGCCATAGTACGCACATTTATTTTATCTAAGCTAGGGAGTATTATATCGTAATCACAATAGGTAGGATCAACATAGCTGCAATAACTATTTTTGCTTTTATGTATTTCATCTAGAAGATCTTTATTGTTTAGATAATTTATTTTTGCCATTATTATTATTCTCCAATCTATATTATAATACACGCAGTTTATTTTTGCAATAAATATCTACGGAGGAATTCCTATGGAAGATGATATTTTTGGTGGTGTACCGGATACTTTAGCTGAAGTAACTAGCTCAGTAACCGATTCTACAAGCAGCTTAACTGATTCACTAGGAGATTTGGTAGGAGACGGGTTAAGTGCGCTTGGAGATCTCGGTGCAGGAGCATTAACTGGTGCTGCATTGGGTGTAGTTGGTGCTGTTTTAGGTGGTATCAATACTCTAAATCCTAACGAACTTATAAGTTCCTATCGCAGGAACGGTATTCCTTTTGGTGCAGAACGAGATTATTATTCCAGTAATGCATCTACAGTATTTTACAGCACACCTGGCGAAGTTGATTGGCGTGTAAACATTTTTAGTCCAATTATTTTACAAAGCCAAGCACTGTTTCCGTTAGCACAAACAAACGGCATGGTGTTCCCATATTTACCTTCAATACAGTTCCAAAGTACTGCACGATATGATCAGATTCCTGTAACGCATACTAATTACCCCTTCTGGGCATATAAGAATTCACAAGTAGAAGATATTAATATAACAGGAACATTTACTGTACAAGATCAAAATGAAGGCATCTATTGGCTAGCAGTAATGCATTTTTTAAGGACTGTAACAAAAATGTATTTTGGATCTGGACCTAATTTAGGAAATCCTCCACCTATTTGCACGCTCAACGGATACGGAGACTTTGTTTTTAATAATATAAGTGTCGTTGTTAAACAATTTAATATATCTTTGCAAAAAGATGTAGATTATATATCAATAAACGGTCCTATGGGCATCAGCTACGTTCCGGTACGAAGTGATATTAGTGTAGTAGTAAGTCCAGTATTCAGCAGAGAAAAGATAAAATCGTTTAACTTGTCTAGTTTTGCAAATGGTAATTTAATATCTGGATATGATGGAAAGGGTTGGATATGACAGCCAAATATTCTCCAAGCAGTCCTTGGTATAAAACAGAAATAAAAAATAATTCATTAGGAATTTGGAGTCCGAGGACAATCCCATCCAGGGACGATGATTTTGAATATACAATATTGCCTCAATATAATTATAGACCAGATCTATTAGCCTACGATATATATGGAAATCCAAAGTTGTGGTGGGTATTTGCACAGAGGAACAAAGATATATTATTTGATCCTATCTTTGATTTTAGAGCAGGCACGACTATTAAATTACCAAGAAAGACAACTTTGTTATCGGCATTGGGAATGAGTTAATCGATGGTAGATAATATTACTGGAAAACCATTATCTTCAGATTACGTACCTGTAGGTAGTCCAATTAATGCATCAGATGGCGGATCTTCTTCTCCTAAGACCGCTTCGTCTAATGGTTTAGAATATTCTCCGTATTTAGAAAATCAACCATCAGGACAGCCTAATCCTTTAAATCAATATGCAACTTATAATGCATTGTTTACTTTAGCAGTGTTGCCGCCTAATATATATAATAGCGGTAATCTTCCTCCCCCTGGAGAACTAGATTACATTTTATTAAGATCTCAAGGCGATTGGGAAGAAACTAGTAGAGTTAGTACAGAATTTGGAGAATTTGATTATTTTTTAGATAACCTAGTTATAACAACAGTTATGTCACCGTCGACTGCTACGGGAGCTATGACAAATGCTACTGCTATTGAATTTACAGTTACCGAACCTTACAGTATGGGATTATTTTTTGAATCAGTAGTACTTGGATCTAAAGCTGCTGGATATGGTGGCCCAATGGATGCTGTTTTTTTACTTTGTATAGAATTTGCAGGATATGATGATACGGGATCTGCTTTTATAGATCCAGATCTTACAAGATATCTTAATATTAAAATGCCTGTTATCAGTATGTCTGTTAATAATTCAGGATGTATATATCAGATTACTGCAAAAAATGCAAGCACGATAGGAACTGAAAACGAATACTCAACTACTAAACAAAATCTCGGTTTAACAGGAATAACAGTAGAAGAGCATTTATCAAAGCAAACAAAGGGTAGTTTAAATTTTGCATTAAATCGTGCATTACAACAATTAAAAAATGATAAAACTTTAGCAGAAACTGATTCTTTTGATATTAAATTTGTTGATAATCCTAATTTACCAAACGTTCCTAATAATATTGGAAAAGCTAAGTTGTATAGCGATTTTAATAGGGCTGGAGCACAAAATCAACCTGATCTTAATAAAATATATGATGCAGAAAATAAAATTTATAAAGATCAAAATCTAGGAGAGAATAGAGTAATACATATACCTAAAGATACTCCTATACTTTCTGCAATACGAGAAGTAATATTACGAAGCGATTTTCTATCAACTCAATATACTGGAGGTAAGTTTAATACTGACGACAATGGCCAAATAAATTGGTTTATTATTAGACCTAGGAATGAAATAGGAGATTATAATCCTCAGCTAGGCAGGAATAATGTTAAATGGATTTATGAAATTATGCCTTGGAAGGTATCTATAGATAGGATGATTACTCCAGGAACATCGCCTCCGGGGTATGAATCCTTAAAAACCCAAATAGCAAAAGTATATGATTACATATACACAGGAAAAAATACTGAAGTTTTACAGTGGCAAATTATGTACAATCAGATGCTTGCTAACTTACCTACTGATTTAGGAACTAATACAGGAAATTCCGCATCGGGACTTACAGGAGATGGCAATGTTAAACAGACAGGTGCAACATTACCAAATACAGGAACAGCGACCTCTAAAGAAGTTACACCAATTGTTAATCTCTCATCAGATAAAAATTTAGTTACTACTGGAAATACCGGAGGTGGTACTGACACTACTAGTTCAATACACAATAGGATTTTAGATTCTATAGTTATGGATACTACCACGGAACAGCAACAATTAACTATGACGATAATGGGAGATCCTTATTGGATAGCAAATGATTTTACTGGAAATAAAAAAAGTTCTACCGAAAATTATTCTACAACAATAGACGAATATGTAAACACATTTAACGGAGAAGTTTATGTTATCGCTAATTTTAGGACACCTATCGATCTAGATCCTGTTAGTGGTAACTATAGATTTGCAGCTACATTAGATACTATAAGCGGATTGTATAGGATTGTTTCTGTTATTACTAAATTTGAGAGAGGTAAATTTACAGTAACATTTCAAAATTCAATAAGATTGAGGGCACAAACTACAACAAGTAGCGGATCTGGATTCTTAATACAAGCAGGACAGCAGGGAGCCGGCGGTTACTTATCAGCAGGTGCTACAGATATCCTTAGTTCTGCACTTAATATTTTTGGTAATGGATCATCGGTATTTGGAAGAGGAAGGCCGCAGCCAAGCATCGGAAGGATGGCTGGAGCTATGTCTGGTAATTTAATTGGCGCAGCTATAGGTGGAGCAGTTAACGAAATTGCTTCCGGAGTTGGTAATATTGTAGGCAATGTGAGCGATATATTAGACGGATAAAAGAGGAAATTTAAAAATGGCAAGAACTTCGGAAGAAGCACTTTCAACACTTAAAATGAATCCAGGACCACATATTGGTAGGATCGTAAACAATGTTGATCCTCAAAGACAAGGTGCAGTACAGGTAGAATTACTAGGTAGCATTGGTGACCAAAGAGGAATGGATCAACAGTTATTCACTGTTAGATATGCTAGTCCTAGTTTTGGTTCAACCGACGTAGAACACGATGCTACTAATGCGCCTGACCATCATGGCTCTCAACAAAGCCACGGGTTTTGGTCTCCGCCTCCTAATACAGGAACTATGGTTATGTGTTTCTTTATAAATGGGGATCCGGGACAGGGATATTATATGGCCTGTATACAAGATCAACATATGAACCAAAGCGTTCCTGGCATAGCATCTACTAAATCTACGAAAAAACAATTTAAATCTTACAATCCCGAAACCGGTGACTGGTCTAAGATTACTGATACTTCGAAGTTGACAGATCAAGGATCTCAATTACCAGTCGGTGAAGTAAATCGTCCTAGTGCAAAAGGTATGCAACCTAACACTGGAAAAATGGAAAAACCTGTTAACTCTGCTAAAGTTTCGCAGCTAGCTGAACAGGGATTAATTGATGATCCTTATAGAGGAACACATACTAGTAGCGCAAGAAGAGAAAGTCCTAGTAATGTACACGGTTGGGGAACTCCGGGTGCGTTAGATAAAACTCCAGGAGCTCCGACTAGATCAGTTGGACCTAGAGATACACAGGCTACTAAACACACTGCCCGTCGCCCGGGGCATTCATTTATAATGGATGATGGTGATGAGACACAGCTTAGGAAAAGTAAAGCAGGTGAGGGTCCTGCTGAATATGCCAATCTGCAAGCCGGAGAAAAAGGTGGCGATGTTGGTATACCAAAAGATCAGCAGATAAGGATAACTGCCGCTAACGGTGCTCAATTTATTATGCACAGTTCTGAAGATTTTATCCACATACACAATTCTAAAGGTACTGCTTGGGTAGAGATGTCTAGTAATGGTAAGATCGATATCTATACCGCTGATTGTGTTAGTGTACACACAGAAGCAGATTATAACATTACCGCAGATAGAGATGTTAACATACACGCCGGCCGCGCTATTAATCTGTATGCCGACCATGATATTAATATCAATTCTAAATCAGAAATGCACGTTAAAAGCCATACTAATATACAGATGAGCGCAGACAATCACGTTGCTGTACAAGCCGAAGGCGGCTCATTAATGTTGATGTCTAATAATGTAGCTAGCATGGTGTCTGGTGAAATAAACATAGATGCTAAGAGCCTAGATATACTATCAAACACACACATACATATGACTAGCAAAGGCGATACAAATTTTAAATCAGCTCAGTTATACATTGGTTCAGAAAGTGATATAGATATAATTGCAGCAGGCGCAATTAAACAGACATCTGCTGTAGCACATTTGAAAACCTATAGTCAAATGGTACTTCATTCCGATGATACTATTGATCAACGAGCCGAAGGAAACTTTAGTACATCTGGTGCTGATATGGCACAGACTTCAGATGGTCCGATAGCTATAACCGCAGTCGGCGGAGATATGAAACTGCAAGGTGGTTCAAACATCTATCAAAACAGTGGTCCAGGTAGATTGAAAGGATCATCTCTTGCACTAGCCCCAGATTCGATGATGATAATCTTAGCGAATTCTCCAAACCCTCCTATATCAGCAGCTGAAGCAGCAGAACCACACGAAGCTACTCCCCACAAGCCTCATCCAACTAAGACAAATGCTGATACGATAGCTCCTGTTTATCATTCTAATTACGGAAGAGCAGTAACCAGCAGAGTACCGGGCCCACAACCCTATGACGGACATGAACATCTAAATCCTGCAGGGCACACACAAGATTTAACTGACAGACATAATTCAGATCAACCTTATAATAAGGGAGAGGAAAAGAGGCAGATAAGCCATCCGGATGATCTAGAAAATATCCCAAATGGTACTAGGAAACAAGGGCCCAATGTTAGCGGTAACAGGCGTAATCCATACCCGCATCATCCATCGCCTAAGAGCAGTCCTAGTAGCAATGTTACTAGTGCAGAAGCGCAGATTAGTAACAGAAATACTCCAACAGATTGGGTACAAGATCAAGAATTTATGGGAGATGTTGCTAAACTATCTGGAAAACTAGGAATCACTGTGTCTGAGCTATTAGCTATATTTGCTGCTGAAACCGGAACGGCTGCACTAGATCCTAGCAAAGTTAACGGTGAAGGATGTGTTGGACTAGTACAGATCTGTAAATCTACTAATCCAAAAACAGGAAAAAGTAATTACGATGAACTTGCTGCACGTAGTCCAAAAGAAGCAGCAGAAGATAACCTAAGTCCAGAAGGGTTGAGGAAGCTAACTCGACATAGACAGATGTTCTGGATAGACAAATATTTTGATCTTATATTACCTAGTGGTGCTGGCATTTTTCCAAAGAAAGATAGAGTATGTTATGTATGGATGGCGCTTGCAGCAGGCACTGATTCTAGCAAGCTAATCACAAAAAATGTAATATATCCTTTTTCTGATAGTCGTTGTAAGCGTAATAAAGGTTGGCAAGATTCTACACACGATAACGATTGTACTGTTGCAAAAGCCTGTACATGGTTGCGTTGGTATGAGAAACAATTTGTAACTCCAAAATTAGGTGCTAAGAGCTTTAGTCCAGATTTAAAATCAGGACCAGGATCCACTATACAGCCAAAGATTCCTAGCTTACCTAAACTACCAAGTATTCCAAATATAGTAAAAACACTTGCTAAAGTTCCAGGATTATCGTCTATTAACGGAAGTATGTCCGCCTCGGAAAATCTATCAAATCCAAACATACCATCGGTGCTGATAGCAGACGAAGGTGCTACTAGTTTTGCTCCTAGCACCCCACCGACATTAAATGCAGAATCAAATTGGACAGGGAAATCAGATGAGCGAACAATGCCATCGGATAATCCAGGATTACCTTGCGAGTCTAGATGGAGTTGGTACAATGACAAGTACATAGCGGTTGATGCTACAGGGCATCCCATTGACGCTTCTTGTAATCAAGTTGAACCTGATGTTGCTTATTCTAAACCAGCAGAGATCAATCAACCGGATCCTCCGACACCATCGACAGGTGGATTACCTGCTACTGAAATGGCAGGCGGGAATCCAGATGGCTCGGATATTTTACTGCCTTAAAACGGTGATAAGTATATAATGGAGCACGATTATGGCAGTACAGGGATACAATAATTTAAGCGTCGGTAATGTTAATGCTGATCCTTATCATAAAGGATTTCAACCGCGTTCTTATAAGGGATTTAGCACAGTAAGTCCTGTTGCTAAAAATGGAGCATTATACGATCTAGAACTTATCAAACAAGATTTAATCAATGTTTTCCATATTAAAAAAGGTGAAAAATTAGAAAATCCTGAATTTGGAACTATAATATGGGATATGCTTTTTGAACCTCTTACTGAGCAAATTAAACAATTAATAACAAATGACGTTAATTCTATCATTAATAGTGATCCTCGTATTAAAGTGTTAAAAAGTGTAATAACACAAGTTGATAAAGGTATACAATTAGAGTTTACGATTAACTATGTTACCTACAATATACAACAGACTATGCAGTTTACGTTTGATCAAAAGAACGGCCTGCGTTAATTAAACTAGCACTTTATTGTTAAAATAAATAAACTAAACAGGATCGTTGTTCTATGTCAATTACAAATCGTCAAAATAACTTATTTTTAGCTGAGGATTGGTCCAAGATCTATCAGACATTTACTAACGCTGATTTTACAAGTTATGATTTTGAAAATATCCGTAGGGTAATGATAACCTATCTTAGGGAAAATTTTCCTGAGAGTTTTAACGATTACATAGAGTCTAGTGAATATCTAGCTTTGATTGATTTAATAGCATTTTTTGGCCAGAGCCTTGCCTATAGATTAGATTTTAATGCGAGAGAAAATTTCCTAGAATTAGCCGAAAGGCGAGAGAGTATACTGCGATTAGCAGGTATGATTAGTTATAATCCTAGCAGGACGATATCAGCTAATGGATTTTTAAAATTACAAAGTGTTATTACAAGTGAAAATATCGTAGATTCAAACGGCGTTGGCCTAGGAAATGTACAGGTAAGCTGGAATGATTCTTCAAATGCTAGTTGGTTTGATCAATTTACTAAGATAATGAATGCTTCTTTTGTTGACAATGTTTCATTTGGAAATGCACTATCTAGCGCAAATATTGACGGATTGTACATAGAACAATATCAGATAAACAGTTACATCACCGATGTTCCAGTGTTTCCTTTTACTTCGACAGTTAACGGAAATGGTTATAATTTTGAAGCTGTTAGCACTAAAATAACCTACGACACCGCAACACAAAAACACAAAATAACAGAAGATCCACCCCAAAAAGGTAATCAAATTTCTCTAATCTACAAAGATGACGGTCAAGGATATGGTAGTGTTAACAGTGGATTTTTTATACACTTTAAGCAGGGAAGTTTAACACAAAATACATTTTTAGTTAACAATCCTGTAAGCAATCAGATTGTCAATGTATCGGCTACAAACATCAACAATGACGATGTTTGGCTATATCAGCTAGACAATAACGGATTAGAATTGTCATCAAATTTATGGACTAAAGTTCCTGCTGTAAATGGAAACAATGTTATCTATAATAGCATAGATAAGACTGTTAAAAATATCTACTTTGTACAAACTACTGCTAATGATAGTATAGCTCTTAATTTTGCTGACGGGATATTTGGAAACTTACCTAAGGGAACATTTAGAGTCTATTACAGGACTAGCAATGGTTTAAATTATGTGATACATCCTAACGATATAAACTCGGTAATAGTAAACATACCCTATGTATCAAAGACTAATACATTAGAAACTCTCAAAATGATTTATTCTCTAGAGAGTACAGTAACAAATGCTGCAATGACAGAATCTAATGTAGAAATAAAGCAAAATGCTCCTGCAAATTATTATACTCAAAACAGGATGATAACGGGTGAAGATTATAATCTAGCACCGCTTAATGTTAGCCAAAATATAGCTAAGGTAAAGTCTGTTAATAGGACATCTAGTGGAATCAGTAGGAATTTTGATTTAGTGGATGCTAGCGGAACGTACAGTAATACCAGCATATTCTGTAGTGACGGACTGATTTATAGAGAAAGGATATTAAATTCTTTTGATTTTAAATTTAATAATACGACCGATATACAAGAAATAATATTGAATCAAATACAGCCGCTTGCATCTTTAGATACTATGAGAGATTTTTATTATTCTGAATATAATAAGATAAAATTAAGTGATCTAAATGCTATGTTTGTGCAAGTAACCGGCGGATATAACCAAAGTAACGGTTATATAGCAAATGTTACTGACAAAACTCCTCTTTCGGTTATCTATACAGGAACTGCATTAAAATATGTACAACCGGGTGCCTTACTAAAATTTGTTCCTCCTGCAGGAAAATACTTTACTAGCAAGGGCGGGTTAACTTCGACTCCTAGTAATACTACAACAGATAGGATCTGGGCAAACGTAGTATCTGTTTCAGGAAATGGTACAGGTGTTAACAATAATGGTAGAATTAATTCTAGTGCTAACAGCTTGGGCGCCATTACACTTGGGCAAACTGTGCCAGATGGAGCATTGCTAAATCAGATAATACCAGTATTTTTAAATTATCTATCTTCTGATTTACAAACAGTTATAAATGATCTTATTTTTAACTATAGATTTTTTGCACTACGTTATGATATTAACTTGTCAACTTGGACTGTGATACAAGATAGGAATCTAAATCTTTTAGATGCATGGACTAATGGGTATGCTGGGGACAATTCCGGACAAAAACTAGATAGTAGTTGGTTAATCGCATTTGAAACTGATGGAACTACATATACTGTTTCCTATAGAGGATTAGAATATTTCTTTGAATCTATAATAGAAAATAGATTTTATTTTGATGGTACTAGAAAGATTTATGATACTACTACAGGAACGATACAGAAAGATAAAATAACAGTACTGAAAATAAACACATTGCCAGGCACTAATAATTCACTGGTAACAGATTATCCATTTAAAATAGTCGGAAATGTGTTAGAAAATAACGGATACGCTAGTACCAAAGTAGTTAAGGTAACATTTTTTGATTCTAATGATGATGGATTACCTGATAATCCAGATGCATTTGATATAATCGTAGATCCACCTAGTCTTACTTCTTCTAATACATTAACTAATACTAATTTTGTATTTTTTGAAAAATACATAACTGATGGATATACAGAAGATTATAGATTTGTAAGCAACGAAAACGATATGTTTTTAATATATCCTAAAGAAACACACATACAAAACATCAGTCAATACGCTGATGGACAATTATTTTATTTTTATCTATCAGATGTTGTAAAAAAATATAATGCTTCTACAGGTGCATTAATTGTTACATTAGACTATTATGTTAATGCTGGAAGAAATAATTTGTATTTTTATTATCTACATAATGCTGATTCTACTACTAGGATCGATCCTAGCTCAACTAATATAATTGACATATACCTTTTAACTAAAGATTATGATGTGCAATATAGGAATTGGCTTTCTGGTAATATATCTGTTCGTCCTTTGCCTCCAACAACTACGGAACTGTTAACTACATATGGGGCATCGCTTAATGCTATCAAGAGTATAAGTGATGAAGTAATATATCATCCAGTTGAGTATAAAATATTATTTGGTTCTAATGCCGATATGCGATTAAGGGCAAAATTTTTAGTAATTAAAAATGCAGAACAGGTTATCACTGATAATAACGTTAAAGCTAAAATAATACAAACTATAAATCAATTTTTTGCTTTAGGTAATTTTGATTTTGGTGACACATTTTACTTTAGTGAATTAAATTCCTATGTAATGACACAGCTAACACCGTATATAACTACTTTTGTAATAGTTCCGGTGGCTAGTGATCAAGTATACGGAAGCCTACAAGAAATAACTTCTAACCCAAACGAAATTTTTATTAGCGGTGCTACAGTATCGGATATACTAATTGTAGAATCTATAACAGCAACTAATTTAAAGGCAGCAGGATATGTACTAACAACATCTAACTTTGATGTTAATTCTACCGTGTTAAAGAGCAGCTAATCTTGGAGCAATAATGGCAAGTAATGACGAATATCCACTACCGGTTAATATAGACGACCAGAATAAAAGACAGTCAGTACGACATCTGCCTAGATTTTTTCGTACTGATCAAAACGAAAAATTTCTATCTGGTGTTTTTGATCCTCTATTACAACCTGGAAAATTAACTAGAGTTAATGGATATATTGGTAGGAAAGATATTCCAAATTTTAGTTTTGATGACAACTATCAGACTGATACTTCGTCTATTAGACAATACTATCAACTAGAACCCGGATATGTATATGAAGATCCTGCAACTGGAGAAATTTCCTGGTTTGCTGATTATATTGACTATATGAATAGTCTAGCATATTATGGCGCAAACACTAGTAACCACGCTAAATTAAATACTGAAGAAGCATATTCTTGGGATCCAAATATTGACTGGGATAAGTTTGTAAACTTTAGAGAATACTATTGGTTACCAAGTGGTCCAGATCCAATAACAATTTATGGAACCCAACAAGCAGCTTCTAGTGCATTTACGGTCGTAGCTATAAATGAAGGAGATAGATACGATTATCTGTTTACTCCAGACGGACTTACAGTTAATCCTAGACTAACTCTATACAGAGGACACACATATACTTTTAATATAAATGCTAAAGGAAAACCTTTTTCAATAAAGACGCAAGCGGTTCTTGGAAATAGTTCTTTTTATGATAACGGTGTATCTGCACGCAATGTAGATATTGGAACCATTACGTTTACTGTTCCCTATGAAGCACCTGATCTATTATATTATGTAGACGGAAACGACCTTGACACTCAGGGATTTATTGACATACGAGATGTTAATTCTGACACATTTTTAGATGTAGATTCAGATATAGTTGGAAAATCTAGTTATACAAGTACAACAGGTATAAATTTTGTTAATGGATTGAAGATAAAGTTTGTTGGAAATATAAATCCATCAAAATACGCACAAGATTTTTGGTATGTTGAGGGAGTAGGAACTGCTATACGATTAGTAGCATATAGCGATCTAGAATCTACCCCGCTAACTAACGATCCAACAGATTTACCTTTTGATTTACAACCATTTGATTCGGTTCCTTTTGAAAATGCTAACAATTATCCTAATACTAAAGAATATATCACTATTTCTAGAGCAAGTCGAGATAGAAATTCTTGGTCTAGAAATAACAGATGGTTCCATATAAATGTACTAGAGATTACCGCTACATTTAACAAGCAAATAGCATCCCCGGATCAAACTGCAAGAGCCCAGCGTCCTATTATAGAATTTCTTCCAGACATTAAGCTTTATAACTATGGATGGAATGCAAAGAGAGATGTTGATTTAATTGATACAACTACTACTAAGGTATTTTCTACTATAGAAGGTAGTTTAGGATATCATGTTGATGGCGAACCTCTTTTACCCGGACACCGAGTGCTATTTACTGCTGATGAAGATAGTTCAGTTAACGGTCGTATCTATAAAGTAAGTACTATTAATGTAGATAATACTAGTATAAAATTTTTAAGTGCTATTATTACTAACACAACTGCTCCGTTCCAGGTAACATTCTTTTTTGATAAGTTAGTAGCTGCACCACCTACAAATTATGGTTATTATATAGATGGAAATGGCAATTCTAATTATACTGGATTGTACAATGCTATTTTTAGCACTACTACTTCTGTTACTTTACTCTATTCAAAAAATCCAGGTGTGTTTGGATCTGGAACTACTACAGGTACATACGGCACCGGCGGAAAGATTCCACAACTTACATTAATACCTACTGATGATACCGACCCAGTAGAAGGGGAAGTAGTATATGCCAAATCTGGATTAAGTTATAAAGGAACCAGTTTCTTTTATAATGGCGAAGTGTGGAAATCAGCTCAGAAGAAAACAATAAACAATCAAGCTCCTCTTTTTGATCTATTTGATGAAAATAAAACTAGTTATTCAGATTTATCAATTTACACTAACTCTTCTTTTTCTGGAAATAGGATTTTTGGTTATAGGATTGGACTAGGGGCCGCCGATACAGAATTAGGAATCCCGCTGTATTATCGATCAATTGATAACGTTGGAGATATTGAATTTGAATTTGATTTAGAAAATAGAAATTGGACATATGTTAATAATTCAGCATTATCGACAGTTTACTCTTATCAAGGATTTGTACGTAAATTTAATATAGACGGTTCTTTTAGTTTTTCAAACGGATGGACTACATTATCTCGCCCGCTTTATCAAAAAGCAGCAAGGGTTTTGCAAATAACAAAAGTAACAGATAAAATAGCTATAGACATTTTTAACAATAGTGCAACTATTGGCGATATGAATGCCCAAGTATATGTTAATAATATTAAGAGAAATGATATTTCTAGAGAAAATATTAATGGTGTAGCTTATATTAAATTTGCAACATCCCTCATACCTGGCGATAAGGTAGTTTATAAAGTACAAACTGTTGCAGAAAAAAATGCTAGAGGATATTACGAAATTCCTTATAATTGGCAAAATAATTCTTTTAATGAAACACTATCTTATATTACACTCGGCGAAGCAATAGATCATGTGAAGACTATCGTAGAAAATAATCCAAAATTTTTAGGAACGTTTCCGGGCAATAGCAACCTTGCTAACCAAGGAATGATTTCACAATATGGTTATAGATTTTTACAACATTCTGGATCATTTCCGCTTGCTGCATATCTAATAACAGATAGAAAAAATAATATAATCGATGCATTACAATGGACTGCTAATCAATATACACAATTTAAAAAAGAATTTCTCAGGATCGCAAGTGTCTCGGCATTTGAAGGTAATGTTAGTGAGCAAGTAGATCAAATATTATTAGAATTTTCAAAATCAAAATATCTAGATAGAAGTGCATTTTATTTCTCAGATATGGCTCCTTACAAAGGATATACTAAACGAGAATATGTAGTAGAAGATCCAAGATTACCTGTTTTTGTTATAGACAGTGTTTACAATCCTTCTTCTGAAACTAGAAGAAGTTTGTTAATTTATGTAAATGATGTACAATTAACTTATGTTAAAGATTATAGGTTTAATGAAACAGATGCATTTGTGGATATATTATATCCATTATCTGTAAAAGATGTTATTACTATAAAAGATTATCATACTACTAACGGTTGTTACATTCCTTATACTCCTAGTAAATTAGGAATATATCCAAATTATCAACCAACTATCTATATAGACGATACTTACCTAGATCCAGTAAAGGTAATCCAAGGTCACGACGGTAGTATCACTGTTGCATATAATGATTTTAGAGATGATTTAATTTTAGAATTAGAGAAAAGGATCTATAATACTAGTAGGATATCTTATGATACTACTATATTCAATCTCAATGATGTAATTGGCGGATATTATAGAAATAATTTTACTAGATCGTTCTTTAGCAGTAGTGAAATTAACAATATCATCTTACCAGATTTCTTAAAATGGAACAGCATAATAAATCAAGATTATAGTAGCAATAATTATTTTGAAGATGAAGTGTCGTTTACTTACAATTATAGTAATTCTTTTGCACCAGACGGTGTAACCAAATTAACTGGATGGTGGAGGTCTATCTATAAGTTTATGTACGATACCGACAGACCTCATTCTCATCCTTGGGAAATGCAGGGATTTACGATTAAACCCGATTGGTGGGAAAATGCATACGGTCCTGCACCGTACACTAGTGAAAATACAGTGTTATGGAATGCTATTGAACAGGGTATAATTAATATTCCAGGCCGTAAACGCACCGATACTCGCTATGCTAGGCGTGGGTTGTCTAACCATTTACCAGTAAACGATCAAGGAAAATTACTAAGTCCGTTAGATAGTAATTTAGCTAAAGATTTTGTACTGCTTAACGCTAAAAATGTTTATACATTTGGCGATGGAGCTCCTGTTGAAACTGCTTGGAGAAAGAGCAGCGAATATCCATTTAGTATTATTAAGGCTATGTGTATACTTTCTGGAAGTGAATTTATCGGAAAAATGTGGGATAGATTTACTATTAAAAGAAATATAGCAGGACAAATCTTCAATGAAAAAACTGGAAAAAGGTTTAATACATCGGATATTGTTTATCCAAATACTCCGTTAGGAAGTATTAATGATCCTAACGTTGAAAGGTCTATGAGTTCTGGACTAGCCAACATACTTGATGATTATGTTTTTAGTTTAAACGCTATTAGTTTAGACACCTATAAAAATATAATAACCGGATTACGATCTAAGTTAAATCATAGAATTGGTGGATATACTAGTAAGGACAAATTAAATGTACTATTAGATAGTCGTAGTCCAACAGCTAGCGGCACGGTATTTTTACCACAAGATAATTATAAAATTTTCTATAATCAAAGTTCTCCAATAACAAGTGTTGTTTATAGTGGAGTATTAATAGAAAAGATAAATTTCCAAAACGGTAAAAATACTATTTCTGGAGATTATCTAAACGCTACTTCTACAACTGGATATAGAATAACCGGATACGACAAAAAATACAGCATATTCCAGATACACTCAGCAATTCCAGCAAAGGGTGACAATGTTATTAATGTTGGTGGAGTAACTGAAAGTTATAGTGATTGGACTCCGGGACAGTTTTATACCACAGGATATATTGTAAAATATGGAAATCAATACTATAAAGCATCTGTTGCCCATACCGGATCAACTAACTTTGTAAATGACGCAACAAAATGGGCTACGTTAAGTAAATTGCCAATAGTAGGTGGCGTAACTGCTATCAAGAGAACTAAATTTTTAGACACTGTTCAGGTCATTCCATATGGCACTATACTGCCAAATGTACAAGCAGTTGTAGATTTTCTATTAGGTTATCAAGAAAGATTAACATCAATTGGATTTAAATTTAACGATTTTAATAAAGACTTAGGAGTTACTCTAGATTGGCTTACTAGCGCCAAAGAATTTATGTTTTGGTCTCTGCAAAACTGGGATTCGGGAGCAGTTATAACACTTAGCCCATCGGCTATGGGATTACAATTTGTTCCTACTATAGTTGCTTCTATTGATGATTTTAGCTCATCTGCATTTGAATATAATATACTTAAAGCTGACGGGTCTCCATTTAAACCTAACCTAATAGATATACATAGGATTGATAACGGATTTACTGCTAAACTCAACGATAACACAACTGACGGTATATATTTTGTTCGTGCTAATCTCATACAGAGAGAACACGTATTATTGTTAGATAATATTTCAGATTTTAATGACATAGTATACGATGAAGTTAGCGGATATAGGCAAGGTAGAGTAAAATTAATAGGATTTAAAACTAGTAATTGGGACGGAGGATATACAACTCCGGGATTTATGTATGATCCTGCAATAGTTAACTCTTGGAAACCATATCTGGATTATAAACTAGGGGATATCGTAAGTTACAAAAATAACAAATACGTAGCTATTGAAAACATCGCCGGCTCACAAGATTTTATTTTCCAATATTGGAAAGAACAAACAAAAAATATGCCTACGGGACTAATGGCTAACTGGGATTATAGGGTAGAACAGTTCCGAGATTTCTATAATTTAGATGCTAGTATTTTTGATGATAATCAGAAAAAATTAGCAAGACACCTTATTGGATATCAGGACAGGCCATATCTTGATAACATAATAATAGATGATGTTGCCCAGTTTAAATTTTATCAGGGATATATTAAAGAAAAAGGAACGTTCAATAGTATTACTAAATTATTTGATGTGTTAAGGTCGAGCGGATTTAGCACTGCAAATCTTTATGAAGATTGGGCATTTAAAGTAGGCGACTTTGGTGCTAGCGAATCTTATAGTGAAATAGAATTTGTATTAGATGAAGCACAATTTAGATACAATCCGCAAGATGTTCTATTAACAATTAATCCTGAATATCAAACCGATTTATCGATCTATAATGTAACATCTTCTATGGTAACAATAAAACCATCGGATTATAATGCTAAACCGTTTCCTATTAAATCACTAGATACTAGTCAAAGAGATTACGGAATATTCAAATATTCTGTAGCTGGATATGTTAGACCAGATGACGTAGAGCACATCATTTATAATAGGGCAGCCCTATTAAATTATGATATAACTCAATTACGTAACGGTGATAAAATATGGTTAGCCTATACTGAAAACAATGATTGGGATGTACTAGAATATATTAAAGTAGATCTCACAATTAATACCTGGACTGTAGATTTTGTAACAAATTCTCATATATATCTCTATTGTGACACTACTTTAGATTTAGCTAGAGGTGATCTCATATCTATATCTAATTTAGATTATGTTAATGGTTCTTATATAATACAGGCTGTAGCTAATAATATTATCACGATTTACACATCGAGCACTCTTGCCACTATACCTGATATAGTTACGACCGGAGTGATACATAGGTTAGCATCTGTTAGATATCAAAATCTATCTTCTGTATCGGATAAGTTGTATAACAAGTTTGATATAGTTGGAGAAAAATTATGGATTGATAGTGACCAATCTGGAAAATGGATCGTTTTAGAAAATAGCAATGCGTTTTATAGCACATCATCACTAGATAAAAACGATGAAATAGTACCATACACTAAAGCTGCTTCTCAGCAGTTTGGATATGATATAAAAATAAGTGGTAACGGACTGTTTATGGTAACTAGCGCACCCTTCAATGACAGAGGGGTAGTAATAATATATACTAGACCTAATAAATTAAGCAGTTGGGCATACTATCAGCTATTAAAGATACCATATGATTTCGTAACACCAATCGCTAACGATCATTTTGGTATAAGTTTAGAAATATCCTATGACGGATTAATAATTGCAGTTGGTGTAACAAATGCTACTAATGCAAAAAGTTTTTACAAAGGCATATTTAATGAATATACTAGTTACAACGTAAACGATGTTGTAAAATATAGTGATGGGACAAATTACTTTTTCTATCAAGCCAAGCGGTATATTCCCGGTAATGGATCAACTTTTATATATAATAACTGGAATCTTTACAATAAACATTATGGTGATCCAGGAGGATATAGTTCTAATCTATCTAATCAAGGAATGGTTGTAATATTCTCTTATGATAAGATTAGGTACAATAAATTCTTAGAAAGCGAAGTATTATTATCTTTCGATCCGACCGAAAACGAGCAATTTGGTAGTAAATTAAAAATGGCAGTTGACCCTGCAACTGATGATTTAATACTTTTTGTCTCAGCAAAAGATTATAGCTACGACCGTGTTACAAAGACAGTATCTTCTAGTTCTTCTAATTCTACTATTATACATTTAACAAATACAGACGGGTTAGTAGAAGGACAACAGGTATTTGGAATTAAAGATGCACTTACTAACGCAGATGTAACTACAAAAATAGTTAGTATTAATGACAATACACACATAACTGTAGATCAATATGTAACAGTTTCTTCTAATTCGACCCTAATATTTTTGTTAAACTCAATAGGTAGGGTACAAATATATAGATACAATTCTGTTGAAGGATGGTTCTTTAATTATGTACAGCCTATATTAGTTCAACCAACAGTGAGCATTTTGTTTGATAAATTTGCAAACAGTGCATTTGATATTAGTAGTGGATCTCAATATGGATATGATTTAGATTGTCTAGATGATTTTACTACTGCTGCAATATCTGCTCCATTTTTAGGATCGGGAGTAGTATACCTTTACAATATAACTCCTGATGTTTATGTAAGTACAAATTCAACACTAAATGGTTTAAAATTTAGCTATTTTGGCCTTAGTGAAATTATAAATCTAGATACATTAACTGATGGAACTGTTACAAATAATGTAGGCGGATATCTATCTATTGGTGATTATTTTGGTTTTAAATTAATTATTTCTGGAAATTCTCTTGTAGTAAGTGCTCCAAATAATAGTTCAAAAGGAAATCATGTTGGTGCAATATTTAATTTCCAAAAAACAGATTCTTCATTAGGCATATCTTATCAACTAGATCAGGTTATTATTCCGCCTGTTACAAACACCTATGCATATGAAAGATTTGGTACTAGTTTATCTATTGATCCGAATGGAAATGTATTAAGCATTGGTGCCCGAGGCGGCCCTTCAGTATTAGACACAACATTTGACACATATGCTGCAAGCCTTTATTCTAGTTACTCATTTCAATTAATTGATATTGTTAATATAGAAGGAACAGGTCCATATTATGTTATGTTCGATATCACTCCACAACTGTCAGCACCACCGATTAATGTAAAATATAATATATCAGGAAATTCTAATTCTTTAATTGACGGAGATTTCTTAGCAGATTCTAGCACGGCAACTACTGTAACTTTTATATTTGATGTTATTCCTGGTGAGTTTGGAAGTGGGCATACTATAGCTAGTGATCCTGATTTACAATATCTATTAGATCCTAGTAGTGCAGAATTAACTCCAACGACGTTTGATAATAATTCTACACGTTTCTATGATCAAATAGCAGTAACGGGTGCAGTATACGTTTACAATAGATTTGATAATCATTTTATCTATTCCGACAGATTGACCCCAACTAATGATTTAGCGGCACAAGATAATTTTGGCTTTAGCATCGTTACATCATCAAATTGCATAGCAGTTGGAACACCAAATAAAGCATTTAATGGAGTTCATACTGGGTCTATGTTTGTCTTTAATTTTAATAACCCGAGTTGGAAAATACTACGCTCGGGAGAACCGTTAGTTGATATATCAAAGTTTAAAAAATCATTTTATTATAATACAGAAACTAATAAAATAATATCTAATCTAGACATATATGATCCTGTTAAAGGACATATACCAGGAATAGCAGATCAAGAAATAAAATATCAAACATATTATGATCCTGCAGTTTATGAATTTATAGGAGATACGTCATTAGCACATACTGCTGATCAAATCTGGACAGACAATCATGTAGGAGAATTGTGGTGGGATTTATCAACAGTAAAGTATATGTGGTATGAACAGGGCGATATAACTTTTAGAAATACACATTGGGGTAAATTATTTCCAGGATCAGTAGTAAATGTTTACGAGTGGGTAGAGTCTAGATATACTCCTAGCCAATATGCTACATTGTCAGATACTACTGCTGGATTAGCAAATGGTATAAGCGGAATTCCTAAAGATACTAGTGATCTAACATATAGTACAAAGACTAAGTATGATCAAACTAGTAGCATTGTTACTACACTTTATTATTTCTGGGTAAGCAACAGGAAAATAGTTCCTTCTTTTACTACTAGGAAATTAAGTGCTAGTGAAGTAACAAAATTAATATCTGATCCTAAAGGACAAGGTTATCAATCAGTTAGTATAACTGGACAGAGCAGCATTTCTTTAACTAATATTAAATCAAAACTATTAGGAAAAAAAGTTTCTATAAACTTACAATTTTACGAAGTAGAAAATACAGATTTATTGTTACATAGAGAGTATGTTCTTATTCCTAAGGGAGATAGCACAGCCCAAATACCTAAACTGCTCGAGCAACGATGGTTTGATAGTTTGATTGGATTAGATATAGCAGGAAATGTAATACCTGATCCTAAATTAAGTCCAAAACATCGTTATGGCAATAGCACTAATCCTAGGCAGTCTTGGTTCATTAATAAGTTTGAAGCACTAAAACAAAATATAGAATATATAAATTCTATATTACAGGATTTTAATTTATTAAATGAAATTAATCTAACTAACTTATATAAGCAAGAAGAACCACCGACCCTTACTTCTGGAATAATAGATTTTGAAATAGATACTTTACAAGATTTACCTTATGTTGGAACTTCTAATTTAAGGACCGCCCAACTATCACTAGTTATTAAAGATGGATCAGTATATGATGTATACGTAGACGACACAGGGTATGGGTATGGTAAGAATAAAATATATCAAACTGATGCATATGGAAATCCAGTGCTATGGTATGGGCCCACAGTAGAAATACAAGGAACCGGAACTGGAGCTCAGATTCAAACTTATGTAGATTCTAAAGGACAAGTTGATCCAAATAGTGTAGAAATAATTAAGAGAGGCAAAGGATATAATTCTGTAATTGATCTAACCACAGGAACAGACATATCAACTACTGTAAAAGTTAGAGATTTTACTGTTCTTGTTAAATCAGATTCAGATGCATTAAACGGTTGGAGTTTACAAACATGGTCTTTTGCAAATACTGCTGCCGCTGCTGCATACTTTGCAAGTGTACAAAGTTCTTTAGGATTAATAAGACAGAATCTAGTCAAGGCTTGGATCAGGACCAGGACACAAGCATATAACACTACCAAATATTGGTCATTTGTTGATTGGTATGCTCCAGGATTTGGATCACAATCTGATATAAAACATATAATTCCGCAAACAAGTGATCTCAACGGATTACACGCAGATATTGGTGATTTGGTTAAAGTTACTAAAGTTGGACTAGATTCTTGGATTTTACTTCTTAGGATAGCTACTACTAATGATCCAGATTTTACTGTAGATTATAAAGTAGTAGGTCAGCAAAATGCTACTATACAGTTTTCTAGTAGTCTTTACAATTACAGTAGCGAATTAGGATACGATGAAAATTATAGCTACGATTTAAATCTATACGATACAAATCCAACTACTGAATTACGTATCATACTTGAAGCTATAAGAGACGATATTTTAATTGGAGATTTAAGGATAGAATATTTAAATCTATTCTTTAATAGCATACATTATGTGCTCAGCGAACAACATTTTGTAGACTGGTTCTTTAAGACTAGTTTCTTAAAGTTTAATCAGATAGTAGGAAATCTAAATCAAAATCCTACTTTCCAAGCAGATCCGCTCGGCGATTACGAATCGTATATACAAGAAGTAAAACCATATAGGACTAAGATAAGAGAATTTGTAAGTTCATATCAAGGATATGATTACACATATAATACTGTTACAGATTTTGATTTGCCAAGTTATTACAATGTTGATACTGGACAATTAGAAGCAACTTATTTAGAATCAGCATACATCAACCAATACCCTTGGGCAAATTGGTTAAAAAATCATACCTATGAATTAACGACTATCATTGTAAACGATGTAGGATCGGGTTATATTTCTAGGCCGGTTGTTTCTATCTCGCCGCCCATAACCGGATCTATACTTTGGAATAAATCTACCTCATATGATCAAGGAACATACATATCATTTAACGGAAATTATTATCTAGCAACAACAGCAGGATTAACCGGTAAAACTCCTCCAACACATATCGAAGGAGCAGTAATGAATGGAAATATAGAATTATTATATGTAGCTGCAAATGCAAAAGCAACTGCTTATATTTCTTCTGGAACTATCTTTAAAATAGTATTAGATAACCCAGGACACGGTTTCTTATCATCTCCGACGATAACTATTTCTGGAGGAAATGGATCTATAGGATTTAAACAAGCTACTGCTACAGCAGTTATCGGAAACGGTAAAACTAGAAGCATGACGCTAACGATGAAATTTGATAGATATTTGAGGAATTATTATGTAGATAATTTTAAATTTACTGATACTTATGAAGCTACAAATCAAAGCGTCTTTAAATTAACATATGCTCCAGAAATTGAAAAGAATAAATTTTTCATAACAGTTAATAATATTGAATATTATGGATCTCAATATTTTGTATCTCTAAAACAAGAATTGCACGACACATATAATGCGTTAACTGGAACTATTACTTTTGCAACTCCAGTTTCTGGAACAGTAATAATTACCTATTACAAAAATATTGGATTATATAGTGCAGTTGATAGAATTAACTATGCATATACTCCAGGAAGTGGGCAATACGGTAAAGATTTATCACAGTTAATGATCGGCATTGATTACGGCGGAGTTGAATTTACTAGTATTGGATTTGCTGTAGGCGGAGGCTGGGATGTATTGCCTTGGGATGTAGGGTCTTGGGACACTATTATTACTGCCAATGACGATTATGTAGTTGTATTAAGTAACGATATTTTGTATAATCCCTCGATTATACCTAATCAATTTACATTACCTTATACCCCAGCAAACGGAGATATAATAAACATATATTTAAAACCAATTGATTCTACACAAACAACAAGGATTGATAGCACTGACTATTTTTATGTTAATTCTTTAAGTTTTTATGGATATCCAACATTTACATTAAACGGTGTTGTTAATAATACTTCTAGCATCGATGTTAATAGTTTAGAATACAGTGTTAAGTTATTAGAGATTCCGTTATATGATGTTGCTACAGATCAAACAACATTAATTGTAAGTGTGTTTATTACACAACAAGATACAACTGTTAGATCCGATGCCTACCCGCAACCACTGGCTGGATGGACTATAGGTTCTCTAGAAATTGTTGAAAATTCTACTAGAAATGATTATGGATCTTGGAGTTTAATTGTATCTGGAAACCATACATTGGAGTTTACACAGAATTCCAATTACGTATTGTTACCTCTTGCACAAGATTACATAGAAATTTCTAGACCATTTGGTACTGCTATTGGTTCTCCTTACTTCTTTGATTTTGGTACAGAAGATTTTACGATTGAACTGTTTGTTAATCCAATAGCTGCTCCGGATACTGACAACACACCAATATTAATAATTGGAAATGATGCTCCTGGACAATCAATTAGGATCTCACAGAATATTTCCGGAAACGGCGCCGGCATATTAATTCCTTCTAATGATGGCACTTCGGATGATTATGTTGGATTTATAGATCTAATAATTAATCAATGGTCACATCTAGCACTAACTCGAAAAGATTCTAAAATATATTTCCATATCAACGGAGTGTTGCAAATGGACATCAATCCTGCTACCTTTAATTTTGTAGTAGACGGAACCTTGAGAATAGGATATGGTACTAATGAAATTGATGGATATTTTAGAGGTAGTGTTAGCAATCTTAGGATATTAAAAGGCAAAGGATTATACACCCTTAACTTTGCAATACCTACAAAACCATTAAATGAAATAACTGATTATACAGCACTACTATTATGTAATTCGGAAATTTCTAGTTTACCATTTGAGGCCGACGGTACTAATAATATAATTACACTTAATTCTCTTCCGGGGATATTAAGATCTGGTGATCAATTAATATTCCGTAAAAGTACTAGTGACGGATCTATTCTCCCTAACGAACAGTCTATTATTGATTCTCTAGTTTCGGGAGGAGATTTAGCTTATACATCTGCTAAAGGAATATCACCTGATGATATAATAATAGACGGTGATGAATTTGTTTCCGAATATACTAACCATGGTCCGGAAGAGTTAATTGAAGGACACGTTGTAGATACTGTTGATATAAAATTCTATGATGCACCACCTGCAGGCGGACCAAAAATAGTTATAAGTAACTTTGTTGGAGATGGGTTTACATACACTTTCTCATTAGGAACTTTACCACCAGACGAAAATGCAGTTATAGGTTTTGTAGATAAGCTTTATCAAGTTTCTCTCAATGTTAATTTTGAAAATTTAACTACAGATTTTGTAACAGATGATAATCTGCCAATGCCTCCACCTCTAAACAGCAAAGTTACTATCTATGTAATAGACACTGCTGGATATGATATACTATCAAGAGAAATATTCTCAGGAAACGGTGTTACTAATGAGTTTACAACCGGTGCTAGATTTACAGCAGGAGACGTAAGTGTGTATGCATTAGTTGACGGTATAGAACCAGAATTAACTATAGCAACTACAAATGCAAATTATCCAAATAGAGGAAACGTAATTGTTAAATTAAAAGATACTCCACCGGCTGGTAGTGTTGTACAGATTATGGTATTAAAAGGAACAGTACAAAAATATAGTACAGTTGTTAATCAAACTATACCTGTGACAGGAAGTACTACCTATGCAATCGATGTACCGCCGGGTGATTCTCAACCATATTCTGCTTATATATGGGCTATTGTAAATTATAGTATAAATGGCCAAAAGAAACAGGATTTCTTAAGAGCACCAGATTATGCAAATTTTATATATCCAGCAACTATGGCATTGGATCCTATTAGATACAATACGGCTTCTTTAAATTTAAATATGATAAATGTTTATCTCAACAAGCAAAAGTTGTTAAAAATAAGAGATTACAATTTAGATAGTATAAACAATATAATTAAATTAACTGCCGGCGTTGCTAAAATCGGTGATAGTATTATAATTGAAATATTACGAGATAATGATTTCATTATTGACGGGTCTAATTTAATTGTTACAAAAAATTACAATCTTTCTAACAAGGATTATATACTATTAACTACTTTCTATAATCACCATCAGTGGGAAATATTGAGGACTAATAAGGAATTCGTATTTGCTAATGGATATGAAACATTACCTTATGATGTTGTACAATATGACACATATAATACTAATGCAAACACTTCTGGTATTTTTGATTTACCTAGGACTGTTTCAGATAAAAGCGGAGTAGTCGTAGCATTAAGCAGAGAACTACTAGTTTTAGGAATCGATTATGTTGTATTGGATAATCTAAAACAGATAAAGGTAATATTGCCCGATCTCTTAACTAAGAAAGATTATATAGAAATAATTACTACTAATCCTAATGTAAGCCAATTTAGTTTTGGATTTAGAATATTCAAAGATATGCTTAATAGGACACAATATAAGAGGCTTGACAGCAAAAAAGTTACTAAACTAGCTAGTGACTTGAGCTATCTAGATAGCATGATTGAAGTAGAAAATGCTGCTAATTTAGACACTCCTAATAGACAAGATAATTTACCTGGAGTAATATACATTGCTTCAGAAAGAATTGAATATATGTTTAAAACAGATAATGTCTTAAGTCAACTACGTCGCGGAACATTAGGAACAACTGTGAACGAAATAATATCAGCAGGTACTGAATTAATGAGTATGAGCTATCAAGATACATTACCTTATCAAGATAAAGAATTTAAAAATACCTATATAGCCGATACTGCGATAGATGAAAATTTTGGATATAGTTTTGGAATATATGAAGGAACAATATATGGGTCTAAATTAGTTGCTCCAGATCACGATATACAAGCAATAATATCTATCAATCAAATAGATATTCCAATCACGCTTACAACCAATGTTGTTACCAATAAGACCAATATACAGAACGCTGTAAATTCTTATACTAATATTACAGGTGTATTAGCAACAAGGATAGTAGATAATAATCACCCATTTGTGAATAACAATCCTAATGCTTACGACTTAAGACCTGTTGATATTAGTATATCTGTAACAGGACTTGTAAATAATGTCACTGCTGGACAATATCATTATATTACCTATAATCTATTACATCTAGTAAACGCAATCAACACGTTAGCATTACCAGTATCGCAGAGTTTTACAATTAAAGGCAGTGTTAATACAAATTACAATGGTACATATGTTCTTGTTGACAGCACTACTACTACTGCAACCTTTAGATATCCAACAGATCCTGGAGAATATATTAATTCTATTAATATATTATCTTTTGTTTCTAAAGTAGGAAATGGTCCGTATTTTATTACTTTTAATATTCCTGTTAGGACTACTCCATTAACTACTGGAATACGTTACAATATAACTGATAATATAAATCAAAATTATAACGGTTATTATGAATTGAGGTATAGTACTCTTGGTACTGTAACATTTATATACGATAACGATCCCGGGATTTTTATTAATGATGTTTCTGTTATATCTCGTTTTAGTAAGACCGGAACTGGACCTTATTATATAACGTATACTATAGCTACACAGCAGACTCCTTTAGCGGTTGGTGTATACTATAATGTTTCAGGAAGTCTTGATGCGATAGATTATTCAATACTTAAAAATACTTCCTTCTACAACGGTGTGTACTTGGCAACAGAAAGTACATTAACTAGTATAACTTTAGAATATCCTAGTGATCCTGGATTATTTGTTGGTGGATTCATAAAATTAAGTAGCCCCACTAAATTAAATTCAAGTACAGTAGTATTCAAGGCAGCGCCGTCTGAAATTAAATTATCTAATGTTTATATATTGCCCTTAAATTTTGTTCCTTCTTATAGGAACGGAATAGCACAGCTAGGGACAGGATGGTATAGAGAAACTATTCCGCCAATCTATCAACAGAATGACGAAATGGAAATATTCATTAGCGGAACTCGATTAAACAAAACTCCAATAACTGTTTATGATCAATCTCTAGCACAAGACAGCTACAACGGTACTGGAGATAAAATAATTGAAGCGGAATATAGTGTTGATGGAATAAATTCTGAAGTTAGATTAACGAAAGCTCCTGCACCTGGATCGATCATAACAGTCCTAACTAGAAAAGGATCGAGTTGGTTCTTATCTGGAGAAGAAGTTCCGTTTGCATTTAGCAAAAGTAACGTAGCTAAGTTCATTACATCAGCAACGGTTGATTTACCTAAATAAATAAAGAGAGCGATTATGGATAAGAAAAAGTTAGAAAAAACACAGGATCAGGATAAAAAAATGACTAAGAAACCAGATGAAAAAGGATCTTTTAATATTGAAGGTCACATAAAGATTTTTGATCCAGAAAACGGTCAGGTTTTTATTAACAAAAGAAATGCTATCCATTATGAAAATATTAGTGTAGCATTAGCAGCTAGTTTATCAAATCAGAATTCTGGATTCATTTATCAAATGGCATTCGGAAATGGTGGTACATATGTTGACCCAACAGGAATAATTACATACTTGACCCCAAATACTGTTGGTATCAATAGTAGCTTATATAATCAAACATTTATTAAAGTTGTTGACGGAAACAGTGTTGCTAATACTGATCCTATTAGGAACAATATACAAACAAAACATATAACTGGTAATAACTATACAGATATACTTGTTACCTGTTTACTAGACTACGGGGAACCTACTGGTCAAGGAGCATTTGATAACGCAACAGGATTAAATGATCTTTATGCATTTGATGAGCTAGGACTAGTAGGATATAATCCGGACGGGACAGGAAAACTATTGACTCATGTATTGTTCCATCCTGTTCAAAAAAGTCTTAATAGATTAATGCAAATAGATTACACTGTTCGCATACAAAGCTTATCGGGGTATAGCGGCTAATGTCTTACAAAATAGAATTTACCAACTCACTTAATAATAGCCCATTGATAGTTAATGATAATTCTGTCAATACTCAGACAAGTCTGTCTTTTCCAGGAAGAAATGTAGTAGGATATTCCGGACTTTTAGGAGGAAATTTCTTACATTTACTAGAAAATTTCGCTGATTCTTCAGAACCATCTAATGCAGTTGAAGGGCAACTTTGGTATGATAACACTTCTGGTTCTTCACAATTAAAAATATATGACGGAGTTAGTTGGCAACCAGCAGGTTCTGTAAATAAAGCAACAATAGCTCCTACTTCCGGCGCCGTTGGTGATCTTTGGATAGATACATTACACCAGCAGTTATATCTATATTCTGGAGTTAATTGGGTTTTAGTAGGTCCAACTTTTAGTTCTGGACTTAAAAGCGGAGTACAAGTAGAAATATTAGAAGATTCTTTAGGAATTGACAGGACTATTTTAAAAACTTATCTAAACGATCAAGTTATATCAATATACTCAACCCAACAATTTACTCCTAAGAAAAAAATAGACGGATTTGGTTCTATTAATCCGGGTGTAAATGTTACAGCTATTAATTTTACTAATGGTGGTATAGGCACAAAATATTGGGGGACATCTGAAAAAGCAGAATCTCTTATAGTAGGAACTTCTGTAATTCCGGCTGCTAACTTTTTAAGATCAGATGCAACAAGTATTACAAACTTTCCTATTAGTATTAAGACTGATGCAGGGATCAGTATAGGAACAGAAAACCAACTAAAATTACAAGTGTCATCGTCGGTTGGTGTGCTATATCACAGCACGGCACAATCTGCTTTAGATCTACAAGTTAACCGATTAGGTAATGCTACAACGGTAATTAGGATTGATTCGTCAACTGGAAATGTGGGATTTAATAATCTTAATCCGCAAGCAAGTTTAGATCTTGTAGGTACTGCTATTATTAGCGGTGATGTTCATGTAACTAGCACAACCGATGCTGCAACTTCTTCTACCGGTGCATTAATTGTTGATGGTGGAATGACCGTACAAAAATTAGTTAATCTTAATAGTGACACATATATTGGCGGAACTTTATGGTTAAATGTTGCCGAAGGACTAATATCTTCTAGTACATATGTAGGGTTAGCACCAACTACTGATTCTAATATTGATTTGGGTGGAAACGATCCTTTAAATGGATATTTTCCGTTCAATAAAATATATGCTAACAATTTTGAAGTTACTAATTCTGGAAATTTTATAGGAAATTTAACTGGAAGTATATCAGGAAATAGCATATCTGCTAGTAGATTACAAGCAAGTACGTTATTCAATATGGATGGAGATGTGTCAGCTAATGGATTTAGCTTTGACGGTCTTACTGGCGGTATTACTTATCAAGTCGATTCTACCACTAATGGCGGAATAATAAGTAAAAATGGGTCCGGACCGTATTTTGTAACTTTTGCATTATCAACTCAAACAATCGTACCTGGTATTGGTATTAATTATGTTGTTACCGGAAATAGCACACCGCTTTATAACGGTAGCCATCTTGCTACTAACAGCACATTGTCTAGTATAACTTTACAATATGATTTAGATCCTGGATCCTACGGTACGGGAACTACAACATTAACGTCTTCGTTGGGATTAGTAAAAACGTTCCATACAACGGTATCTGATAATTTTATCTCCGATAAAACCGAAGTATTAGATGCAAGTGATGCAGATGTGCTTCTAGTTTATAGACCCGGAACAGGATTAAGAAAAACAACAAAACCAAATTTCGTTAAATCACTTCCGTTTGTTCCAGTAGGTAGTATTATGCCATTTGCAGGTCCAGCCGCAAGTGTTCCGGTTGGATATCTATTCTGTGACGGTAGTGAACAAGAAAAATCTCAATATGTAGATTTATTTAATGTTATAGGATATACTTACGGTGATCCTTCTATATTGCAAGGATTGAATACTTTTAGATTACCAGATCTTAGGGGACGATTCCCACTAGGATTAGATAATATGGACAACGGAACTGAAGTTGTAACTACTGCAGGCAAGGTACGTACTATAACTACACCTGCTGGCAGAGTAACAGATCCGTCAGCACGTACTATAGGAAATAGTGGTGGTGAACAAGAACATACTCTAGATATTAACAATTTACCACCCCACCAACATAAATTATCCGGAGATCAAGGTACACAGTTTTACGCAGTTAATAATGTGCAAGGAGATACTCCAACTGATGGCGGTAGTAGTAATACGTATGGTACTCAAGGTGTTGGTGAGAGATTGGATAGGACTGGAGATGTATTATATGGCCCCCCTTCTGCACAACCAATATCTGTAATGAATCCTTACATGAGTATTAACTACCTCATATATGCAGGAAAGGTTTACACAATCTAATGTCATACACTATTACACTTTCCAACGGAAATACTCTAGTTACTTTGCTAGACGGTACAGCAGATACTATTTCTACTGATTTAACACTTATTGGTAGGAATTATACTGGATTTGGCGCATTTTATAATGAAAATATGGTCAAGTTATTAGAAAACTTTGCAGGCATAACTCCGCCAAGTAAGCCGTTATTTGGCCAACTTTGGTTTAATTCTGCAACTAATAATATAGAAGTTTATACAATAAGTGGTTGGCGATCAGCCTCGGGACCAATAGTAAGTGATACACAACCATTAAATCTTACCACAGGAGATTTGTGGATTGATAGCAGGAATGATCAACTTTATTTTTATGATGGTACTAATCTAATTTTATCTGGACCAATATACGGAAAAACCCAAGGAATATGCGGTTTTCAAGTAGAAACTATTTTTGATTCAAACGGAAATTCAAATGTAGTTTCTATCCTATATATTGCAAATGATATATTTGCAGTATTAACTGACATGGATTTTGTACCTTACCCAGCAATTCCAGGATTTGGAGCTCTTAAAAAAGGATTCAACACTAGTGATACTTTTGATTTACCGTTTTTAACCACAGTTGATAATTCTAAAAAACTTAACGGTTTAACTAGTGATATCTATATGAAATTAGACAGGGATCAAATTACTTCAGGTTCTTTGTATATACAAAAAAATGCCGGACTAACAGTAGGTGATTCAAGCATAGGGTCGTTTTATGTTCCCGAATCAACTGCAACAGTAGCAGTACAAAACAATGCAACTGGCGGATATATTGCATTAAGAACCACCGATGATGACGGAAATCAACATAATGTAGTACTTGTCGATGGCGCCCATAATAGGGTAGGTATACAGAACAATACTCCTCAAACAGAATTAGATGTAACTGGTACAACAAGAACGACTAATTTAACAGTTACTACTTCTTCTACGATCGGTGCATTGACTATTAGTACTAATAAGATAGCTAGTAACAGCTCGATACAATTATCCACAAGTAATTCTGGTAATATAATTTTATTAAATTCTCCAAAAATAACCGGATTAGGAACACCTATATCGGATAATGATGCTACTAATAAATTATATGTAGATGACAGTATCTTAGCATCTACACTTGTGTTAACGTTTATTGATAACGGATTAGAAGCAGACGTTAATGGAAATATCGCATTATTGCTCACTGACGTAGCACCGCCTGCTAGTTATTATCCAACTAAATTAGCCATAATACATATACAGCATATAAATTTCCAAGATAGGACTGTTGAACGTAGCCTTAAAAAATTCCACATTGTGGAAGGTCATTGGGTACTCATGGAAGATTTAACAAGCAGTATATGATAAATATCTTAAACATATGATTCAGGAGTTATAGAATGCCATATCAAATTACCCACTTTTCTGGTACACCATTAGCCACTGTGGAGGACGGCACACTTGATCAGACAACTGATCTAAAACTAGTCGGTAAAAATTATGCCGGGTATGGTACTATACAAAATGACAATTACGTTTATCTTTTAGAAAACTTTGCTAACACGTCTAGCCCACCAAAAGCTATTCCTGGACAAATGTGGTATGATAGCGGAAATAATAAATTAAAGTTCTACGATAAAAATCAAAATTGGAGGACTACAGGCGGAACTACTACTTCTAGTGCTGCATCTCCTCCTGGCGGATTAACCCAAGGAGATCTTTGGTACACCACTGATACTAAGCAACTTTATGTTTTTAATTCTGATCAAACTACTACATTAATAGGTCCACAATCTGTGAGTGGAGCAGGACAAGCAGGACTAGAAACAGTTAACGTAGTAGGTACAGACACACTATCACATACTATAATTTTAGGATATGTAAATCAAGTAGTTACTTTTATAATGAGTAGCGATACTTTTACATTAGACAGCACTATTAATCCTATAACTGGATTTTCAGCTATAAGCCAAGGTATAACTTTAAGAAATAGCACTAGTGGTCTTACTACTACAGATTATAGATTTTGGGGAACAGCTACAACGGCTGATGGATTAAATATCTCAGGCGTTACTGTTCCAGCAGCATCATTTGTAAAAGCTAGTACTCCGACTTTTACTGGAGCAGGGCATTTTCCAGATGTGGGATTAACTGTTGGTACAACAACTAATGATTTAAATGTGTATATAGACACTGGGTCAGGAAGAATTCCAACTATACAAAATCAACTTGGGTCGTTAATTTCTTTCAAAGTAAAAGATACTAGTAGTGCAACTGTTAGGAATCCATTAGTTTTAAATTCTATCAATGTTAATCCGGGTTCCGATATTGCATACGATTTAGGATCCAGCACACTTCGTTGGAATAATATTTGGGCAGGAACAATACACTCAAACGATATTTATGGAACAGTACACGGAAGTATCAGTGGTACTGCTGATAAAGCAAATACAGTTCTATATAACGGATTATACGTAGCTGCATTATCTACCGCAACTGCCAATTCTGTTATGGCTAGAGATAGTAATGCTAACACAGCAGTTAATGCATTAACTGCATCTACCATAAATGTTACTACTGTAGGCAATGCATCTACTACGTATTATGGATCACTTTCAGGAACTTCAACTAAATCTAATACAGTACTTTATGATTTTAATAGCCTTGGCACAAATTATGTATCTGCTACAGACACTAACGTAGTTAACTCGATAGTAGCAAGAGATGCTAGCGGCAATTTTTCATCAAATATTATTACAGGAACAGCAACAAGGGCCAAGTATGCTGACTTAGCAGAAAAATATGATAGTGATAACGAATACGAAGTAGGCACAGTTGTTATATTTGGCGGAGAAAAAGAAATAACAATTACGGATATCTATGCAAATGTTAGCGTAGCTGGAGTTATATCATCTGCGCCAGCATACTTAATGAATAATGACAGTGACGGATTACCTGTAGCATTAAGAGGAAAAGTTCCTGTTAAGGTAATTGGCTCTGTTAAAAAAGGAGATTTATTAGTAACTAGCAGTACTCCAGGATACGCTGTAGTTGCTGATCATTCAAATGTTCCTTCTATCGCTGTGTTTGCTAAAAGCTTAGAAAATAAAGACAGCGACGAATCTGGAACAGTAATGGCAGTTATATTATAAAAACGGAATCTTGGAGATAGCAGCAGTGACAATAAACCATGGAGACATAATAACCGCTCAAAGTTACAATGATTTACAATCAGCTGTTTACACTGTATTGGGAGTAGGTAACGGGCGATCTGGATATGGCAAAGCATTGGTTAGTGCTCCTGTTAATGTTGGAGACGATATAGTTCCTACCCATTGGGCAAGTTTAAAATTAGATGTACTAACTACAGCTCATCATCAGGGGATTTTAAGTAATGGTAATATACAAAATCTACCTACTGCTGGTGATATAAGTGACATATACATATCTTCAGATGATTATTCTCTATTCTTATTAGCTATTTCTGATATAACAACTAATAAATTTTTGCTTGGCTCTGGACAATATAGTGATGAAAATCTATTAACTTCAGGCGGCGCTTCTATTTCTAATACTAGGACAACTAGCTGGGGAAGTGCTGCTATTCCGTCAGTAACTCATGCGTTTACTGTTAATTTTTCTACATCGGAACAAGCGAGATTTTTCTTTAATAGCGGTAGTTCTATAAGGATGAGTGCAAGCTTTGATGCTATTGATACTTCGCAAGATCGATCATGGCATGGTTTGCTTTCTAGTATAGGTCTTGTAACATTTGATCACGGACAAACTAGTAATGGCGTCACTGGATCGTCGATTGGGTTTTACGATCTAACACTTACTCCTCAAACTATTTTTTCAGTTAACGGTTCTGGAAATTATACTATTTCGGCATATGGATCAAATAATTTTGAGATATTAGCAAGTTGTAATTTAGCAAATAACACTAATGGCGGCGCTACTCAGATATTTTTTACTATAAACTTTAATGATTATCACGTAAATTCAGCACACGATGTAGTACAGGGAACACTAGTGTCTACTACTACTATTCGTAGAGCATCAGGATCATATGTTAGTGTTCTTGCTCCGACTGCACTTAATACAAAGCTATTATCTGCAAGTGTACCGAGTGCTCCAACATATATAGTTTCTCCTAACATAGTTTCTGTTAACGAAGGCGGAACAGTTATATATGCCGTTGCTACCACTAATGTTGGAATAGCTACACTTTATTGGACAAATTCAGGAACCACATCTGCAGCAGATTTTACTGACGGAGTAAACTCTGGCACTGTTGTTATTAATAATAATATAGGATCTATTACTAGGGTATTATTAGCAGACGGGTTAACTGAAGGCACCCAGACTATTATAATACAGATACGAGAAGCATCTATTACTGGACCAATAGTAGCAACTGCTGCTACAGTTACAGTTGCAGATACCTCAACAGCTTAATTTTTTCTTATAATACTAGTATATGTTTTGATAAATATGATAAGGAATTAATTTATCATGACGATAAGCTCAAACTCACAGATATTAGCAGCCGATTATAATACATTACAGTCAAACACGGCTGCTATACTTGATAGTTACGGGCTAACTTATTCGGCAACTCCGGTCGCTGGATCAAACTATTATAGTTACCCCCTTACTGGAAATCCAAAGATTCAAGCAGCAGATTGGGCTCGACTATCAACAGATATTAAAATAGCGGCTAATCACCAAGGTATAACATCTAATGCTTCTATCCGATCACTAACTGGCGCTAGTTTTACTGGGGTTATTGTTTCGGGCACACTAACAGTGTCTTCGGTAACTGGAGTTATTGCTATTGGAGATCCGTTATGGGGAACCGGAATAACTCCAGGAACGTATATAACAGCAGGTAGCGGACTATCTTGGACAGTATCACCTTCTCAAAGTGTAACTTCTAGAGCAATGAGAAGTGGCGGTAATATTGCAGTTGGCGACCTTATTACTTTTAGAGATTCAGCATTGTGGCCTCCTGCAGTTACAGCAATAACTACAAATCAATATGCTCTCGCTCAATATAGTGATGAATCATATAGTCCTGATATTTCTAGTACTAGGACAACTGCGTGGGGCGGAACTGTTCCTACAATTTATCATGCGTTCACTATAGATTTTAGTGCAACAGCAAACAAAGGAAAATATTTTTTCAATTCGGGAAGCAACATACGCATATCGGCATCTAGAGCTGGCGGAACAGGAACCCCCCAAGACACTAATTGGACTAGTTTATTAACTAATATGGGAACTGTTATTTTTGGTTATAATAGCACAACTCGAACAGGCACGTCTGGAACAGGATCTAGTATTGGATTTTTTGGACTTACAAATACTGACCAGACTATTTTTTCAGCAGCAGGATCTGGATCTTATGCAACTAATACTTATATAATAAAAGCAAGATCAAATGTAGCTAATAATTCTTCAGGTACAGCTAGATACGTTTATATAACTATAAGTTTTACTGATACACATACTAATCCGTTCGGAGACACTGTTACTGGTACATTAACTTCTACAATAGCTCAAAGAAGAGCAACAGGATCTTCGGTTGTTGTAACAGCTCCAACTACAACTAACACTACATTATTAGGTAATACACTACAATCTGTATTTTCATTAACTTATCCAACTAATGCAGTTGCTCCATTTAGTTGGAGTGTTACTGGAGGACAACCAAACGAGACATGGTATGCTGTTGCTAATAGTGCATTATATGGCACTGTTAGGATACCTGCAAGTGGAACTAATTCTCTCGATGCTAACGGCGCAGCATCATACCCGAGTGCAACTTTTGGAAATCCAAATATTTGGACAGTAACATTCTATTTTAGCCAAAGCGGCGATTATGTTAGAAAAATATCTCTATTCGAATTGCGCTTTCCTTCAGCCGCAGCTCAAGATTTTCTTTTCCCCTGGTCCGTTGTTGGCGGACAACCAAACGAAAGTTGGTACTTTACTACAACAGCACCAGGTAGCCCTAATTCGGGGCCATTAACATTAGATAGCACAGGCGCTGCATCTTTTACAAACGGCAATTTTGGAAATGATACTGGCACAATTACTCTTACATTTTATTTTAGTCAAAGCGGCACTTATACTAGAACAATAACTATTACTCCGCGCTCAGTCTAATATTCAATACCTAGCATCCTCTGTGTGTTTTTATAATAATTACTCTTATACGGAGGAACTTTCTTATGGACGATCGTCTAAAAACTGCGTTAGAGTCTGCAAATTTTATGGTTACATTTAATAACCAAAAAGAAGTAATAAAACAAACTTTTAAAGAAAATTGTTTACATCACGAAAATGGTCGTAGATTTACTATAAATCGTGAACTTATTAATTTTTTATCTACACTAGTTTCTAAAGGATTTACAGAAGATGTAGTTGTCCTTGATGATATGGAAATTCCTTATATGATTTCAGATGTAGAATCTTTTTTAGAAAAGATTTTCGATATCTATATCGAAAGTACTAATCAATATTATAAAGCGCACACTGATTTAATCGCAAAAAGATCAGTAACCAAGATACTAGAGGCATAAATGGACGACACTAAGGGAATATTATTATTTGCCCATAATAATACCGAAATGGATTATGCAAAATTTGCATATATCGCAGGACGATTTGCACAAAAGCAACTGGATGTTCCTGTTAGTCTTGTTACTGATCAAGGAACAATAAAGTGGATGAAAAAAACTAATCCAGAATCTATAAAATTTTTTGATAAAATTATTACTACTGATGACGTAAACTCTTTTACAGATCAAAATAGAAGATTCCAGGATGGATCACAAAGTTTTAAAATTAGTAAATTCAATAACGGATATAGGACTCTGTGTTATGAATTATCTCCTTATCATAAAACACTCGTAATTGATTCGGATTTATTATTACTAAACAACAAACTAGCAGCAGTTTGGGATACTGATGTAGATTTTATGATAAATCGAGATCATTTTGATTTAGCAAGAGACAGATCTCTTCCAGAGTTTCAAAAAGTTAGTGATTATAGTGTAGATTTTTATTGGGCAACTGCATTCTACTTTACTAAGACAGAAAATATGAAAGTATTTTTTAACTTATGCCGCCACATATTAGAAAATTATGATTATTATTGTTACATATGTCAAATACCAAGTGCGCTAGTAAGGAATGATTTTATTTTTAGTATAGCTATCCATATCCTTAGTGGATTTAGTAATAAGATAAAACCTCTAAGTCTTCCTTGCCAAATTTATTATACATTAGATAAGGATGAATTGATAGAAGTTAAAAATAAAAATAATCTAATATTCTTAATAGAAAAAAAAGGATTATTGGGAGAATATACTTTATCTAAAATAGACACTCAGAACATCCATATAATGAACAAATATGGTCTTTCTAGGTGTGCGGATAAATTATTAGAGGTATTAGATAATGACTAAAGGGTATCTTATCTTAGCACAAAATAATAAAACTGATGACTATGTTCGTATGGCGTATGCGTTAGCACTTAGTATTAAAACCTCTCAATTAGAACTTTCAAATGTAACACTAGTTACTGACATTCCAGAGGCTATCCCCTATCATTGGGTTTATGCATTTGATAACATAGTAAAAATACCTTGGAATGATGATGCGTATTTTTCAAAATGGAAGATAGAAAACAGATGGAAACTATACACAGTTTCTCCCTATGATGAAACTGTGTTATTAGATGCTGATATGTTGTTTTTAACTGATGTATCTCATTGGTGGAATTATCTTTCTAATAATCATGATATGTGTTTTGTTACGAAATCTATGACATATCGTAATGAAATAGCAGATGATTCGCATTATAGAAAAGCATTTATTGATAATAATTTACCAAATTTATATAGTGCGTTTTATTATTTTAAAAAAACAGATGCTAATTCTGATTATTGGAATACTGTTAAAATGATTACATTGCACTGGAAAACATTTTTTCAGAAGTTTTTGCCTATTAGCACACCGAAGAGATTGTCAATGGATGTAGTGTTTTCGTTAGCAGCAAAGATACACGGAATAGAAGATGAAATAACAAGTAGTTTAGATTATCCAACGCTAACGCATATGAAATCACACGCACAAAATTGGCAAGTTGTTCCAAAAAATTGGAATGATCAAGTGGGCACTTATTTAAATCGAAAAGGATCTTTAAAAATCGGAAATCATCAACAGACAGGTGTATTCCATTACACAGAAAAGGAATTTTTGACAGACGATATTATTGCCATATACGAAGAATTATATGAGAAGCTCAATGACTGATATTTTTGAAGTACTACGTAATTTAGAAAATGTGCAACAGAATAAAATGCATTTTGTATATTATGATCCAATAACAAGGAAAGTAATACACGTTAGAAATTATAAAGAACAAGATGCTTTTCCTTGTTTTGAAACCGATTCTCCTTTATTGTTAGATGAAACTCGAAACATATCGGATTTTTCTGTGATAGAAAAAAATGGAAAATTAGAACTTACTAAAGTAGAACGTGGCTGGCCTCTATTTGATGTAAATGATGCTATACATAAGATCCCAAAAACAAAGATGGATATTAATGAAATAGATTGGGATATTCTAATAAGACAAGATAATAAAAATAAAAAATTTTACATAAGATTGTCTGATAGTATGATATCAAAACTTGGTGCAGCACTTCAGGACGAGCCCAAGAGGATCCTAATGTATATAACCGAAGAAGGTGATCCTAACGTACTTTATTCTAAGATTGATATAGATACGAGAGCATTTGTTTATGGATCTATTGAGATAGATTTTGATGATTATGATGGAATATTACCTTGTACTATTGTTACTAAAAAGATATTTGAAAATTACATATACTTGGATCTACGATGACTAAACTTACTTTACACGAAATTGATACTATTTTTATAAGCTATGACGAACCAAATGCAGAAAAAAATTATGCAGAGTTAGTTAAATTAGTTCCTTGGGCTAAACGTGTCCACGGCGTAAAAGGCAGTGATAATGCACATAAGGCTGCTGCAAATCTCAGTGAAACTGATAGATTCATAAGTGTAGATGCAGATAATATAATTGATCCGATTTTTTTTAAACAAACTATAGATATAACTGATAAGAATAAGGATTTTGTTTTTAGTTGGTGCGGTAGAAATGCAGTCAATGGGCTAATTTACGGAAATGGCGGACTTAAATGTTGGACTAAAGATTTTGTCTTAAAAATGAAAACACACGAAAATAGTGATCCAAATGATACTGAAAGTGTGGTTGAATTTTGTTTTGATCCTAGATATTATCAATTTAATGAATGTTATTCTACTAGTTATATTAATGGTAGCCCATTTCAGGCGTGGAGAGCAGGTTTTCGCGAAGGAGTTAAAATGAGCCTAGATAGGGGTGCAAAAGCCGACGATATTAAGAAAATTTGGTGGCAAAACTATCAAAGATTATTAATATGGTCTAATGTAGGTGCAGATGTTAAGAACGGATTATGGGCAATGTATGGAACTAGATTAGGATGTTTTATGACGAATTGCACTGATTGGGATTATATAAATGTTAGGGATTTTGAATATTTGACTAATTTTTGGAAAGAAAAAATACTTAATAACATTACAGATGATAATATTTTAGATGAAATAATTGAGTTAGGAACACAACTAAAAGATTATCTCAGCTTAGAAATGGCAGAGTTAACTCCTGAAGCTAGTGAATTTTTTAAAAAGGTATATCAGAATACCCCAAGGATAATTAGGAGATAATATGAAGAAGATAGCAATGATAGGATTAGGTAAACTCGGTTTACCGTGTGCAGAAGTAATGGCAGAACATTATGAGGTGTGCGGATATGATATAAATCGTGTTGAGCCTACAACCGTATCTGTTAAATCTTCAATACAAGAAACAGTAGTTGATCAAGATATAATTTTTGTTGCAGTTCCTACTCCCCATGATTCTGTATATGGTGGGTCGAGCCCAATAGCAGAATTACCTCCTAAAGATTTTGATTATAGTATAGTGCAGAATGTATTAACGGAAATTAATCAATATGTGAATAATTCACAATTAGTAGTGTTAATTTCAACAGTGTTACCCGGCACAGTCAGGCATCATTTACAACCTTGCATCACTAATGCTCGATTTATATATAATCCTTATTTAATAGCAATGGGATCAGTTAAGTGGGATATGATAAATCCTGAATGTTTAATAATAGGAACCGAAGACGGCTCAATTACCGGAGATGCACAAGTACTAATTGATTTTTATCAACCACTTATGCAAAACAATCCTCGTATAAATGTCGGTACTTGGGACGAAGCAGAAGCTATAAAGGTATTTTATAATACGTTTATTTCGGCTAAAATTGGTCTAGTAAATATGATACAAGATGTAGCAGAGACTAACGGAAATATAAATGTTGATGTTGTAACAGATGCTCTTAAGGCAGCTACCCAACGCATAACAGGCCCAAAATATTTAACAGCAGGCATGGGAGATGCCGGAGCTTGCCATCCTAGAGATAATATAGCACTTAGATATCTAGCAGAAAAATTAGATTTAGGATATGATTTATTCCATTCTATAATGCATAGTAGAGATAAGCAAGCAGAAAGACTAGCTAACACATTAATAAAACTTAGTAAAGAAACCGATATGCCTGTAGTAATACATGGTAGAGCATATAAACCCTATGTTCCATATACTGTAGGTAGTTATAGTGAATTGATTGGACATTTTATAAGAGAATCTGGAGTACAGCTAATATATGTAGATCCACTTACGGGTGACGATAACTCTGTTGATAGCCCGGCTGTATTTTTAATGGCACATAATGCTGAAGTAACTTATTCAGGAACCGGAGTACAATTAGTTCCGGATAGTTTATATTGTAATATCCCCAAAGGCAGTGTTGTTGTTGATCCTTGGAGGCAATTTCCAAAAACTAACGGCGTAAAAGTAATACATTACGGAAATACTAGGAAACGAAATGTATGATATTGTTTATGTAAAAGATCAAAATGGTAATACAGATAATTTAGATCAACTTAAGAAGCGGTTTCCGTTTATTAAGACTATAGAATATTCTGAAAATTCTTATGATGTATATCAAAGAGCACAGAAAAAATCCATGTCTAAAATGTTTTGGCTTGTAAATAGTGACAATAATATAGTAGATAGTTTTGATTTCTCATATCAAGTTCCTGCCTGGGACGAAGTATACATACACATCTTTAAATATGATGTTTATCTTATACCTAAAAAATACAAATTTACAGAAGAAGAAATTAATAGACATACGTTTTTATTTAAAAAGAATATAGATATTGAAGCATCTATGCCGTTACCTTACGACGCATTTTTTATTAGCTACAATGAATCAAACGCAGAAGAGAATTTTGAGATAGCTAAATTAAAAATACCATCTTTACAAAGGATTCAGGGTGTTAAAGGTATACATCAAGCACATATAGCTGCTGCGTTAAAATCAACTACTAAGATGTTTTGGGCGATAGACGGCGATGCTATGATAGTAGATGACTTTAATTTTGATTATCGAGCAGAAGATTATAATGCAGTACACGTATGGAGAAGCCAAAATCCAATAAACGGATTAATATATGGATACGGTGGCGTTAAATTATTACCTAAAATACCTACTATAAATATGGACACTACTCGAGTTGATATGTCTACTAGTATAAGCGGAAGCTTTAAATTGGTTGAAGAAATTTCTAATATTACAGCATTTAATACTGATATATTCAGTACTTGGAGAAGCGCATTTAGAGAATGTGTAAAATTATCAAGTAGGATTATTGATGGTCAAGTTGATACTGAAACAGAAAAAAGATTAGAAATTTGGTGTACTATTGGACAAAATCAAGATTACGGACACTGGGCATTAATGGGTGCTCAGGCTGGTAGAAAATATGGATATGAAAGCAGAAACAATAGTGAATTTTTATCTAAGATAAACGATTGGGAATGGTTAGAAAATGAATTTAATAAATCCTGATTTTCAAAAGATACCGTGGGATGATATAGTTAGTTTTGGTCAAAAAACTATGTTAGACACTGACCTGTTTTCTGTTAGTTGGATATTAGGAAGATTTTGTAATTATAATTGTTCGTACTGTTGGCCATACGCTCGAAGTGATAAAGTAGATCATTATGATCTCAAACTATATAAGAAAACTATTGATGAGATTAAAAAACAAGCAAGATCTAACGGATTTACAGATTTTCATTTTAGTTTCAGTGGTGGTGAACCAACTGCATATAAGGATTTTTTAAATTTAATAGATTATTACGCTAATGATACTGAGCCTAAGTATCAAAGTTTTCATGTAACTAGTAATTGTAGTCCTGGATTAAAATGGTGGAAAAAATTTGTTAGTAAATTGTCTAAATTAGATAGAGCAAGCGTTACCGCTAGTTTCCATTCTGAATTTGCTAACGAAACAGAATTTAGTGAAAAATTATTGTTTCTTATTGAAAATCAAATATATGTAACAATTAATCAAGTAATGGTTCCTGATAGATTTTATGAATATTATAATCGCTGTCGTCGATTTCACGAAAAAGGTATACCAGTAACTTTAAAACCTCAAAGTAATACTACTGCTACTCAAATAGTTGAAGGATATACTACTGAGATGATAGATATCATGCAGACAGGATTTCCGCAACATATTAGAGAAGAGGCTGTTTATCAAATCTTATTAAAAGATTCTATGGGATTTGAATATCACTTTGATCAAGCAGAGAGATTTAATGCTTATGGATTTAACAAATTTAAAGGATGGCTATGTAATAGTGGTTATCAAAGTGTTATAATAAGAGGAAATGAAGTCAAACGTAGCTATAGTTGTCACGATAAGTTATTAGGTACATTGGATAACGGATTTTCTTTATTTAACCAAGCTAGTCCTTGTATAACTAATAGTTGCATAAGTTCAGCAGACAGTAAGGTACCCAAATGCAAGTAGATACGGATCATGTTTTATTTTGGATGGATGCTATTCGTAATAGTGAAGATCGATATCGAACATTAGAAAGTTTTTGGAAAGGGCAGATCAATAGTAAAATTTGGTTAATAGATAATTTGATAGCTCATATATCATCCGTTTCCAATAATATTGTAATACACGGTGGATGGAACGGTGTATTAGCAAGTTTATTATTTCAAACATCGACTGCTATAACTAAGATAGTTTCTGTAGATATTGATCCTGTATGTGAAGAAATAGCTAATACTGTAAATAAAATAGAAGAGATGCAGGGAAGATTTCAAGCAGTAACAGCTAATATGATAGATTATCGATATAATTTTTACACCGATATAGTTATTAATACTAGCTGTGAACATATTGATCAAGAAACATACGATAACTGGTTAAGAAAAGTACCGTCAAACTCATTAATTGTTTTACAAAGTAATAATTATTTTAAACTTGACGAGCATATTCGATGCGCTAATAATTTATTAGAGTTTAAAGAACAAAGCAGGATAAAAGTAGTTAGCTCGTCATTATTAGAATTACCTAAATATACACGATATATGTTAATTGGATATAAAAATGTTTAAATTTAAAGACTTAAAAAACATACATCTCGAAATTTCTAATAATTGTCAAGCCAAGTGTCCTATGTGTGCTAGAAACCATCATAGTGGATTACCCAATCCATTATTAAAATTAAATAATTGGACATTAGATGAATTTAAAGAAATAATTACTGCTGAAGTACTTTCAATAATTGATAAAATTTATTTTTGTGGGAACTTTGGAGATCCTATTTTAAATGATGATCTAATACCAATGTGTGATTACATAAAAAATACAAATCCAAATGTAACTGTTTCTATACACACTAACGGTGCTGCTAGAAAAATATCTTGGTGGAAAGATCTTTATAATGTATTGCCTAAAAATCATATGGTACATTTTGCTATCGATGGATTAGAAGATACTCATCATTTATATAGAGTAGGAACAAAATATGAAGATGTTATACGTAATGCTACTGCATTTATAGAAGAAGGTGGCCTTGCTGAATGGACTTTTATAAAATTTAAACATAATGAACATCAAGTTGATGAATGTAAAGAAAGAGCACAGCTATTAAAATTTAATCAATTTCAATTAAAATCAAGTTCTAGATTTTTAGGAGAGCCTACATACAATGTATTAGATAAATCGGGAAATGTAACTCATATTTTAGAATTACCTTCAGAAGAAAAAGATTCATTTTTAGATCTCTCTATAATAAATTCTTACAAAGATTTAATAAAAGATGCTGAAATACATTGCTTAGTACAAGATTTAAAAGAAATATACATTGATGCACATAAGAAATTATTGCCCTGTTGCTGGTTGTCTTCAATCCCTACTACATATCATGCTCCTAACGGATTTGTATCTGAACAATTAATTAAAGATATCAATAATCAATATAATAATTTAATTGAGGACCTCGGCGGTAGAGAACTAATTGATGCTAAAATTGGAATTAAAAATATTTTAGAATCCACAAAGTGGCAAACTGTTTGGAAAAAATATTGGAATGATGAAAAATTAATAACGTGTGCTCGAGTATGCGGTAAATTTAAAAAAGTTAAAATATCACAACCACAGGACCAATTTTTAGAAACTAATTTTTATTAGTTTTTCGAAGCACATCTTTGATACTAACTGTATTATTTGTTTTTCCGCATATTATTGAACAAACGGGATTTCTTCCTATTGATACAGTTTTAGCCCAAGAATTTTTTATATCTATAAAAGTTTTAGATTTTATTATATCGTTAATGTTGTTTTTATAAAGACTAATCTCATTTTTATTAATAGCATTATTAGCATCAGTAACCCAAGTGTATCCTTCTGGTAGAAATTTCTCAGGCATTTGCATTAATCCGGCTGTATGACAACAAGGATATAATAGTCCTTCTGCTGATAGATATACATAGCTAGTACTGATAGAATAGCAATCTATATTAACAGAGTTTAAATAATTTTCAACTGCATCCATATTAGTAAAATCTAATGGCACACCGGGATGACGATATTGTGGATCTTCACTATTTTCTATCTTGTTTTTTTCGTGTTGTGGTTGATTTGTTAGATCTCTATGAGAAATTTTTATGAAAAATTTATTAAATCCTAATTCTTTTGATAATGATCTACATATATCTATTTGATGTTCGTTGTGTTTAAATGGAATAAATTGCCATTCGGCAATAGCCCCTGTAGATATATATGATTTTATATTTTCTAAAACCATATTCCATTTAACATTTATTCTATAGATATGATTTGTATCTTCTAACCCATCTATGGCAAATACAACTCTTCCTTTATATTTTAGTAGATTTCCTAATTCTATCCACCATTCTGGTTTTTGTACTCCACCATTTGTACATATATCAATAGCTAATTCTGAATTACAATTTTTTAACCATTTAATAATATTTGGTAATTCTTTATTCATTGCAGGTTCTCCCATTACTCCTACAAATGAAATTGACTGTAAATTTTTTATAAATTCTTCAGAAAACTTTTCTTTAAAAAATGCCTCAGTTAGATTTACTTGATTAAAGAAACTATAATCACCATTTCTACTTTCTCTTAAACAGTGTGGGCATTTGGCATTACACTTAGATGATACTTCTATCTCTATTTTTTTTATAGATGAATTATAAAACATTATATTTTTCGATCATAACATTAAACCCTTTATTTTTTAATTTTTCTATATACGGATTTAATATTGAAACATCTTCACAGTTTATTAACACTTCTTTTGAATTTATTTTTTCAAATCCGGTTATTATTTTTTCTTTTATAGCTCTATTAAAGAATGTCATAATTACCATATATGCTTCTTGTTTCCAATCAAAATCTCCTCCCTCTATTCCTAATTTATATCCAGGAGAAGTAAATGCAGGTAATGGTATTCTTATATTCAAATGTATACGATCCCTTCCTCCAAAATTTGAAGCTACGTGTATATAACTTGTATCCATCAAATATACATTTCCGTTAACTGGAATATGATAATTTCTTTCATTGTCTAAATCTATTAGTAAACAATAGGGATTTGTAGTTATTGCTAAATGTAATCGATCATCTGGATCACTATGTGCAGTATATGATTCTGCAGATGTAAGTTTTAATAGTCGAGCTTCACCGATAGTACCTAATGAATCTAATACATCACCTAGTGGGGTATTTTGAAATTCTTTTTTAACTGTATACGGGCCACTAAGTAATTTACCTTCAGTTTCATTAAGTATTACACTATCTTCAAAATGTCCTAAATCTATTACTTGTTTGACTATTGGGTCGATATCAAATTTTACATCTAATTGGGTGATCATAAAATTATTTATACGCTATTTTCTTCCAAGGTAAATATCTGATGGGTAGACAGAAAATAGCAGAATTATATAGTGCATCGGCTTTAGAAATTGAAAGACCTCAACCACTGTCTGATAGAAAAATAGAAAAATTAATAGAAGATATACTTTTTAAAAAAGTAGAACACGATATAACCGATCAAATATATGAAGATTTTAAAATAGAAATGATAAACTGGTTAACATCTTCAACTCTAAATAGGTTAATCGGATTAGATAAATTTAATAGAATTGATATTTGTAACGGATGTACCCAATTTATTGATTCTATCTATATGAAAACAACTCCTCAAATATTGTTAGGTGATTATAGATATCACGAAAGATTGAATACAGATTTGCAATATAGCAAGCCCGGAGAATTATTAGAAAATGTTCCATTATTAATAGCTATGCCGTTTCCTTCTACAGGAACTCCGCATTTACAAATGGAAGAAATTCTACAAGAATGCTTGGAAAAAAATATTGATGTTTACATCGACGGTGCTTGGATAACTTGCTCTCGAGATATTAATTTTGATTTTTCGCATCCAGCAATAAAAGAAGTTGGTATTAGTTTAAGTAAAGGATTGGGATTAGGATGGAATCGTATTGGATTGCGATGGTCTAATCTTATATCTGCAGATTCTATTAGTATTATGAATGATTTTCATATGAACAATCGTGCATTAACTATTATTGGATTATATTTTATAAGAAACTTATCGTCGGATTATCTTTGGAAAATTCACGGAAGCTCTTATTATAAAATTTGTTCAGATTTTAATCTAATGCCAACTAATGCTATACATTTAGCCATCAGAGAAAATTTTCCGGTTGGCGTGAGTCCTCTTATAAGGTATTTAGAAACCGATGTATGAAGACAATATAATTGATAATGTAAAAATACCATTTTCTAATAGCTGGGATAGTATTGCTATCTCGTTAAGTGGTGGTGCAGACAGTGCGTTGTTGGCTTATCTATTATGTTCGTTAATTGATAATCAAAAAGTACATATAATATCTCATATAAGAATGTGGAAAACAAGACCATGGCAGAGTTACGATAGTTTAAATGTTTTTATGTGGTTAAAAACTCGATTTCCTAATATTGAATTTGAAAGACACACTAATTTTATAGCACCGGATGTTGAATATGGAAATATGGGACCTATAATACAAGATGAATATGGAAAAATGGTTAGTGGAGACAATGCACAACAACGTGCTTATGCAGAATACATTTGTCATTATAATAATGTCTCTGCTTACTATAATGCAGTAACACGAAATCCTAGAAATATAGATTTATCAGGAATGATTGAAAGAGATATTGAACCTACTGAATCAAACCAGCACTTAACTATAATGAAACATCTAGATATATGGGCTATACACCCTTTTAGATTTATAGAAAAATCTTGGATAATAAAGCAATATAAAGATAACAATATAATGGATTTATTTGAGATAACCAGAAGTTGTGAGGGAGAATTTATTAATTTAAATTATAAAAATTATAAATTTAATGATTCTGTTCCGACTTGTGGAGTTTGTTTTTGGTGTAAAGAACGAGAATGGGCTTTAAAATGCCAAGATTGATTACATTTGGTTGTTCTTATACATACGGTCAAGGATTACCTGATATTAAATTAATGCCGTTTACTGGATATCCTATTTCTTCTAGTAAATTAGGCTGGGCAGCATTGTTAAGCCAAAAGTTAAAATTAGAATTGATAAATGTAAGTTATCCGGGTGCAAGCAATATAGAAATACTATATAATATTTTAACTTTTAATTTTAATCCTGATGACATAGTAGTTATAATGTGGACACACCCGGTTAGGGATATTGTATTTGATAAGTGGACTAATACTGTATCTAGACGCACACGTTTAGGATTTTGGAGAAAGAAAAAATATAAACTGTGGGAAGATCAAATTGATGTAAAAGACTTTATAACAAAAACTTGGATATACATTCATCATGCTGATCTTGTGTTAAAAGAAAAAAAATTAAAGTATATTCATTATCCTCAAAATATAAAAGAATATGAAGATTACACTATTAAAGATCTCACAATAAATAATTTATATACAGATGGATTTTTTATAATTGATAAAACAGAAGATTATCATCCTGGTTTAGAATCAAATAAATTAACAGCTGATAACATATTTCGGATTTTAAATGAAAAGTAAAACATTTTGTATGCATCCTTTTACCGGATTAGCAACTAGAGAAGATGGTGCTATATTAGCTTGTTGCCGAAGCCAACCTGTTGGATGGATACAGGACGAAACTTTAGAAAATATATGGAATAATAGTACCATGCGAGATATACGACAAAAGGTATTAAATGATCAAAGGCCGTTAGCATGTTCTTCTTGTTTTAATATAGAGGATCAAGGAGTTGAAAGTCTAAGACAGCGACATATTAAAGGTATTATTCCAGAAGCTCGTATTAATTTATATCCAAATGCATTATCAAATATGCGAGATGATTATACTATGCCATTTGAAATTCCTACTATGGAAATTAAACTTAATAATCTTTGTAATCTTAAATGTAAAATGTGTCACCCAATGGATAGTACTAGCTGGAATGATTGGGATCAAGTAGAAGATTTTTATAAAGCCGAAGGTAACTTTATGGTAGATGCTATAAATGATCTTAACCTTAAGAAGAGACCATATCTAGATAAATTTGATGATAATCCAAATTGGTGGAATAGTTTTGAAAAAATTATTCCATATTTTAGACGTGCTGAATTTGCTGGTGGTGAACCTCTTATGGATCCACAACATTATCGAATTTTAGATATGCTTGCTTTTTATGGTCATCAAATTGAAATAAAGTACGCTACTAATATGAGTGTTTTAGGAATAAAAGGTGGTCGTAGTGTTTGGGATTACTGGCCTAAATTTAAAAGTGTTGCAGTAAATGTTAGTATTGACGGATTAGGCGAATCATATGAACATATTAGAGGAAATGCTAATTGGAATACTATGATAGAGAATATTAAATTAATACAAACTATTCCTAATATTTCTCGTATAGTTGGTGCTGTTTGTGTCCAAGCCGGAAATATTATGATATTAGATAAAATGATTGAATATTTTCTAGATGATCTCGGTATAGTATTTTACAACAATTATTGTGAATATCCTAAATTATTATCTGCACAAGTGTTGCCTATAGAATTAAAAAAAATAGCAGTTGAAAGGTTAGAGTTAATTAAACCTAGGTTAAAAGATTTTAAATTAGTGAAACAAAATCCTGTTCTTTTAGGGATTACTACAAATGTTATTGACGGAAATATTAATTATCTAAACTCAACAGATCAAAGTTGTCTTTGGCAAAATTATTTAAAATTTAATGAAAGATTGGATATCTCTAGAAAACAAAAATCAATAGTAGAAATTATACCGGAGTTTAAACAATTTCTATGAAAGATTTATTTTATAATTCTAATGGATATAATACTGCAAAAATTACTATTGAATCTTTAGGGAAAGAAATAGAGTTATATTACCACCTTAATGATAATCCAGTACAGCATATATGGCAAAATATACATAAAGATTCTAAAAATTTTAAAATGGGTATTTCTATTACAACTGACATTGAAACTTTAGTTGAAAGATTAAACAAATTATGTAAAAAAATTGAATATCCATTATTAACTTTTCCTGTTACGCAGAAAATGCTTAATGATTTACATCACGTAATTGTGTCATTTAATGATGTATCTTCTGAATTATTAGAAATGAATAAACTAATACACATTATAGAATCTAGATTAGACGAACGATTTTCTAAATATAAACGATCTATGGTATTTTATAAACAACCCAATACTGAGTATATACCAATTGCCGATGAATATAAACTTTGGTTAACTACTGAAAGAAAATGGGGAAGGTTGTTGTTAGGTTATGGAACATTAGGAAAAGATTGGAAAGATATATCAGACAATGATGATGATACAACTGATTTAAATATTCAAAGCACTATTAGTTCTGAAAGTTTATTAATTTTTGATATTGATTATCCCTTTGCATTTGGAGATATTAGAAAATTCTATTATTGGGCTAAAAATTCTAATTTTACTGTACCATTATCTAATCTAAATGCACTATCACTAGGAAATTATCTTTTAGGAGAAATAATAATAACTGATACATTTTTAGATCATCATTCTACAATAAGTGATTGGTATGTGATAAATCATAAATGCAAATTTAATTGGGGGAAGGATGTTTTAGGCAACGATCCAGTAGTAACACGAATAGATTTTTTTAATAGTGATTTATATTTGGATACTTTGCTTAAACACAGTAATTTAGATGTATAAAATAACCAGTCGATGGCCACATCAAGATAAAATAAAGATTGAATGGAATTTAGGAAAACGCTGCAATCTAGATTGTGCATATTGTCCAGAATATATCCACGATAATCATAGTTCTCATATAGATATAGAACAGCTCAGGGCTACAGTGGCGGTTTTAAACGCATTAGACGCTCCTGTGCGTCTAAGTCTTACTGGCGGCGAGCCTAGCGTACACCCTCATATAGAAGAGCTATTAGCTTCTATAAACGATGCTAAGAACATAGTTTGGTTAAGCATGACTACTAACGGTACACGAACTGGAAAGTGGTATGTGGATCAATCTAAATATTTGGATCAATACGTATTCAGTTTACATTATGAAAAAAATAAAGATCAAGTGTTTGATCATATACTGGCATTTGCTTCTGCTAAAACTGATACTAAGATACTAGTACACGTTATGGCACACCATAAACATATGGAAGCTGTAAAGGAGGATGTATTTTCATTGCATATGTTTAAAATTCCATATGTAATTCGCCGTATAAGATGGACTGAAGGTAATCACGATCTATTTGATGATATGAGATACGATCCACAGGATTTAGAATGGATTAAAGATAGTACTGCAACTGCTGTACCAAATTGTTTAATAAATGATATGGAACAATACCATGCTAATGATATAATAAAACTCCACATGAATCAATTTAAGGGATGGTCTTGTAATGCTGGATTAGAAAGCCTAATGATAAACTGGGACGGCGAGGTGCATAGAGCTACTTGTCGTGTAGGTGAATCATTAGGTAATATATATCAAGGATCATTTAAATCTACAGAAGATCCTGTAATATGTACACGTAACTGGTGTACGTGTGAAGCAGATATTCCTATATCTAAATGGAAATAATTATAATAGATGACTTAATTCGGGAAATACATCTTTAGAATTAGTATTTCTTATGCGATCCAAATTATTTACATATTCTTTAAAATCCGGAAGTAGATGTGAGTGATCTTCAGTTTCAATAAACCGTAATATAGCTTCCCATCTTTTCCACCCATACGGATTATCTATCCAAAATGCATCATCTTGTCTATAATTGTCCCATAACCATTGTTTAAATTCTATAAACATAATTCGTATTTTGTCTTTATCTTCTTTTGGTAAAATTCTAGCACTAAGGAATGTAGGAATATACAATAGATGTAGATTTATAATTCCACCACCTGCTTCGTACTGATCCATTTTAAATTTGTTTATTTTTTTAAAATTTTGATTTAATTTCCACTTAGCGAAATCTATTATATGCTTTATATTGAATACTTGTACAGCACACGCGATATGTACATGAATATTGTCTGGTGTGTTGTCTAATAATGTAAGACTTTTTTCTATATCTTTCCAAGCAGTTGGATATCTAATATACCAATTTTTTTCCATTATCGCATCTATGCTAAATGCAAATCTAACTTGTTTAAATTTAGACCAGAGCTCTATTATTTCATCATTAACCATTATACCATTAGAATTATATCTTAACATAATTTTATTATTATATCCGCGTCTAATTATTTCATCTAAGAAATTTCGATGTTCGGCAATCATTAATGGCTCGCCGCCTGCAAAATATATTTGACTTATATTGGGGATCTGATCAAAAATTTCATTCCAAAATTCGGGCTTTTGGTACCAATAATTATTAAATTTCTTCTTATCCCAAGTAATTTGTTTAAGCACAGTTTCACTTTTTGTCGCACTTATCATCTTAGGATAATCTTGTACCCATCGACTACTATCGTGTGGACTACACATTACACATTTGAGATTACAAGTATGTCCTAATCTCAAATCCAAATATCGTATTATCGGTGGAATTTCTCCATCTTCTTTTGTATTATCGATTAACTCTTGAAAATTTAATCCTTCTTTATTCCATTCGTACAATTCCCACAGACGTTTACTAATTACACCGTTTGTTTCTTCTTCAAAACACTTTGTACAACTAGCTGGAATTTGACCAGCTAGCATGGTCTTTCTAACATCTCTCATATATTCGTTATTAAATGCACTTAGCGGAGTATCTTCGCCAAAATTAGCAGGTTGTCCGTTTTCTTTTTTAACTAATCCAACCGTATGGTCTCCAGTATGTGCTCCGCTAGCATTTGTAACACAACATAATCTAGCATCACCGTTTGGCCTAGTAGCTAAATGTATCCAAGGTAGCGCACAGAATGTAGGAGTTCCAGTCTTAGCTTTTATTTGAGAAACATATTCTTGTATTTTGTCTTTCATATTGTACTTATTTTTATATTTTTTTTGTATCATATTTAATGGCTATAAATATATACATGGATACAGAAAATTGGAATAACTACGGTAAATTTATGGATGGAAAATATCATAGATCTAATCTGTTATATACACCTAAGATGAATACATCAAAAGATATATTATGTATGTCTTGGGACGCTAACGATCCGTATCAACTCGACAATGGAAATCCTAGAAATGGATTTAATAATGAGTTAATTGAGTATTTCTTTTCTAGAGAATTAATGAATATCAATATTTTCAAAAATTATTCTTGGTCTCCGGATTTTTTAGAAATTGATACTGATAATAAAAAAATATTTTTCGAATGGAACTCTGAAACTTGTAATGATATTATAAACAAAGGAGGTAAATTGGAAGAATTTTGCCCTAATTGGAAAGAACAATTATTTTGTATTTTAAATGATATAATTGATTCCGGATATTATAAAATGAGCCTTTATCCTCATTGTTTTTTTATAAACAAATTAGGAATATTAAAAACTTTTGATTTCTACGCTTGTATTGAAATTAATAACCCTTTTTTAAAATTATCTAGATTAACCGGAATGATGGGCGAAGATTCATCTGGTAGGTTTAAAGAAGCTATAGATGGAGATAGTGTAAATTTTGAATTATTTTTTAAACAAGCAATTAAATCTTATATAAAATGGCCTGAAGATGCATTGAATGAGTTTTACTGGAAAAAATTTAATGAGTAAATATCTAGGTAACTGTTCACACCTTATTAATTGGAAAGATGTAATAGATCATTTAGAAGATACATCGCCGGGTGAAAATTTTGATAAGGAATTAATAACTAAAATATTAACAACTACAAATAGTGATAACTGTGATGATAAAGATCATAATAGATCAACTGCAAAAAAATGGATAGAAAACGGATATAATTTAGATAGTTTTAACTTTCAATTATATAGGCCTAAAAAACATTATAGATTAGATATATCAACTGAGGTATCTAAATTTATTGGTGGAATAGAATTAACATCTAGTATTAGTCGAGTACCGTCGGGCGCATTAGTTCCTATGCACGAAGATTCTACACCAAATGTTAAACCAGGTAAAATAGTTAAACGTTATGTGTGCTTTATTTCTCCTGCAATAATAGGGCAGGTATTTACATTAGATAATGAATGTTTCCATAATATTGATTTAGGAAATATATATGAATGGGATAATATGTATCAATTACATTCATCTTCAAATACAAGTAATAAACCCCAGTATCTATTTCATATAGAATGTTTTATGGGAGATATAATTGAATAAATTTATTGGAAATTGTAATCATTTAGAAGATTGGGATACTTTAATAAAAACACTTTCTGTTAACGATGGTATTAGTATAACTCCTGATCCAATAAAATGGAAATTAGATACTCCAGGATATACTGAAATATATAAAAATTGGAATGATGCTAAATTTAATACTCAAGCAATTGAATGGATAAATTATTATCCAGGTGTACATTATTCAAACGATGTAACTTTAAAATTAAGCAATTATTTAAAAATGATACCATTGCGTTCTTGGATTAGTAGAATTAATCCTGGATATTTTGCTCCTTGGCATTGGGATGTTGATGATAATGAATTGGAATATCTAAAAAAAGGATATCCAAAAAGAATTAGTTGTTTTATAGAGAAACCAGTCCACGGTCATATCTTTATAGTAGAGGATGAATATCTCTTTAACCAAGAGCAAGGTACTATATATCAGTGGGCTGATTATAAAAATTGGCACAGTGGAATTAATGCAGGATTAACTCCCAAGTATATGCTACATTTATTAGCTATCGATAGTAGTAATTTGTAATGTGTATCTAGTATCATACCCAATATTTACACACCCGTGATAGCACATTGGATCGGTCCATTCAAATAAATCTCCTGCTTTATAATTTGAAATTATTTGATCGTTCCACACAAATATATGTCCTGAAATAAAATCTTGTAAAAATACAGTGTATCTTTTTGGATTTTTAGTTTCTAACAAATGAGGATCAAAGTGCATAGCTTGCATTTGTCCAGGTAATAATTTTATAAACCACCAAAGCATTTTTCGATCGTCATTGGGTATGCGCGGCAATTTTAAATTGTACGCTATCATATCAGTAGACCGCTCATTAAATTGTTGAAAATCGTGATCTTTATTACTATATCCCCACCTAGCTCTTTCCCTAGCTTCATCTAGCATAGGATGTCCCTTCCATCTATCAGGTTGCCATACTGGTACAGTATCACCATTTGATTTTTCTAAATGTTCTAATATATCTAAATTTAATTGATCTTTAACATTGTCTATAAATTTCATCATCTTTTTACTCCTCATATGTTGAACATTGAAATGTTAGTCTAGGTGTATATCCTATGTTACAAGCTCCATGCAATGTATCCGGATCGTCGTATACCCACATATCTCCAGCCTTATAATCAGTCACAAATAGTTTATCGTATACAAAAATATGCCCAGGTTGGTAATCTTGTAAAGGCATCCAGTATCGAGTATAATTTTTTCTTTCTGGTAAAAACACATCTCTATGTATTGGCATAAAATTTCCAGGCATCATTTTAATAAACCACCATTGTTCTATAGTATCTGTTTTAAACGGTAGAGTAACATTAAAGGGAAACGATCTAGTATCATACGAATGCCAATATGTTTTACTAAGATCATACCCCGATGCAGTTGCTTTACGGAATTCTTCTGTATCTGGATTTACACTTTTTCCGGGTCTTTCCATTCCGGTGTTGTTCATTATATAGTTAACCCATTCCGGATCAATCCAGTTACTAAAGTTTCCTATAAATTTCATCAGTAGCCCTCCAGATGTGCTATTCCTAATTTTTTTCTAAAATCTTCTGTAAATGTTCCATCTATTCTAAGACCATAGCTTTGTTCCATAATCTTTTCACCACCGTGCCAGTCTTGATCATTCCACCATGCCGCACGAGTGTTTAAATAAATTTTATTTTTCTTTTCCGGATCCCATAAATAAAATGCTTTTTTAGTATTTGGTCGAATATGTATATATTCATTCCTATGCATACTGTATGTTTGATTAGTTCCTTTATTACCGTCAAGATCTCGATGTTCAAATGGTATACCGTCTGCTTCACAGTGAAAGAATATTACTCTACCAATGCTTTCAAAGATATTGTCGTCTATCATTTTTTCTATCCATTTAACAACATTTGGAAAATATACTGCTTCTTCTGTTAGTTTTCTAACAGCAGATCTATCATCCCAGCTGCCTTGCTCCCATAAAAAATAATAGATATACGGATCATAAGCTCCCATAGCCATTTTTATGTATCTAGTAAATTTATTTCTAATTCGAAAATCGTGAAAATCTCTATACAGATCAATACCTCCTAATTTTATAGGATCAGTATCTGGAAGAGCTAAAAATTCTTCAATTGCCTTATAAATTGGTTTCCAGTGTATGTTATAACTCATATCTTTAAAATTAAAACCAGGTTTCATCCATGTGCCTTCTTTGGCAAATTCTCTAGCTTCGCTAAATCCTCTGTATATTTCTGGTTGCATTTTTTCAAATGCATCCATATCTAAATATGGTTCCATATTAATATATGGTTGATTGTTGATTCCTCTAATCATGGATGTCTCCTATATTTTTCAGGAACTAAATCTGGTAACGGTAATCCCTTATTCAATAATGCATCTCTTAGTATAACCTGATGCACCAATGGCGAAATTGGATAATCTGGCAATATATCTGCCCACGCTTCGGTTTGTATCTCTTCTAAATCTAATGTACCAGAATCTGGCCACTGTATAATCTTAACATATATACCGTTAATCATAAATGGATAATGCGCTCTAATGCCATCTTTTTCTAACGGAGTAATAGACCAATTATTTTTAGCTGCTATTTCTTTTGTTCTTTGTACTAACTGGCTTAAATAAATTTGTGGCTGTTTTGGATTTCTGCCGATATCAGCACTACATCTTATTCTAAAATTTGCAGAAGTTTTTTTATAAAGCTCTTGTATCTCTTCTAAACAATATTCTATTTGAGACATATCATCTAACGTGTAACTAATATCTTTTATAGTTAATCCTAATTTAATACAATTTTCAATACCAATCATCTGTTTGTTTCTTATTTTTGATCCGTGATAATCTGGATGATTTAATCCAAAAGTCCAAATTAGTTTTTCAATTCCTACAAATTTTCTAGCATAATCTATATCAGATAATCGAACTCCATTTGAAAGTATTATTGTTCTTCGAGTTTTTATAGGCAATTCAAAAACAGATTTAACTAATATATCTAAATCTTTACGCATAGTTGGTTCAGCACCAACTAATGCTAGTCCGTATGCATCGTCTTCCCAAGACATTATTTGATCTAATATAGCATTGAGTGATCTATCTGTAGACATATTATCTGGTACTTGATAACAATGCTGACATTTAAGATTACATCGATTGGTAATGTCTATAAAATATCCTTTTGGTAGTTTAATTTTATAATCATAATTCATATAAAACTCAGCATCGGGTTCTATTAAATTTTCAATATATCCGTGGGCTGGACAAATTTTACCTAACCATATACTACCATCTCTCTCAAATTTTTCAGCAGGAACGTGCCGGTAACAATGTTCACATAGAGTAATAGTATCATTTAATTTTAACATTAGTGATATTTATGATAAATTATATTAGATGAAAACATTTAGAAATTTAGAATATATGTATTATTACAATACTGTTCCGGGTAACTCTCCTTGGAGAAATAATTTAATCTATACAAGTTTAGTATCAACTGATCTCAACGTTTTCGTACAGTGGTATTATAATGATGGAGTATATCACGCTGGGCAAAACCAAGTAATAGATCCTAGATTAATGGAAGAAAAATGGCAGAGAGAAGTGACATTTTTATCTTTAATGGAAAAACACTATCCAGATATGATCCCTAAGATCTTAGATATTGATCATAAAGAAAAGAAAATATATTTAGAAATAGCAGGCCCGGATTTTTGGCAACGGAGTTTGGATAAAAACTATTGTTCATTTGATGAGATATTACCTGACTGGCAACAACAAATGTTAGACATTATTCAAGCTCATAAGAATTTAGGGCTGCACAAATATTCTATGCACCCTAGCAGCTATTTTATAGTAAATGAAAAATTAAAAAGTATAAATTATTTTTTTACGTATCACAATACTGAATCTTTAGTTAGTATTAAAGATGTTGAAAGTCATATACATACTAATCGGCAAATAGAAATGAAAAAACATTTAGATAATTTAGGAATCAAATGGGACGTACCTCAACCATTTTCTGTATTAGATCAGTTATGTTGGGAAAGCTTTAGAAGCAACTATCCGGTAGATTTTATAGAAAAAGTTAAAGATATGGAGCGGCTGGGGGATTCGAACCTCCGTCTCTAAATTGGTCATCTAGCACATAAACCTCTATGCTACGAGCCGCTTATTAAATATATTTATGGAGAACACAAATGAATATTGGATTTTATGGACATAGTGCTGCATCTTGGTACGGAAATCCAAAGAGTTTTATTGACCAAGTAAAAGAAAGATTAAATTGTAATATCGTTAATGTTGGGGTTGCCCAGGGATCAGAAGAGCGTGTTTTATTTGATCTTAAAAAAACTAAAAAACTCGACATTGCTATAATATTCCATCAACACGGTCCTAGGTATATGTTCTTACCTAAATGTAACAGAGATATCACTGTAGATACTATTCCAGAAAATAAATCTAAAATATTATGGTCTGAAAGCGATGCAGATATACAAATTGATCAACAGATGTTTGAAAATGAATTTTTTACTTATGGAAAAATAAAAGAAGTATTTGAAACTCCTAAAATTTTTATTGAATGTATGCATTACTATAAAAATTATCTTCATCATCCGGACCTACAAAGAAATAGATTTGAAGCAGCAACATTAATGGTTGATACATATTGTTCTGCTAAGATACCATATACAATACATATTTCAGATTATCCGTATCATATAGCAATGCCTTGGTTTAATTTTAAATCTGGAATAGTTTCAAAAGAAATAGCCGAATTAGTTAAAACTCATTACAATACCGATCCTAACCCTAACAATATTACGGACGAAGGTAATTGTTTAATAGCAGATAAAATTATAGAAATAATTAAAAAGAATAACTGGAATGTATAAAGTAGTTCCTTGGTCTTTAGATTTAGATTTATCTGAATTTTATAAACATGCCGAAATTAAAGGATTTGTTAATAATTCAAGTCAAGCAATGTTAATTGATTGTTTTAAAAACGAACGTGAAAAGCAAGTTTGGATACTTTATAATGATGATATAGCATTAGGAAGTGTAGCAGCACATAGCTTCGATGACATTATGGGGCCAAATAGTTATCGAATAGCTACTAGGACTTGTGTATTTTCAGATCTTTTACCTGAAACTATACAAAGACAATCTGATTATTTAAAAATAAATGGACTTAGGACCGTTAATCAAATAACTACTCATCAAAATATAACATCTCAATTTTTAATACCGGTATGTATAGAATGGGCACCTAGCGGCTCTAATCTTTATATCACTAGCAATGAAAATTCTGCAGGTACACAGCGACTTGTACACCGTATTTTTGGACCTGCTATGGAAAAAACCGGGCAAATGAAACGCATTAAAGATGTAGAATATAGGGGAACAGTACAAACAGTATGGCAATTATTTCCAGATAAATTTTTAGAAAAATTGAATGAAAAGCCAAGATGGTGCTAACCTTATTTTGATGCATAAATAATGTTGGAGGGTAAATTACCATGGATAAGAGTAAATTTGTAGAAACATTAGAAAATGTTATATATCTAGCACCGTCTCGATGCGGTAGAACTTTTTATGAATGTTTAATTCAGCAAGAGCATTTGGGACTTTCTGTTAAATTTGTTTTTACTAACAAATATATAGATTCTGATCACAGATTGCGAAATGATAGACTCTTTCCGGATTGTTTAAAGATACATGAGCAGTGGCATCAAACAGGTATGGCAATTGGTACATTAGAATACTTTTTAAATGAAAATAATATTTCTTACACCATTAATGACAGTGATATAGAAAATTATGTAGAAATTTTGATAAATGATGTTGATATATTAGATTTAAGATTTGACATAAAGAAATATACTCAATACAATCATACTAATCGTGGGTTTGATATGTCACCGGTTGATGATTCTACTGTTAATTCTATACATAAAATAATAGATGATTTTATAGTTGAATATCCTGAAGTATATAAGATTTTTGTTACAGATCGAAAAACTATTAACAATTTATATACATTAGCAGCAACCACACAATTTGCAATCAGTGAAAATTTTAATCTAAAACAACAACAAATGATGGCTCCTATGATATTATCAATACCTCCAAAACACTTAGATAATAATTTTAAGAGTTACCTTTATAATACTGGAAGATTATATTCTAAGATTGGATTAACAGCTGTTGATGCAGGATATCACACTGGATTTAATAATTGCTTCAATTACGAAGATCCTAGATTTAAGCGTGTTGAAGATGTATTACATATGAAATACGAAGACATAGATATTAACAATTATGTTATGCGTACTTTTATTTGCATTGGTAAGAGGTATGATAATTCAAAGCCGTTTAATTGGCATCCATTTAACACTAAAATTATCACTAGTCGTCCAAAATTATCAAAGGAATTTATAAAAGTATTGGCATGATAAAATTAGTATACAAATCTTTAAAAATTGACAAAACACCCTCACCTTTTTTTGCATTTGATGATGATATATTAAATCTAATAAAGGAAGATTTTATAAAAACTGGAAAAATAATTGATATTACTTCATCTATATCAGATGATAGTGCAATATTAAACGAAATATATATCTTCGATACTGAACAAAGTATCGAAGATTTTATAAAAAATGAAGTGATTGCTTACGCATTACACGTTAGGCTATTATATAATATACACCATCGTATAGATTTTTCTACAACGAAAGAAGTATTATAGTACTGTTGCAATTACGCAGCAGTACCATTATCTAAATGTATCCATCCACCGTTCTGATAACCTTCAAATCTGTTTGAAGTGGTATTATATATTACCATTCCGTTGACTGGAGTAAGCGCAGTTCTTTCTGTTCCAGTTAAACTACCAAATTGAACAAATCCAGCAAACTTTGCGGTTCCGTTTACATCTAAGGTAGCTGTGGCAGCAGTGATTTTATTGATCGCTAGTCTTCCGCTAGCATCAAATGACATAGCTTTTACAGTATTACTTGTCCCATCGGTTTGAGTATAAAATACTATACTGCCCGGAACATGTCCTGAAGAAACATTGCCGCTTTGGTCAATGTTAAGTACTATTCCGGCACATCCTAAATAGGTTGAACCGTCATACCCAAAACTTTCAATTTTTATTTGAGCATCACCGATCATATTAGCAGTGGGTGCTGCAAGTGAACCTCTAGATGAATATGCAACTATACGAGGTGTTTCAAATGTTGATTTATTAACTCCAACTACCTTCATAAACGGAATAGTTGCATTTTCTTTTTCCCAATGTATTAATAATTGATTATTATTGTCTGCATCACCGATTTCTATCGTTCCGTACGATACAAGCTGATCTGTTGTTATATTATCGCTATATAATTTATTTGCAGTTACACTATCACTAACATTTAGTGTTGCAGTTGATATGTTTCCAGTTGTACCATTTAGTGTTAAATTAGTACCATTAGTTATTGAATGTGCGCCTGTAGATAAATTTGCTGCCAACCCGCCACTTATAGATAATGTTGCAGCTTCGATTTTTCCAGTTGCGCCATTTAATGTTAAGTTAGTTCCGTTTGTTACAGATCGAGTACCAATTGTAAGATTACTACCTAACGATGCATTAATTACACCATTAAAAGATGTAGCTGTTATATCTCCAGTATTACCGTTAATAGTTAGACCGGTTCCTGTTATGCTATAGTTACCTAGATCAACTAATCCAGCTAACGATCCGCTTAATCCACCTGAGCCCGAAACTTGCACACCTCCTAAAGTTACACCATCTCCAACATACATTAGTTTAGTATCAGTAGCGTATATTAACTCACCTTCTAATGGTGTAATAGATCCTCTTTCTGCGTTAGTTCCACGACGTAACTGTATTGACATATCTAACTCCTATATTGATAATCTATTTATCAATATAGGATTCTATAGTGTTACTTATAACCAAAGATTTTTAAAATCTTCCAACTCTCGCTTGCTAAGATCATATGTTTTAGCTACATTTTCTTCAGAACGTAGCCTGTCCACTAAATCATCCCATTTGTTTTTGTTTATCAGCTTCTTTAACAAAGCGTAATCTTGTCGACTGACCCTAACTGAATCGACGGCATAATCTTCAAATGCCTCGCAAGCTAGTGGAAACAATGGTCTGGCTAGATCGTACATAGCACGGGCAAACTCTTGGATCTCCCACTGTGCGTGACTATCCATACGTAAGCGAGCCATGTGTAAGAAGTTCTTTAAGTTAGCCTTCCAGTAGCACTCAGTATACCCTCCTACCGGGAGAATCGTGCGAGCAGTTTCTCTAGCCAACCCATCGTTGTTGATATGTTGTTCGTAGACGCTGTAAGCGTGATCCCATGATTCGATCTGATCTGCAATAATGTGCGCTCGCTGTTCGTCAGTAAGCTCACCTTCTCGACCTTGCTTATTGGTTGTACTTTGCGGGTTGAGCTTATCTGGCTCGGGTACATAGAACTCGTCCGTGATGACCGAGTAACGGGCGGAATATTCATTTAAGCTTGCTGTCCTGTGTCTAACTAGCTGCCTCATAACGAAAATAGGCAGCTTGATGTGGAATTTGACTTCGCACATTTCAAAAGGTGTAGTATGTTCGTGCCGCATAAGATAGCGTATTAGTCCTCGATCTCCCTGTACCTTCTTAGTACCTTCACCGTAGCTTACCCTAGCAGCACGTACTATAGCATCGTCACTACCCATGTGATCAACTAAGCCTACAAACCCGTGATCTAATACTGGTTTATATTTTGTATCTGTTTCAAAATCTATTTCTGTACGGAGCGTCATATATCTATCCTTCTAAAGTATTATAATAGCATATCTAGATTCTATGTCAAGTGTTTTCTATAACCAGGACCGCTAACTATGCTGGCAAATCATTGATAATTATCTTATATATGAGCAATGAAGAAAAAATCCAGATACTCAAGGACAAACGTCAGATAATAGATACTATAAGTCCGTCGTTTTGTGCTGCTAAATGGTTACAGACTACCCTTTATTTACAAAACGGGTATAACCATAGTTGCCATCATCCTGCTCCCCACAAGATTCCTGTAAATGAAGTACTAGCTAATCCTGCTGCATTACATAATTCTTCGTTTAAAAAAGAACAGCGTAAGTTAATGTTAGCAGGCAAGCGTCCAGCAGAGTGTGACTATTGTTGGAAAGTAGAAGATTTAGGAAAAGACTATTTCTCAGATAGGCATTATAAAACAGCAGATCATTGGGCTTGGAACGATGTAGATAAAATAGCAAAATCTGATCCTAATTTAGACATTAACCCAACTTACTTAGAAGTTAGTTTTAGCAATGCTTGCAACTTAAAGTGTTCTTATTGTAGCTCTGAAGTTAGCAGCAAGTGGTTAGAGGAGATAAAGCAGTTTGGCCCCTACCCTACTACTCAAGGAAACCACGATCTAGGATGGCTTAAACAGATAGGTCGATACCCTTACAAGAATAATGAACACAATCCCTATGTTGATGCTTTTTGGAAATGGTTTCCGGCTGCTATTGACACACTTAAGGTGTTTAGGATTACCGGAGGCGAACCTTTAATGAGTAAAGATTTATGGAAAGTCTTTACCTATATAAAAGAAAATCCGAAACCTGGGCTAGAGATAGCTATAAACAGCAATCTATGTGTTGATGACAAATTGATAGATAGATTTATAGCTGAAATAAACAATATAAAAGGATGTGTAAAAAAAATAGATGTTTATACTAGCTTAGAAAGTACAGGTATACAAGCAGAGTATTCTAGGTTTGGGTTAGATTATGAGTTATGGTCTCGAAATGTTAGGAAGGTTTTAGAACAAACTGAAGTAAATGTAGCTGTAATGACCACTATAAACATACTAAGTCTACCTACTATGGTTGATTTTATAGATGTGATTATGGAATTTAGGAAAGAATTTAACAAGGCGTTTGAGTACAATCGTGTACCATTGTCTATTAATTTTTTAAGATGGCCTACTTATCTAAGTGCTACACTATTGCCTAGAGATATAAGAGAGCAATACGTTGCAGAGATACTTAACAAATCAGAGAGCTGCTTAAAATATCACACTACTGAGAGATTTGCTCGTATATATTTAGAAGAATGGGATCAAATAAAGAGATTTTGTGATTTTCTATTACAGGACGAAAATACAACCGTTGCTAAACAGGACTTTGTAAAGTATATAAACGAATATGATAAGCGCAGGAAAACAGACTTCTCAGCTACATTTCCAGAGTATGCAAAATTTTTAGAGGAATGGAATGCCTAAAACCCCCAACGAAACGCTGATTGAATATAGAGACCGTGTTATTGATACTAAGAGCAAAAGCTTCTGTGCCGCCAAGTGGCTAAATGCCACTACTTGGTTAGGTAGCGGCACTACTGCTAGCTGTCATCACCCGCCAGCACACAAGATCCCATTAGAGGAAGTACAAGAAAGTTATACAGCCATACACAATACTAAGCATAAGAAGCTAATGCGCAAAATGATGCAGGAAGGTGAACGACCTGCAGAGTGTGAATATTGCTGGAAGATTGAAGATATAGGCAAAGATACAGTAAGCGATCGTGTGTTTAAAACCATTATATATAGTGATGAAGAGATAGAAACTATAGCTAAACAATCCTGGACTCACAATGAACAGCTAAAGACACTTGAAATAAGCTTTGATAGGGTATGCAACTTAGCTTGTAGCTATTGTAATGCTAGTTTTAGTACTACTTGGGCACGTGATATCAAGCAGAATGGGGTATATAAAAATCTAGTAAGCGACGGAGCCAATGCTTTTAAGCAAGATGGCAGCTGGGCTGAACCATTTAAACGAGATGAAGACAATCCATATGTAGAAGCCTTTTGGAAATGGTGGGATAATGGGCTAAGTGAAAGTTTGGAAGAACTGCGAATCACTGGCGGTGAACCTCTAATGAGTGCTAATACTTGGAAATTATTTGATTGGTTTAACGCACAAGACAGCGATATGAGATTTGCTATTAACAGTAACCTCATAGCTAAAGATGATATCATAGATAAGCTCATTGAAAAGAGCAAAAAAGTTAAGCACTTCCACTTGTATACAAGTTGCGAAGCATTTGGTCCTCAAGCAGAGTATATAAGGGACGGATTTGATTATGATATGTGGAAACGTAATGTAATACGATTGGGTACACAAGCTAATCTAAAAGGTTTACACGTGATGATGACTATAAACAGCCTCTGTCTCTTTAGTATTACTGAATTTTTAGATGAAATTTATAGCTTAAAGATCTTGTCTGGAACTAAGAATCCTAGTGTAAGTTTAAATCTATTGAGGTTTCCTAGTTTTCAAAGTCCTTTAGCACTACCTGATCACATAAAGAGTTACTGTAAGGATAAACTAGAAACTTGGTATAATAATAACAAACATAATCCTCTTTGGCACGAGTTTGAGTTAGCCTCTATGGAGAGATTGATAGACTATTTAGATACAGTTGATGCACCACACCGACACACAAGCAATAAGATAACATTATGGAGAGACTTTAAAACATTCTATACCCAATATGATCAGCGTCGTGATAAGAGTATCTATGTATTTCCTGAAATATTAACTGATTGGTTTGATAAATTACCTATCACGAATACAGGATCTAACAATTTAGTAAATGGTGATAGTAGCCAACAGTGGGATTCGGATATACAGCTACAAGAATTAGCGAAAAAAGAAGGGTGGATATTGACTCCTAAAGATAGGAACATAGAAGATCCATTAGCAACATATGATTAATTTTTATTATGATCAGATAACTGAGTATGGTCCAGTTCCTAATTGTGCAGTTGAGTTTGAGATTACAAACGGAGATATTAAATTTCCTTTTTTGCCTTATCTAAATAAAACAAATCATATCAATTCGGTAGCAATGTTCTATGATCTTGCGATTGCACAAGGATGCGCTGTTAACATTTTTACTAACGGTAGTATTGTTCCTAATTTATTTTATCCTATAGAAGTGATACGTCCTGAGTTTAGTATCAAAGATACTATACCAAACTTAACTTTGGATTTTATTAGACAAGGTATGATAAAAGTTTTGATATTGTTCCAAGAAGAAGGTGCAGACGGTTGGGCATTTTCGCCTATAAAAGATTTTGCAAACCAATTTATAGAAAACGGTGTAGCAATAGACAATATTTACATAGTACTGGGAGATCTAAACGTTACGTATACAGAATATTTCAAGGGTTTTAAGATATTTGGCATAGATTGGTGGCAACCCAAACATCAGATGACCTGTTATACACGTTATCTAGGGAGTGAATGCCGCAGTGCTAGGTTGTACGATCATCTGTTGTCTGACAAAGATAAACTTAGAGAAAGTTTTGAGATCGATAATTGGAATAAACCATCTAAAATATTCCTAAATTATAATGGTAATAAGCGTATTCATAGAGCAGGGTTAGTTAGTGAGTTATTATCTAGAGGATTGATAGATAGTGGATATGTAAGTTGGGGTACACATCCGGGACCGTTTATGTTTAATGTTGATGATGAACGTATAGTTGATCATCAACGGATAGATGTAGAATTAAAGATATCCTCAATGAGAAGATTAGAAGCAGAAAAATTTATATTAGATGGTGATGGACACGAATTTTTTGACGGTGATGATAGGAGATACGATTCTAAACATTTTTATGATTCGGCTTTTAGTATAGTAACTGAAACATTTTCTCCTTGTGAAAACAAAAATTATCCAAACAATGAATATAATACGTTGTGGACTACGGAGAAAACATGGAAACCTATAGCTATTGGACATCCATTTATAGTGTTAGGATCTTTAGGTACTATTCGATATCTAAAAGAACAAGGATACCATACATTTGAAGAACTGTTTGATGAATCATATGATAGTGAACCGGATCTCATAAAAAGGATTAGTATGATATGCGATAATGTAGAACGTTTGGTTGCTATGCCACAATCCCAGCTATATGACATATTAGATTCGATAAAATATAAATTGAAAGAAAATAGAGAACTGTTTTATAATAAAAACCATAAAGATAAATTTGATATATTATTTGGACAATTAAATGGAAAATACAATGCAATCCTTTAATGTGAACGGAATAAAGAGATTTTTTGCATTTGGATGTAGTTTTACTAGATACGGATGGATGACTTGGCCAATGATTGTTGCTATAGAAGCTAAGGTTCCTTATTGGAATTATGCTACTGCTGGTGCTGGCAATCAATATATTTTTAATACGATAATACAAGCAGATGCTTTTTTTAAATTTAACAGCGATGATTTAGTTATTGTTTGTTGGACTAATGTATGCAGAGAGGACAGGTATGTTGAAGATAATTGGATCTGCCCGGGAAATATCTATACACAAAACATTTATAACGATGATTGGGTTGAAAAATTTGCTGACCCTGCCGGTATGGCATTGAGAGATTATGCTACGATCAGTGCTACTGACGATTTCTTAAAAAACAAAGGTTGTCAATATCATTTTCTATCTATGATTGATATAACCAAGGTGTTTAATCAATATAATTATGGATTAATCGATACGTTTCTAAATAAAGATAAGAAAACAATGATTGATAAATTGAAAGAAACGTTTAATGATTCTTTATCTAAGATACGCCCTAGCTTTTATGATGTGCTTTGGGATGGCAAGATAGATACTAAAACGCAGAGTCTTTGGAAACAATTTGAAAGCAAATTTAGCGATTCACATCCTTCGCCAAATGAGCATTATCAATATATCAAAACAGTCCTTGAATATGAATTTCATAATAACACTATAACTAAAGTCCAAGATGCACACAATACTTGGGAAAAGATATTATACGAGTGGGCTGCTGATCCTAACAGGAGCAGTGTATATCCTCACCAATTATTATATCAAAAAACCAATATAGCAGAAGAATACGAACGTAGACCAGAGGGATGGTTTTGGTCAGACTAACCTACGGGAATGAATAAATTAATATATGAAAACAATTCCAAATTTAAAATCAAATAAAACTTTTTGTATGGCTCCGTGGACACATATGCATTTTATGCCCAACAAAGCAGTTAATCCTTGTTGTCTGTCACCTATTAACGAAACTATTGGAAATATGGAAACTCAAACAATAGCCGAAGTATGGAATAGCGAGCAGATGAAAAAGCTACGGTTAGATATGTTAGAAGGAAATCCAGCAGATAATTTTTGTAGTCGCTGCTATGAAAAAGAAGAAGATGGATTTACAAGTCTACGTACTCATATGAATGATAGTTATGCAAGCAAGCATAAAGAAATTGTAGAAAGTACAAAAGATGACGGAACAGTTGACGAATTAAATCTAGTGCATTGGGATTTTAGGTTTTCAAACATCTGTAATCAACGTTGTCGGACTTGTGGTATTGAATTTTCTACACAGTGGCACGATGATTATATAAAATTATGGGATATTGATAGTGACAAAGCTCCGCCCAAAGTTAAAAAAATATGGAATACTGTAGAAGCATTTGAAGAAGATTTTGAAAATTTATTTGATAAAGTAGAATACATACATTTTGCTGGTGGAGAACCATTAATAACTGACGAACATTATCGCGTTCTAGAAAGATTGATAAAAGAAAATCGACGCAATATAAAGATAAGATACAGCACAAATTTTGGTGTATTAAAATATAAAAAACATGATCTCTTAGAAATGTGGAAACATTTTGATAGCATAGAATTAATGGCAAGTATTGATGATTGTGGAGATCGTTATAATTATCTACGCAAGGGCGGAGATTGGAATCAAGTAGTTGAAAATTTTAATAGTCTAAAGTCTAGCGGATTATTTAATAGTAGAAATATAAGATGGGGTATGCATCCAACTATAAGCTTTTGGAATGTTTACTATATGCCAGATTTCCATAGAGAATGTATAAGACTTGGTATGGTTGACCTACGAGAAATGCAAAATCATTTTAGTACTACATTCCATCTTAATAATTTAATACATCCGGAATATTATAACTGTCAGTTATTGCCTGCAGAATATAAAGAACAAGTTTCAGAAAAGCTTTTAGCATATGCAGATGAGATTGAACGACTATATAGGATCAATGCTAACCCGTTTAGGAATATTGTTTCATATATGAATTCGGAAGATAAAACTCCTCAAATTTCCAAGATGCGATCTATGACAGCTAAATTAGACCTCATCAGGAATGATAAAAGCAAAGAAGTTTTTCCATTTTTAAAGGATTTATTTTTATGAAAGTGCTAGACGCAAGCTATCCTAATGATACGCATATTCCTTGTAGTTTATTTCATCCTTCTCAGGAAGCGGATGTAACAACATCAGTTGAAAAAGTATTACCAGATTGGGAACCATTCACTTATAAAATAAATGAACATGGATTTAGATATGATTCGACACCTAAAGAAAAAACTATATGTTTTGTAGGATGCAGTATAACTTTTGGTGTTGGATTGTCTCAGAATGATATATTTCCAGAAATAGTAACTCGAGGATTAGGAAATAATTGGCACTGTATTAATTTAGGCGTTCCTGGAAGCGGTCCTGATATGCAGATAATTAACCTGGCTTGGGCGTTGGATAATTTTAAAATAGATAAATTGGTTTGGTATATGAGTGATCCGATGAGACAGATGTCTTGTGAAAAATATCTACAACTACACGGTCCTAATTTTGTTCCTAGTGATAGATCGCAAATCGCATTTATGGAACACTCTATCTTATTTGAACAGACTATCTTATTAAAAACATATTGGAATCTATATTCTTTATTTGTTTTGCTAAAGGAAAAAAATATTGAAGTATATTTTAGATGTTGGATACGAGATTTCCATGATAAAATAAAACCACTGTTAGAAAAATTTGATTTTAAAGAAATAGGTAATATGAAAGATATAGACTTAGCAAGGGACGATATGCACAAGGGAATTCTTTCCCATAAGCAATTTGCAGAACATATATTAGGAATTATAAATGAAAATTAAGATATTGGCAGAATTCCAAAAAACCCAACTGTTTAGAGACAATATGAGTGTAGGTTGGCAACTAGAAAACGATAATGTAATCGATGATAATAATAAATTCCATTTTTTTAAATATCTAGAAGTTGATACTACTTGGGATTTTGAAAGGAATGTCAGTTATATATTTCCTATATTTTTAGAATATCAAAGCAAATTTATCAATGAATTAGTTAAGTTTGTTGAAGACTATATAGAGCTGTTTACTAATAGGAAACTGGTTCCGGTTTTTCTAGATCCTCTAGAAGGTAATGCTAACATGGCATACATAGTTGACTATTTTGTTAATTATTTCCACACGTCGATCCCCACTTATTATATAAGCAGCGATCATAAACTAAAAAATAGGACTAATCTTTTTAAATTCCTTTACGTAGAGCAGTGGCAGCAACACCTTGACGCACAAGATATACTAACAAAATATACACCAGGAAAAGATTATATAAACCTCAACAGGATGCCTCGACTCCATAGATGTATATTGATGCAAAAGATAATAGATAATAATCTATTGAGGAATGGATACAATACTTGGGCAAATGCCAATTGGAAAGACTCATTACAATCTAACAGATTATTCGAGAGATTTAAAATGAATAATCCAGATACTACAATAGCTAACCAAACATATGATACATTAGATTTTGAAGATATAGGCAGTGCTAATCCTACAGCAAAAACACCAATGCGCTTCTGCGAAAATTCATTTATCTATATCGTTACCGAAACTCATGTAGATAACGAAAGTTTTTTTATAAGTGAAAAATCATATAAGCCGATTAGCATAGGTATGCCCTTTATGATATTAGGAAATCCTGGAACACTAGAATTTCTCAGAGAGAAAGGTTATGTTACTTTTTCAGATTGGATAGATGAGAGTTATGATTGTAATATTCCATTAGAAAAAAGAATAGCTATTATGATAGAAAATCTACGCACAATAGCTAAAATGGACGATTTAACAAAAATCAATGTTAGAAAAGAAATGGAAAAGATCTGCAAGCACAACTTAGATCTGTATAGGTTGCTCAATAAGAAGAATAATTTTATTGAAAATTTAAAACTTATTGAAAGAAATATGGTTAGATTAGAGGAAAGAAGCAGCTAAATCACTTCTTTCCTCTAAGGAATTTTTTAGTAGATTTCTCTACATCTTTTTTCATCTGAGGTATATCTAACTGAAAATCAACGTTAGCTATATTCTTTTCATAATTATTAAAAAGTTCTGTAAGTTCTTTAGGCAGATTGCCTTTCATTACTTCTCGATCTCTCTTTTTAATAATTACATTCCATTGATTGCCATCCTTAAAAGTTATTACAACATTATGTAAATAATCTAAAGGTATGGACGATAGGTCTATGTCAGCAAATATCTCAGGCCATTGATCAATTATATTCTGATTTAGTTGTTTTTTGTTTGGACTTGGCACTGATTTTCTTCTTAGGGGCTTCTAACTCGTCAGCCATTTTCTGTAACTTAGCAGCTTCTAGAAGAAGTTTTTCTGCTTCGCCTCTTAGATCAGCAGGTGATGATTTAGCAACTGTTGGAGATTCCCTAGGAATTTCAGGATACTCTTTCTGCTTCTCAGCAACTCGAGGATGATTGCCAGAATGATCCTTTACAGAGATATCTTGTACATTTGTCTTTCTCTGCATATGAGGCATATCACTCTTGATAGAAAGTTCGTCTAATGTTACGCCCTTCTGTTCAGCGATCATTACATTTATTTCATCTAAGCTAACCTCGTCACTCATAGTTGGAGTCATTACAACGTCCTTGGTATCTACTCTACGTAGCTTTCCTTGTAAGTGTAATGATTCTAAAATATTAGATCCATCTTGGAAATAGCGATTAGATAAATGGTCACCTAGCTCGTTAGCCTGCTGACCGAGAGAAGATTCAACTTCACTCATTAGCGTGTTATGGTGTTGTTCACTGAGACTAGCAGTTCCTACTACTAGTGCTCCGAAAGCATCGCCGGGGAGTGTGCGATACACGACGCACACCTTAGCCCCATTATGCTTCATTTTTCCAACGTGTTTAAGCATTGTCTGCTGGTGCTTTCTGTGCAGCAGTTGCAGCAGTTAGAAACACATCGATCTTGCTGTATACAGTGCCAACGGCTACCATTTCGTTTGGCTTAAATGCGCCACGCTGACTAGCAACATCAATGATTGATCTAACAGCAGCTAAATCATTAATAGTAAGTTCTCCACTAGCAGCATCGGTTGGCTTATTTTGTTCAATATTTGTGTCGTCCATAATGGTCTCCTTTTCGACTATACTACTTAATCTAAAAAGAAAACCCTATACCTTATTTTTGGCCGTATACGGACAAGACAATAAAAATATAGTGGCTTCCTTTGGATCTTCAAATGCTACTATTTCTTTTGAAACTAATCGATTGTTTTCTAACTGTATATCTTCACCTAGAAAATATCTACCCTTTAGTTTTAGGGTTATCCAGTCGTTTATTGGTTTTTTGTAATTGCCGGTTATGTGTATAGGTTCGAGGTGAGGAGAGAGGAAGTTTAACCTCCTCTTCTCCAATATATCTAGAGGATTAAGTGTAATGTCCTTCATTCTTTGAACTCGTAGTGACTGTACGCACCAAACGGCGGAGTAATAGTTTCGTTACCGTGGATGATAAACACTGTGTCGCAATAGTCTTCATCACCCCAGCTGCTCCAAGGCATACCGTCAGTAAACATGATAAATTTCTTTGGAACAAAGTTTTCGTCTTTCATAAACGTCCAGTTAGCATCAAAGTCTGTGCCACCGCCACCTTTGAGTTCGTATGTTTCAAACTCGCTAATAGTATCAGCAGTAATATCGACTGGATTATAAATTGCAGTATCAAAACACCATAGTTTAATATGGAAGTCCTTAAACTGATCCATAATACCTTGTACCTCGCTAAGGAAGTCTCGACCTTGTTTATTGCTAATAGAGCCGCTCATATCAATAGCAATAGCAACATCGATAGTTTGATCATAATTCATACCAGGCAATACAGCACCAGTATGCCATCCCTTGCGGCTAGGACGCATCCAAGTATAATCGCTACGGATAGTTGACTGGATCTGCTGACGAAGCAATTCACGCCAGTTAATCTTTGGCTCTGTAAGTTCTTGGATCATACGACGGACACCTGCAGGAATGTTACCAGCACCTGCAGATTGTGCAGCACTAATCATTGCTTCTTTCATCTCATCGCGGATTTTACGTAGCTCTTCTTTAGAATAGGGTTTCTTCTTGCCACCCTTACCATCTGGTCCGCCGTCTTTCTCAGGATCAAGATGTTGATCAAGCAATTCACCAAGTGATTGTAACTGCTGGAGATCATACTTCTCAAAAATGATGTCGTAGATTTCCTCAGCACTCTTGCCGCGATATTTGTTGTCTTGGAAGATTTTAACCTGTGTAATCTTGTCACCAATCTTATCATCAACGAGGATTTGATTGATAGCATAGTCAGCTGCAATATTCCAGATGTCAGGATCTCGACTGTCCCGCCGCCCCATATGATCGAACACATTATGTAGTACTTCATGAGCAAACAAAAATTCAGTTTGTTTAGGACTTAGCTTGTCAATAAACTTAGTATCAAAATAGAAATGACGACCATCAGTCGCCGCTGTATTAATACGTGGATCGTCTGTACAGTCTACCATTTTCAAACGTGTAGCGAGATTACCAAAAAAACTATGACGCAACAAAAGGCCTACGCGGCTAGTGATTAGTTTCTCTTCATATTTACGGACGTCTCGGCGTTCAGCTACTGCGGTTGTCATTTCTTGCTCCTGTGTTATGTATATATAATAGCACAGTTAACTGGATTGTCAACTGTGCTATTTGAACTATTACTGATTGGCAGCGATAACATACTTGCCAAAGCGATCGTGAAACTCATCAAAGTTCTTAAGTTTGCTAGGATCTAGTGGCAAGTCGTAGTTAGTAAGTGCAATCTTAGCACCCATGACAGTGAGTTCAGTCTCAAAATTATCCATCATAAAGCGGAAAAAATTGTCTGCCATTTCGTCCCAGTTCTTAACTTTCTTCTCAGCGCCGTCCTTAAGCTCATAGCACATAGACACAGTAAGTGAATACATTGCTGAGATTTCTTTAACCTTAAGCTCCTTAACCTTACCTGCCAAGATGTCGCTTGGGTTAGGCATACGGCTTGCAACCTTGCGATGCGCCATAAACTTAACACCAGTACCTTCACCAACAGCACCGCTTACAAGATCTGATAGTGTGCCTTCGTTGATGTCATCTTCGAGCAACTCGCTAACAAAGCTCCACGAACGCGGAGTAGCAAATGAACGGCTAGCAGTCTTGGGATCAAAGTCATACAAATCCTGTTTGGCAAAGCTAATATAACCAACGACATCCTTGTGGATGTTGTTGTTAATAGCCCACTGAAACCAATCTTCAAAATCTACACGTAGTTCAAGATGTACAAAGCGATTAGCAAGCGGAGCAGGCATACGGTAAGTAACACCCTTATCTGCCTCACGGTTACCAGCAGCAACAACGATTACATTCTTTGGAAGGTGATATGTACCAACGCGGCGGTTGAGGATAAGTTGATAAGCAGCCGCTTGTACGCTCGGCGGTGCTGAGTTCATTTCATCTAGGAACAAAATAACATTTTTGTACTTAGAAGCAAATTCCTCAGTAGGCAATTCTACAGGTGGAGCCCAGCTCATTGTATTATCATTAGCATTAAAATAAGGGATACCCTTAATATCTGTAGGTTCCCACAAAGAAAGTCGGACGTCAATAACATAAGAGTCCATCTCATCACCTAGCTGATGTACTGCATCGGATTTACCGATACCTGGGGGTCCCCAAATAAACACTGGACGTTTTTTCTTGAATGCATGACGCAATGCTGCTTTGGCGCCATTGATGCTAACTGTACGTGTGCTAAAATCTGACATTGTGTTTGCTCCTCTGCGTTAATGTCTATATATACATAATAGCAGAATATACAAGTACGTCAACGGTTAATCAGGATTTAATTGTCTCTGCCTTGCCAAAGCTTTAGCAGTTCCATATTTTCTTATGTCGCCTGAGAAAAGCAATAGCTCACACGCCCGCCTTTCATTAAACAGGATGATTTCTTTTTTAGTAAAGTAGTGAGGGCAATCTAGATATTGATCCATAAACAATATCACTTGCGTAGTCCATTCAAAGTCTTTGGGCAACGGTACTTTGTAACTTTTTAATTTTATCGTGTTAGACAGGAAGTCGTAGCCTTCCTGTGTGAGACTAAATCCACTATCTAATTTCTTTCGGGGATTCTTCCACCAAGCAAACATCATCTTCTTCACGTCTTCTTCGCCACTCGGAAGATCGGCTTGTTTTAAGAAAATAGCAGTGAGAGTTTTTTTTAAGTCTGCCATTCCATTATCTCTCCGCTTGTTAGTTTGACAACTTTGAAATCTTCTGATTTAAAAAGATGATTCAATTTTTTTGCTAGATTGATAGCGTGACCTGGATTACTGAAACTAGTCTTTTTATATTTAGGTCCTGGATAGTTGCTTACTAAACTGCTGCTTTTGAGATTGAAAGGTTTTTCTTGGAAGAACACAGCCCATATGGCATCTGCTTCGAGGATCTGCTCTACTTTATAAGTTTTTTTATTAGCATACTCTAATATCACAGTGGGTTTTGGTCGACTCATAAGCATATTTATCGCTTATCGTCGAATCCTCCCCCGTCCATCGCCACTACAATAGTATCATCTTGTGCAGTTTTCTTAACATCCTGCACCTGATTCTTGTCCAAAAGCTGCAAAACTACAAGATTTAAGTTATAAACTAGTGCTTCTGCTTCAAAAATAGGCATGGTAATGTTTTTTTGATTAGATCTGCTAGCAGTTCTTACCTTTTTAACAAAATCCTCTAATATAGCTATCGATATCCTATCGGTTGACATTAGCTATTTCCTGTTTTAACTCAATCTCGGTCTTAAATGGGCCTCTAGACTCGTATCTCTGCACTGTTATTAGTTTAGGACAGAAACTTTTAACCCATCCCTTGTCAAACTTGATTGCATAGTAGCCAGCACAATAAACGCTCTTGCTAGCATCACTTTTAGTAAACAGAGGAAGTTTTTTCTTTACATCATACATTGGGTTATGCGGCTCGCAATTAGTAGCAAAGCCATATATTTCGTTAGGGGCTGTCTTCTTTTCTTTAGTAGTACTAACAAAAAAGTTCTTACCAAATCGCTTTTCTATGCTCTTGATATCTTTAAAAACACTAGCATCTTGCTTGCTAGACAAAACAAATTTGTCTGTTTCATCTTTTTGCAAGATTCCAACCTTGATACCGTTATTCTCTAGTATCCAAAATTTTCCATCAATTACTGGTTTAGCTTTCATATCCATTTTCTTACTCCGGGTATTTTGCATTTAATGGCTCAGCATACGATTGTGCTTGTTCAGCCATTTTAACTAAGTCAAACAGTCCGCAAAACTTTAAAAATCTCATTCCTACTTGATCTACAGACTTTGGTATGCTGTTTGTCTTAATAGTTTCTACGATAATAGCCTTAATATCATCAGGCTGTGCCTTGAGATCAATTAATTGCCGATTGCGTTCGTAATCATCAAGCACACGATGTTCTTCACCATTGTGATCTACCCAACGCTGCAACATCATGTTGTTCCAAGCAAATCCTTTGTTCTTACGATCCTCGTATGCTTCTTCAAGTTTGTTCTTTCTTACTTTAGGAAACGCACTAAACACATTATCAGTAGGATCCCCACGCATACACTTCTCAAAAAGAAGCCAATCAGGGTTAGGAATAACTTTTGGTTCCTTCGTCTTATTGTCAATGACACGTTTGCCCTTCTTGTCAAAAATGCCTTCGTGCGTAGTTGTTGTTTCCATAACCCCGTTGTATTGCTTAACATTTGGTGCAATAAGCTGGACAAAATCACTGTCTGTAGAAATAATGATGTGACTATCATTGGGATGGCTTTCAATCCATCCTGCGATAAGGTCATCTGCTTCGAGTCTTGGGTTTTGTAAGACAGTACAGTTAGTCTTTTCATTGATAAACTCCTTGAGCTTGTCAAAGGTTTCCCAAAACATCTTATCTTCCTCAGCTTCTTTCTCAGTAAGAGCTGCTCGGGCCTCTGTTCGGTTACGCTTATATGGTGCATAGTAATCCTTACGCCAACTACGTCCTTCTAAACAAAAAACCACGTGATCACCCTTGAAGTCTTGCCAAGCCTTCTTAATGCTCGAGAGTGTTACGTGTAATGCCATACCAATCTTTTCATCTGCGTTACCACGTACAACATGGCGAGCACGGAAAAAACAATTAGCGGTGTCTACGATGATATAGTTCATACGATCCTGATCTCTTGTTCGAGTTGATTTTCACTTGCGATAGATTGACAAAGAGCCTTAAACCACTTGTCTACTATCTCTTCGTCTGTATTACCAGTATACCCTGCTTTCTTTAAATCGTCAAGGAAAAATTCATTCCAATCTAATTCAAAGAACCCATTACTGGGATTTCCTCTATCAACTTGTGTATCTAACACTTTGATATAAGGTAACTTTTTCATAGTTGCTATTTCTTTTTCAGTTATTTCTTTTTTGGGTTCATTAGAACTCAAAGTTTTCTTAAAAGGAAAAAAATTCCAAGCCATTGTCTATCTCCTTATGCTAAACTAGCATATAAATGTATCTGTAGATTCAGTATGAATCCATTCTTAGCACAATACTGTGCTGCGTATTCGTGATTTATTTGATTAGCCTTCATATCCAGCAGGCCTTCTTCCCAAAAGCTGATCACTTCATCAACAGCACTACGCTCTTCTATACTAATGCTATTCTTCTCACTGCGGATCTGCTTGCTTTTCTGTGGTTCTCTATTGTAAATGTTCATTGGGCTAATAAACACTTTCTTACCAGCTAGCGCATATTCGTGTGCCCAGTCCGGGATCTCGCTGTATGGACTATCTTGATTTGCGTTCATTACAAACTTTAAACAATCAGCACGATCTAATACATCGGTGTTAGGCTTGAGATACTTTACAGGTTTACCATCCTTTTCTAAACATTTTGGACTACAAACTAGAGTTGTACGTTCCGGTAGATCTTGCCATACGGTACCGTTGCTTTCGATCTGTGTCCAAGCAAAGTGACCTTCCATACGTCCAAGGAATACGCTAAGATTCTTCTGTAGCATAGGTTCGCCGCCAGTAACTACTAGTCCAATCTTCTGTTCAGCCCACTCTGGAACATAACCGTCAAAATACTCACGTAAGACATTTCCGATACGGAAATCAATCTCGTCAAAAGTTAGCCAGTCTCCCCCATCGAAATAAGTATCGCAAAAACTACAAGCCAAATTGCACTTAGCCAAACGAACAAATACTGCGGGTTCTCCACGATACGGGCCTTCTCCCTGTAGTGTATAAAAAATACTGGTGATAAAGAGCTTATCACCAGCATCGTTGAAATATTTCTGTCCGACGATCTCATTTTTTCCAAACATTTAATTTTCCTATTATTAAGTATACTACGTTCTTCAAGACTTGTCAACTACGTTCCCAAGGAAAAACGATCCAAACATCTTTCTCTGCTTTATTAATCTCTAGAAATGTATAATCTACAGTTTCATTGCTAGCTAGATTGTTTACTAGGGTAGCAAATCTAACGTTATTACCCCATACTTTCTTCCAACTATCTTCGTTTGGTAAACAAGTACTTTGCCAGTCTTTCTTAATCCAAGCAATCGTGTCGCCGCTATCATTAATATCGTCTACTATGAGTATATTTTTTTGGAACTGTGAATCCCATCGACTTTTGATTAGATCACGCTTTTCATCTGGAACATAGCCAAATGCATCTTCACTCATCCAGCAATTACTTTCACTATCCCCTCCATCTCTAAGAGAGACGTGCAAGGCGTGCATTGGAACATTTAGCATATGACTTAACATTACTGCAGGAGTAAGTCCACCGCGAGTGATACCAACAATATAGTCGGGCATAAACCCGCTTTTCAAAATATCAATCGAAAGAGAATAACAAGTCTTTTCTACCTGATTCCATTCTAGATATAGTTTATTTGTCATCCTTTGTCTCCTCTTGTAGCATAGCTTCTATGAGTTTATAGTGATCATATGCCTTTTTTAAGGCGGCATATTTCTCATGCTTTTCAAAATCTGGAACTAATATGAGTAAACGTTCGCGCATTGTCTTCATCATATCTGCTAATTCATCTAGGTTGATCTCATTTTTATCTGTAGTAATGATAGGATTCTTGCCAGTGATCTTAAGATTAGCGTTAAAATTATTAGACTGTGTCCAACCAATATTATTAGTAGTAGTTATGGGAGTAGAATAATATCCAGTTCCTCCTGTAGTAATTGTAGTTACAGGCCCCGGCGGCGTTGCTCCATAACCTGGAAGATACCCGTATCCCATACTACCACCTCCACCTCCAGCACCTGTTACGAGGTAGCTACCGCTACTGCCGACACCGGGAGGTGGAATTGTTACAGTACTTGTTGTTATCGTCATCTGCAGGCAAATCCTTGTTGTAATTTAACATTTTCAAAAAATTCATTCTTAGTAGCTGGGTCGTTATAAAATGCACCACGTAATACTGTAGTTTGTGTAAGGCTACTCTTTGCCATGATGCCTCGATTTTCGCAACACCCGTGTTGTGCTTGGATATAGACTGCTACGTTATCGCTGCCTGTTGCCTTTTGGATTTCGCGGGCGATATCATTGCAAAGTTCTTCCTGTAGTGTGCCGCGGCGAGCGCACCATTGAGCAATCCTAGTATACTTACTAAGCCCAATGAGCTTCTGTGCAGCAATGATGCCGATGTAGGCCACTCCAGTAACAGGCTGATGATGATGACTACACATACTGCGCAATTCACTGCGCACAACCAACATACCTTCATATCGATCATTCCCGTCGTTTGGAAAAGCAGTAGCGTCTGGCGCCGGAGCATATCTACCACTCATTACTTCATTGAAGTACATTTTAGCAAGACGCCTTGCTGTGCCTTTGCTATTAGGATCATTTTCACGATCGATCACTAATGCATCTAATACCTTTTCAAATGCTAATGTTGTTTCATCAATCAATTGGTCGAATTCTTCAAAATGAATATACTCTGAGATATTATCTCCAGCCCAATACCGACCGTTATTAGACTTAATACGATTACGAATAGTTTCTGAAATGCTCAATTTTAATCTCCGATGTTAAAGCAGTGGATTGCTAAAGTTTTATTATAGATTATTTAGGTCGTAGAGTCAACTATTGCTTTATATAATTCACTTCCATTAAAAAATTTAGTTCCAACAGTTGCCGCTGTTTCTTTAGCAGCCATCGGCATGACTGGACTATTGTTCTTCATTATGCGATGGATGATATCCATTAGTTCTGTCTTATGCTTTGAATAGCTGTCAAAACTCTCAGTCCACTCACTTGGATAAAGTGCCTTATCTGGCCACATTTCTGAATACGAAAGTCTATCTGGCATTAGCGGATATGTTCCAACTAGCGCACCTTCGTATACTGAGATACCCAGGGTTTCTTGTAGATTAGCACTAAACACGATCTTGCTTTCTGCAAGATGTGTATGGTATTCGTCTTTGGTTAATTTATGATCCTGCGCGATAAACCATTCATACTCGGGCATATTAGTTGCAAGATCGCGGAAGATTTCTACCTGTTTCTCCGGAGCCAAGCGATGTGGAAATATAATCTTGTCTTTCTTAGCATTATTATAATGAGATAACACATCCTTCATATACTCCATGGGCCACCCAACGATTTTAATGTTAGGTTCGTTTGGATAAGTTGAAGTTCCCCATTCATCAAGTTCGTCATCTCCAAATAATACTTCAACATCAAATAGATTACGTAAAAACATATTAGCGTGGAATCTTGTAGCAAAGAAGTTATCATTATAGCAATAGAACATACTAGACTCAGCGTTGCGCACCCAGGGAGTATCTCCAATTAACCGACCAAGGAAGTCTTGAGGATCATAACTACCGGCATGCCACATCCCCCCGATATTGATCTTGATACCAAGCAGCTCTGCCATATACTTTAATTGTATAACGGTTGGGTTCCAAGCATCGGTATAGAGGAAATAATCGCCATCCTTAATATCTCCTCCTGCAAATAGATTTGATATCTTAAGCATCTGTTGGCTTTTGTAATTATTAGTGCCAGCAAAGTTTAAAAATGCTCCAGGCGTTGTTGCTTGTGGAACACTTCCACCGGATATAACAACAACATCTAACCCACTATCTTGCATCTGTTGCGGAAGATAGTCTTTCCATTGCTTAGTGTAACGTGTATCAACTGCTTCAAGATCTACTAGATATACGGTCATCGTTAGCTTTCCTAATCTGCTCTTCGATATAATCTTCTAATTGTTTCATTTCTACTGGATTTCGCGCAACAATCTCGTCAAGGACATCGTTCAATTCTGCTAGACTCCTCCGCCGCAGGCTGTTCTGTGGTATCGTCGGGTTTCTTTTCCCTGATGATGATTGAACCATTATCTTGCACATCCCAAAAAATATCTGTACCCTCGCTCCAGCCCATCTGATTTAATAGATCAACCGGAAACGGAAGAAGTAATTCTCCCGTCTCTGGGTCTTGTTCTAAAGTAACCGCCCAGCTCTTAGTGTCGTTTTGCGGTGTTGAAGGCACGTCGGTCTTCCTTCCAGTTGTTAACTACACGCTGCCCTTGCTTATAACGATTGTACTGCCCCCATGGGGTACGTGCGTCATAAAGATGAGCTTCGTTAAATACGTGACCGAAATCCTTACAGAATTCTCTGTATGTGTCTAGGTCGTCAAAAATCTTATTAATTTCTGGATACTTATATGCCATTTTTATTTTCCCTGTTAAAATTTAATAAAGGTGCCGTTTTCGCCATCTTCACTGACATCAATCCAAATTTCTCTATCTGGATAGTTTGTAATGATTACGTTATATAGTTCCTCTGCGATCATTTCGCAGCTCTTGTAATCGAGATTTAGAACTTGATCTACACTGTAGAGGCGTTGCATCCAACGCTTGAATTGGATAAACTCAACATCTCGATCATCATGGAACACTTCGAGATAAACCTTAAAGTGGAAGATATGACGATGCGGACTAGCTAAGAAACTAACATCATCCCAACTGCCTGTTGCTAGTTTAGGATCTGTTGCTGCTGCTGGATAACGATGTACGCCTTCCTGAGTAAAGGTAACCCAGATCATTTTCTTTGGTCGTATGTCCTGCTTGATTATCATTGATGCTCTTCCTCTTGTTCTACATATTTCTTATAGATAGTCCAAAGCTTCCAATCAATAGCTTCTAGCAATTCAATCATACGCTGTGTATCAGTTTGTTCTGTCTTTCCAACAGTTACTCCGTCTACAATCTTTTGTTCTTTAGGGTTAACTTCTGTTAACCCTTCCATTACAGCTGCGGTTGCTTTCTTAGCCATTTATTTCATCTTCCTTCTTATTATATAATATATGAGCCTCGGTATACTTGTCAATCACTCTTTTGAGATTAATAATCTCGTCGTGGTTGGGGATAACATCGTGCCACCCTAAGTTTTCGCCTCCAAATAGGTATAGCGTTGCTGCTTTTAAACGAGCCCAGAATCCCAAATGGCGATCTGCTTGCAGCTCAAAAAACAACTCCGGAGCATCATCTGCCATCCAGTCATAAAGCGAAACTCGCATTATGTGATATGGTGAATGACACTGGCAACCGATATAGATAGTTTCGCTTGTATCTTCTGACATTTAATCTTCTCCTTAGATGATGCTGTCGTTTGTATATTCAGACCAATCAGTGAATACTTTTCGGTCCATTAGATTGTGTAGTGTGTGTACCCATACTCCAGGATTAGTAGAACGGAAATCTCTATCATCAATCTTTATAGTAGCATTATAATTTAGATTTGATATGTATGGAAGTTTAACAGATATCTGTGGAATGAATCTATCATACTCACAAGTAAACACTAGTGAATCACAGATGCTTTGATAGTCTACGATATCAAAATCCCAAGTAACCCAGAAATCTAATTTTAACAATTCGCAAATCATTGTTTCCCAGGATCCAATAGTTTCAATATTGAATGCAAAACTCTGATTAGCACCAATATAGATATGATCACAACGCCTACGTGTAGCCATTGCAACTATATCTTCTACAGGCTGTAATCCTACTACAAAAAGAGTTTTCCTACCAAACGCTGGAGTTTTCTCTACTTCGTCACCGACAAAGAAAACTACATTATCCTTTGTTCCCGTGGAGTATGGTCTTTCCATTTGTTGTTCCTAACTTCTTTTCAAATTCAAACATTTGTTCTTTGAGATGAAGTTTTTGACTCTTCATCTGCTGTATTTTTAAATCGTCTTCATGATGATTATATGCTTCTTCTATTTGTTTGTCAAGCAGATCGTGCTTGGATTTCAAACTTTCGTAATGCCCTTTTATCTTTTCTGGCGTACTCATTCAATCGACTCCTCTAGTTTGTCTAATAGTGATTCATCTAGGTCACTATCGTCTCGTTTATGTTCTGCCACATCTTCAAACACAAAATTCTTATTCACATAAGTTGAACTGTTGATTGTCTTTTTACCAGTAGCACCGCGTGTTCCGATAATCTTTAACCAAAACCTATTAAAGTTTTCAACTAATGCTAAAGCCTTATCCCTATCGTCAGTAGCAAATATACGATCTACTACATCACGGAAATATTCTCTATCATACGATTCAAAGTGTAACATATTTGGTACTATACTCTGATCATATTGTCTATTTGCTTCTTGTACTGCATTAATGTGCATCCATACATTATGTCCCATCTGTATAGCATAACTAAAACTATCCCAACTGGTTTTACCAATTTTTCCATTCTTGTTCGTGTCGCCGGGCTTATATATACAGACATCCTTGACTAAACAGAGATCACTGATTGGTGATTCTATAAACGTTTTAAAGATCTTGTCATTTATTACAACATCACTAAATTTACGGGTATCTAATGCGTATTTTCTATTATCAACACTAGGAACCATTCGATAGGTCCATTTCTTAAAATGTTCTATCTCGTTAGTAATATACAATTGGCCGTTTGCAGTTGCTAGGAAAGGACTAGCACAATCGAAGCTTACAGTAAATGTTGGGTTATGATGCTTTCGAACAGCACGTTGTATGTCTGTTAGCAAGCAAGCCCATTCTAGTTTGCTCGTACCTAGAAAATGCATCCAATCTTGCTTACCACTTTCCAGCAGCCCGTCAAACCGCATATTGACTAACATCTTCAGTGTTAGGTGTACATCACACATATTCTGACCACCCATAGACCAACCATTAAAATGGTTAGTGTATTGCTTAGGATCGCAATATTTCTTCATATGCTGATACCAATCGTCGGCTTCTGTATGATTTTCTCCCTGTAACACGTTTAAGAATTTACAATTACCGTTACGATTGTTAATAAAATAGTCGTTATTAATAAAGGTAGCATCAACTGCTTCGTTATATGAGGAGATGCCCGTCGCCTTCATTCCTGCAGGACTGCGGGCCACCCATGCAGGAATATCGAGGGTCATTCCATAATCCATCATATTATCCATCCAAGACAACACCTGGCTACGCTTTTTCATAGCTTTTGGGCAATTAGGATCTTTCCAATCACCTTCCCACACGCCCTTACCGATCTGGAATCCTCCACTATCACCAACTACGAGACTCGTACCGTCTCGCGGACGTTTGCGGAACATATCTTCTTTTTCTGATATCTTGTTAATATCAATCTCAGCGTGTCCTGCTGAATACAGCCCCCACTTATAATAGAAATAGCCTTTTTCTGGATCAAAAAAGTTTAATCCTTCAACACCTTGTGTAAATTGTGCAGGCAAACGAGCAGGATCTACATAGTTCCCGTATCGTTGCTTGCCAATAAATGTGCTATAAAAACTACTCACTGCAGGCAGGAATACAGCATAGTCGTTTTGTGTTGCAGTGAGATTCTTATTCATATTTTACCCCAATTAATTTTTAACCATATACGTTCCATAACATATTGTACTATTGCTAAAACAAAATGTATAGCAACTGCTTCTCCTAATCCTGTCCATACAGAAGTGATCAGTAGAGCTGCAATTCTATAGCATATTGTCCTAACAACAGTACGTAAATGTGTTTCCATTATTTTGTCATTGCTGGAATAAGATAATCATATTCAGTTAATCCGCTGTCAACATGGATTAGTGCAATACCATTGTCGCCAAACTTAATAGTCTTATCACCACTAAGGTTTAAGATGCTGATAAAGTGTGTGACTGGAAAGCTCCACGACTGCTTTAGCTTGCCTGTGATACCTGATTGGAAAACAAAACTGCCTTCGTGTGTGCTAGCATCACCAAATGAGATGTTTAACTGGTCTCCACTAGTTGAAACTAGGAACTTATTCTCTTCGTTGTGTGCTGCTGCTTGTAACTTGAGCCTATTAATACTAGAAACACTTGGCTGTACTTCAACTTGCCAAGTTGAGCCATTAAACATAGCCTTCTTTAGTTTTTCGTTGATTAGTTCCTGTCCCATAAGCCTGTAATCGTTTTTGAAATCGCCTGCTGCGTTTTCAAAGTGAATGGCGACTGGACGATTTTCATTATTTCGTATTTCCCAGACTACTTTGATCTCTTCACCTTCCTTATATTCGGGATTCTTGAGATGTAAGTCTAGCTTATTGAGATTTGGCATACCAAATGTACCCTTAAACTCGGGATAGGGATTCTTGGTCTTTGCGTTGATAATAACTGCTCGATTTTCTTCCATAGCATCGATTGCTGTACTAGCATCGTCGCCCGTAATGCGGATTAAGTCGATAAATCCCAATGAATGTGTATGTGCTACTAAGTCTTTAAGAATGTCTTTCATAATTTTCTCCATGTGTTTTTATTATACTTGATATTTGTTTGTTATACAAGAATTTTCTTATCGAATATTTAGGTTTGAAGCCTATGCTCTCTAAAACTTTTGTATAGGCTTTTGTATCCTTTCTTTCTCCGGGAGTATCGTATTTTACAGGTAATCCCTCTGGAGCTAGTTCTTTTATAAGTATATTTTCACCGGTACCTATATCCACTACACCACTAATATTGTAATCTAACAATTTAATGATAGCATCGCACACATCTTCTAAGTGTATAAAATCTCTAGTGTGATCGGTTACATATTCTAATGTACCATTTAATAGTTTGTCCATAAACATTCCTTGTCTCGGAATATCACTATAAACAGTATGGAATCTAAGCCCTAGACTCTTTTTTGGTGCTATTTCTTCTATCACTCTTTTAGAATTAGCATAAGGATTTAGATTAGGTTCATATACAGTACTACTGCTAGCGTATAATATCCTAGTATTAGGATATAAATCAAACAACCGTCGGGTAGCTTCTACGTTATTAATCCAATATTCACTTGGATTATTGAAACTATCCCTAACTCCACTCTTGCCTGCTAGATGTATTACTACATCTACCTCAAACTCTAGCTGACAAGTTAACATATCATTACCATCGGCTATATCGATACCTATAATACTATGTCCAAGATTATCCAATCTTTCGATTAGATGCGATCCTATGAACCCTTTGTGTCCTGTTAATAGTATTTTCATTCAAAGCTGAATAGTTTGTTAAATGTGTTTGTCTGTTCGGTGCTAATAATGTCCCAATCTAGAACACCTATTAGATTGTCTAGCTTGGCATCAATGATAGTGGCTTCCATTTCAGCATCGTCAAACGGTAAATCCTTGAACCACTGTGGTAATCTCAGCTCATCGACTGGATATGCTACACTAGTAAAGCCTATGGGATTGTTCTTTAGCTTACATACGATAACTTTAGCACCATCACTAATGTTAATAGCATAGTTGTCATTATACATACGCTTGAGTGTATTCCAATTAATAGATGCTCTGACGTGCCCAGGCATATTAGCCTTGCCTGCCTTGTCCTCTTTACGCATATATTCGGTGATATTGTTGGCTCTCTTGGGAGATCCTTTCTCCCAGCCAGGTCTATTCTTGAACTCAGTACGGAAATCAGTTATCATTTCCAGCACTTCTGCTTCTCCGTGACCGTTAAGCACCTTTTCTAGGATAGTACTAAGGAAGTTTTGGATGAATTCAGGAGTATCTGAGCGTTTTAGGTCTAGCCCCATGGCTTTGATCTTACCTGGCTTGCCTTCTGTGTCATATCTCTTGGAGTCTTTATCATAATATAGCACTGCATATCGCTTTTTAGTGATAAACAAGCCCTTGATAGCTACGATTTCACGTCCCGCCTTGATAACATCACCTCTACTCTTGGGGCAATGGAACGCATCTAACATAAACTTAGGGAATGTAGCATTTACTTCATCGGCGATCTGGTCATATAGCTGGATTACACTGTCTTTGCTCCACGGAATCAGTCCTTTTTCAATGTCCTTCTTTAGCACATTATAGGCACTGAAATAAACAGAGTCTGTATCTCCATAGATAATACTTTTACCGATATGATCAAAATTACCAGTTATGATCTCGTTTGTCTTACCTGCCATATGTCTAGCGATAGAACGACCGGTTAGCGTAGTACTCTGTCCGATTCTCTTATCAAAGAAGCGGCAACCAGGATTAAGGATTGCTCCGTACAAGCTATTAAGGTTAATCTTTTTGACTAACTGGCGCTTATCCCAGAACTCTTCCTCTATATAGTTGCCTGCATCCTTAGCTATCTTCAATTTAGCCTGTAATTCCTTACGTTCTGCATACCATCTCTTGAGCAATCCAGGTATAACTCCTTCAAACTCGTAAGTAAAGATAGTACCATTGGCACTTAGCATCCAGGGTTGATTGCTATCGTAGATCATTTTATAGATTTCAGCGCCGCTCATTACGACACTTTCACCGTTTTCCCAATCAACATGGAGATCTTTTGCTTTATCCTGGGTCATAACGTATTCGTATTCGAGAGAACCAAACATACCTTCCCAAGCAGCAGCAAAGCTTTTCTTATGTACAGTCATCTGTTCTTCGATATAAGCGTCAGTATAATTTGGTCTTACTTGCCCGATAATAGATTCAGGAGCCATGTTAAGTGCTCTAATCGCACTTGGATAGAGACTGTTCAAATCCATAGACCCGATCCAATCATGAAGACCTTTCTTTGGATACGCAACATACGCTCCGGCTGCTTGAGTGCTTTCGCTTTCATCACGTTTTGGACGATTAGGAACAACTAATCCTCTACGATGTGCTTCATTAATGATAGCTTGTTCAGTAACAGCAACAGCACCCATAGTAGTCTGTAGCAGAACTGTATTTGCGTGTGCAAGCTCGTTACTAAGATCAATAAACTTCAACTTATCGTCTAGTTTATTTAATAGTGCTGTATCTTGTCTGTTATATTCGATAAACTTGCGGAAGTCATTGTTATATAAGCTATCTAACGTACCCTCATAGACAGTTTTCTTCTCACCAATCTCCATTTCACCGATAGCATCAAGTCGATAAGTGTGCCGTTCTTCGTAAGTATACTTGCGATATAGTTCAAGACTATCGAGATGCACTCTACCAACTAGGTCGTACGTAATAAGTTGGCGACCGTATTTCTCGAACTCGCGTTTCTTAGGATATTGATTCCATAAACAGAAACGTCTTGTATCGTCTTTGCTTAGTACTCTTGCTACGCGATTAACAGTATAGGGGATATCATATCCTTCACTATTCCAGCCTGTTAATATATCAGCATCTTCGATCAGATCTAGGAAAGTTTCCAGCATATCTGCTTCGTCTTCGAAGAGAAAACAGTCAGTAAATTCCTCACAGAGCTTCTTGGCATCGTCGATCTTAACCTTTTTTGGAGGTACAGCTAGCGTTACTAGACGATTTAGCCATTTGAGATGTATAGAGATAGCAGTGATTCCCATAAAAGGATCGCTGGGATCAGCAAATCCTCTTTCGGGATCAAAGTCTGTTTCAATATCGAAGAACGCTATGTTTAGTTTGGGAGCATCAAGATTGAGATAATTCTCTTCTAAACAGCGGAATGCTGGATTAATATCGCTTTCATAAAGCCTTTTACCGCTATGGATCTTGAGTTCTTTGTGGAAATCTTTTTGATTCCTAGCAACAATCTTGCTAAGTTTCTCCCCATAGACACTATCGTGCTTCCCCTTAGGATCCGGATAATAAATCACATACTTCGCAGGATATTCTCTAAACTGCCTCTTACCATCTTTACGTTCAACTACTTTAACTAGATCGTTATCTCGATCGTATAATGCATCTACATAACTCATATCCATCCCTTCGCAACACAGAATCCAAATATATTAGCACAGCTAAAGTAAAATGTCAACACCATTACCCAAGCTGCACCTCTGCGATAAGCTGCTACAACTTGACTGATACTACCTAAGAAGAACATAGGATAGACTACTGTCATATCTGGATGCCTTGCGTGTAATGCTAGCGTTAGAGATCCAGAAACAGTAAGTACAGCACTAAACATTTCTACGTAAAATGCTGTCTTATCTGAAGTGTAGCTGTTAATCCAAAAGTTTTTAATTTTTTGTATCAAACGTCTCGACCTGTAGTAACTAGGATAGTTTCGAGCTCATCATATTCTTCACTAGCCTTGGACCAGTTACGCTTGTGTGCGATGTTTACTGCTTTAGTGAGCAAGCCGGGCTTGATGTCGAGCTCTTCAGCGATAGCCTTGATAGTATCACGTAGCCCTCCCTTGAGATCGTCTACTTCTTGCAATACTTGTGATCCTTGATCGATCACACTGATAAGTTTGGCCTTTTCTTCGGGACCATAAATTCTGCTCATGTATTTCTCCTTATTTTAATAGTATATAGGAAAAAACAAAATAGTTCAAGCTTTTTATTTTTTAATTTCTGTGTAGCGCCTTATTGGATTAGTATCTTTGAGTTTATTTTCTGCAAAGTCTGCTAATCCTCTCGATCCTGCGCTCTGTGGATCTCTAAGCTGCTTACGGATATCCATAGTGGAATTGTTTGGTGTTATCGGATAATCGGAAGGTGCTTTTGCTGGGTCTAATATGTTATCAGTCATTTCCTAATCCACTTAACTTTCTAATCTTAGCAAGCTCTGTATCGTCACCTTGCTTGGTCATATATCTAACGATCTCGTTATATTTGTCCATACCTACGACTCCGTGCTGACTTAGCTTAGTGACGATTTCTGTCACATCGTGGATGTCAGCATCTTCTTTTATTTCCTCTCTAGCAAGCTCGAGTAATCTTATAAAGAGAGGAACATCGAGTCGTATAACGTCCATTTACTTGCCCTTTTTAGTAGGAGCTGGGTCGGGTTCAACAACAGGATCTGGTTCGATCACTTCAACTACTGGTGCAATAACTTCAGTTAACCAACTAATCTGACTTCCGAGTGAGTTCGGTGATATCAATATCATCTGTCCATTATAATTAATTATATTCACCATACCATGAGATAATCTAGCACATTTATCTAGTGCTTCATTCATATCTGTTAAACCTACTATATAGTAGTGGGTATGTGAAGGGAACATCGCGTCCAATTCTTCGTATAATGCCATTCTAAGTCTCCTTTAATATATTTATTCTAGTTCCAGAACTGTATTGGAGGTGTTGATTTAAACGTAGGGTCAAATATACCTTTTCCTAATGCAGCAGTAGTAAATTTTAATACTGGAGCTTGGGTATCTATGTACTTGACTTTTTCGGACATTCCTTGTACAAGATTATTAATAGGTCCAATATTATTAAAAATAGTACCGTATTTGTTTGGTAATATGCTGCTCCAGTATAACAATTCGCGGGCATTAACTGGGCCTGCTGCTGTTCTTACAAGACTTTGTGGTATTACTTCCGGATCCCATAACTGTACGGCCCATGTATTAGCCGTATTTAGATTTGAAACATATGATGATAAAATTGTTAAGTTTAAAGGACCTGGAGCATTAGTAGAAACAGTAGAAAATACTGGATTACTAATAGTACTATTTAAACTCGAGTTATCAATGATCGTAGCATTTTGTAATGTTAATAATTTTACATCGGCTGCTGTAGCACCTTGGCTTGTAGTTGTTATAGTTGCAGGTGGAGTAAACACTTGTGTACCTAATACAGTAGCAGTAGTTGAATATCCAGTAGGTACTGACCCATTTATAAACCTAATATTAGACATAAATCCATTAAAGAATGGAGCCACTAAGTTTGTTGAAGCACCGATGTATATTGAACCACTTGCTGTTGTAAGTGCCTGTCCAGAACCTGTAGTTAACGCAGTAAAATAATAATTGTTCATATTACCGTTAATGAACGATCTCATTGCTCCTGTGCTATCTCTTGTTACTGCTATATGTGTCCATTGGCTTAACGGGATATACGAATTACTACTAGTATTAGCAAACATGTTGTATGTGCCACCCTGCCCAGTACCTGAGATACCAAATTGTGGATATGCACCAGCACCTGCGTTACTAAAAAATAATCCCCATGTCGGTCCACTGCCACCGTAGGGCCAATTCAAATCTATAATTGCTGATCCAGCAGTGGAATTTGTAGTATAGATCCATACTTCTAATGAAAACGCACCACCAGCAGGAATGCTCCATGCACTATTATATGGAACAGTTAGATATTGACTGGTACCATTAAATGAGACACTATAAGTAGTCGTTGTAGTAGCAGCAACTACTGGTGCTAATGCTTGACAGTTTGTTGATATGTCAGTTAATAATAGATAATCATTTATTTTTGGAAGAGTTGATGTTATTGCTGTGGTAAGTACTGATACATTATTTCCATTTATTGATGTTGAAAATGAATTAAAAGAAACTGAATTTTTTGGACTAATTTGTCCAACAACAACATCGAAAGGATTAATCTTATCATACCAGTATTGGCTATCAATTATTGAAAGTTTATTGTCTAACAATAGAGGATTAGTTGATACAAATCGATTGCTTGGTAGATTAAGGTTTTTAATATTGCTAACAACAGTATTAGTTGTTAATTCTCTAGGCAATTCAAAAGGAATACGTGTTCCATATTTTGCTTTTACTAATAATGCGTAATAGTATCTCTCTCTAGGATTAGCTGGTGCTATATTGGTTATAACACTTGCTTGCTTAATTAAATCAATCTCCCACATCTGCATAGTCCAAGTATTGTTGATGTTTAGGTTAGTAATAGCAGATGATGAGACTGATATACCGTAAGCTAGGATACCGTAAGTATCACTTACTGTGCCTGATTGATCTGCTGTTAATGTGCTCGGAAAGGCTCTAACAGTAGATCCGTCTGTTAATTTTGTTGCTGGCCAAATAATTCTTATACCGCCATCAGCTCCGCTACCAGCAAATTGCAAACCGGTAAACCCTTGAGCGGCACCGCCTCCACCACCGCCGTATAATCCACCGTCTTGTCCGTTATTCTGTCCATTGGGCTTGCTGTTACCGCCGCCTAACCCGCCACTACCAGCACCACCTTGTGTGAGTGTGCTGCTAACACCTACTGCTGGA